GCGCAGAGGCAACGCGCCGCTGCAAAACGACAAGGTGGCGGCTTACAATACGCTTCTAAAGGCTGGTTATGCAGCGTTAGGCGTAACCGCAATTTGCGATATTGAGCAGGCGCACCCGAATTTCAGCACAGCGACCGGCGACAGCACAGGCCCTGCATATATCGGGGACAACACGCACTTTTCTGACCTTGGAATTACATCGGCGGCGTCTGCTTTCGCTACTACATTAAATAGCCTAGTTTAAGGAGAAACGAAAATGGCAATAAAAGTAAACGGAAATACTGTAATAGATAACACTCTACAAGCTAATGTAAAATATTTAACATTATTCGCATCCTTTCCTTCTATAACTATGGAAGATACAGACCGAGTAGCAGGAGTAGATAGGCTTAACACTATTACCCATAGTGGAGGTAACATGTATCTAGGTTGTGAAGGCGGCTCCATCAGGTTCGCCGGTATTAACGGTACTACAGTAAAGTCTATACCTAAGATTAATGTTACTGGAGTAGGGTGGCAGGATATACTATATAACTCAGGCAACATAAGTGTCGGCAGTGGGAGCACTTTAGATGTCTCCGGAGGTGCTTTAACCTTAGCTGCTAATCAAATATCAGGGGCCAGCGTTGCCAGCGCTACTACCACTACAAAAGGTGCTGTAGAAAAGGCAACAACGGCAGAGGCGCAGGCAGGCACCGCCACCGGGAAATACCCGGACGTCGTGGGGGTTAAGGCAGAGATCGTGGCGCAAACCTCACAATCGGCGCAATGGCGGCAGGAACAGGCAAGCGGCACAGACGGCGGGGCTTCGGCGGCTGGCTGGAATACTCGAAGCTTGAATGTTGAGCGGCACAATTCGATTGCGGGGGCTAGTTACGCTCCTGCGACTGGGCGGATCACGCTACCTGCTGGCACTTATGACATAGATGCATTTGCTACGGCGTATGAGGTGCAAAGGACCCAACTCGCGCTCTACAATATAACGGCTGCGGTCTATCAAATAATCGGGATGTCATCATGGACGGCCTATATTAATTCATGGCCAACGCAATTGCGCGGCAGGATTACGATCACCGCCACGACTGTTTTTGAGCTGAGGCATTATTGCCAAATCGCCAACCCCGCAGGGTTGGGGTCCTTTTCAGGCTCAGGCGAAGTCGAAGTCTACGTTGAAGTGAACGTCAAGAAAATAGTAGCCTGATGCCAAAATTACCTTTTTTCAGAGTACCTATAGCTAAGCTATTAGGTAAGCTACCAGGAAATATTAAATTTAACGAATCTCAACAGGCGATGGTTGACGGATTAAATGAAAACCGTTTTTGGGTACATATTTCTGCAAGACGTACCGGTAAATCTTACGCAGCGGCTATTATTGCTTTTGATAAGCTGTTAGAGCCTAAGCAACAAGTAATGGTAGTTGCACCCAACTTCTCTTTATCTTCTATAATATGGGACTATGTTACTGACCTTATTAAAGCTACCGGGGTAGAGATTGAGAAGTTTAACCAAAAAGATAAGGTTATTAAGCTAATAAATGGTTCTGTTTTTAGACTACTATCTGCTGCTAATAGAGACTCCTTAATCGGTAGAGCTGCAAACCTACTGATAGTAGATGAGGCTGCAATTATCCCTAACGAAGAGTATTTCACTAGAGACTTACGCCCTGCATTGTCTACTTTTAAAGATTCTAGGTGCTTATGGATTACTACCCCCCGCGGTAAAGGTAATTATATGTATGAATATTTTAAGCGTGGAGAAGATCCTGACTACGAAGAATGGGGGTCCTCTTTACACACCTGGAGAAGTAACCCCTTATTATCTGAAAAAGATATATCTGAAGCTGAAAAATCATCAACTAAAGCATTATTTGCACAAGAGTACATGTGTGAGTGGACTACCACAGAAGCTCAGATATACGAGTATTTAGATGAAGAAACTCATGTAGGAGACTTCCATGGTATAAAATTTGACGAAGTAATAGCCGGATTAGACGTAGGCTATAGAGACCCCAATGCTTTAGCAGTTATAGGAGTAATACAAGATAAATATTATGTTATAGATGAATATAATTCTAATGAAGCTACCACATCTCAAGTAGCAGAAGTATTGGGCACTATGATAGAGAAGTATGATATAGAAACGATATATATAGATGCAGCTGCCGCGCAAGCTAAAGCGGATCTAGCTTACGACTACGATATACAATGTACGAACGCTATTAAATCAGTAAACGATGGTATAAACTTTGTCCAAAGCTTAATAGAGCATGATAAATTATTTTTTGATGAAGAGTGCGCAGATTATACCTTTAAGGCTTTAGCCGCCTACTCTTGGAACCCTAATTCCGATAATCAAAAGCCTTTGCATAAGTGGCCCTCGCACCCTAGTGATGCTATTAGATATGCATTATATACGCATCATATAATGAGTGGTGTAGATATATATATTTAACATTTTTATAAAATAATGTTGGACCTACAGATTAAAATATTATAAGATAAGGTAACAGTAAGAGGATTTATGACGGAACTAAAAAGTAGTAAGTGTTTTGCTTGTAAATCCACTTCTAATTTAGAGTTACATCATTTATATAGCTTAAGTGAATTACTTAACAACTGGCTAGATAGTAATAAAATTACTAATGTTGATACTATAGAACAGGCTTCTGAATTACGAGAGTTATGTAAAGCGCACCATAATAACTTACATAGTATATATGGACAGAGATACTCGAATCACCTAGTCCCTAAAGTGTCAAAATGGTTAAATATTCAAAGGGAAAAATATGAGTAGATGGAGAGAGTGGGTTTCAGAAAAATTTAACCCAGCACAAGCATCTATAAGTACTAGTAGCTCTGCTAATGTATCGTCTACTTCTATAGCTGCTTATGAAGAAGCATATAGTGACATAGAGATTATACATAGAGCAGTAGAAATGATAATTAATGCTTGTGTAGAGATGCCTCTTATAGTAGAGGGTAACGGTCCTATAGTAAAAGTAGCTAAGTTACTAAATACTCGACCTAATCCTTATGAGAATAGGGTAAGTATGTTTAGAAGAGCCTTTTTGGACTTCCATCTAGATGGTAATGCTTTTTTTTATTATGATGGGTCTAATTTATATACCCTACCTGCTAATGATGTTGAGATAATACCAGACAAAAAAACATTTATTTCTGGTTATAGATACCGAAATACGAGTAGTCATTCTGATAGTAGTTTTTTTGGTCCCTCACCTGTCAGTAATAAAAGTAGTGGGATATTTTTTACAACGTCAGAGATAATCCATATTAAAAATGATAATGATGCTTCTATTTATAGAGGTGCATCTAAAATAAAACCGATAAAAAAGTTAATAGAATTATACTTCTATATGATAAACTTTCAAAGACAGTTTTTTAAGAATAATGCAGTACCAGGCTTTGTACTAACAACGGACAATGTTTTGTCTAAAAGAGTAAAAGAAAGATTACTAGAAGCTTGGCGATCTACTTATACTACTATTTTTGAGGGTGCTAGAAACCCCGCAATACTAGACGGTGGCTTAAAGATAGATAGCTTTTCCTCTATAAATTTTTCCCAACTAGATTTTGAAGGCTCCATAGAAAGAATTCAGCAAGATATGGCAAAAGCTTTAGGAGTTCCTTACGTGCTACTTAAGTCAGGTAACAACGCTAACATTGATGCAAATCAGAAACTATTTTATCAGCACACTATATTACCTATATTAACGCAATTTACTAGTGCATTTGAATTGTTACCAGCGCTACAACCGGATCATAAAATTCAAGCTACTTATCTAGCTACTTTGGTTAACAGTGGGGTCATAACTCCTGATGAAGCAAGAGGTAAACTAGAGATGTCACCGTTAGAAAGCGGTGGAGATAGTATTAGAGTACCTCAGAATATTACTGGTAGTGCTACAAACCCTAGTGTAGGTGGTAAACCTGCTAAATAAAAATAAGGAAATACTAATGGAAAAAACATTTTATATAAATAGCCCTTTTACTACTAAAACTAGTAAAGAAAAAGCTAAAAAGCTTAGAATAGAAGGATATGCTAACACTACTACTAAAGATAGATCTGGCGATATAATTACTGCAGATGCTTGGAGAAAAGGTATAGATAACTATAGAAATAACCCTATACTGCTTAATCAGCATAAGCATGACCAGCCTATTGGTAGAGTTGATACTATAAGTGTCGACGATAAAGGTATTTTTGTAGAGGCTTCTATTAGCGATGCTGCAGAGAAGCTATATGGAATAAAAACTCTTATACAGGATAAAGCGCTGAAAAGCTTTAGTGTAGGTTTTAGAATTAAAGACGGTATGCGTAATGATGATAACGAGGACTCTCTAACTATAACTGATGTAGAATTATTAGAAATATCAGTAGTATCAGTACCTTGCAATCAAGAGTCTTTATTCAGTGTAAAAAAGAGTTTTGATGCTGATAATAGTTATAAGGCTTTTATAGATAGTATTACTAGTAAAAATAATAGTATAGTAGATAACGATGAGAGTATTTCTGAAGAGAATAATAATATAGATACTAATGATCTGCAAAACGGAGACATAGTTAATTTTAAAAATAAAATGTTTAAGGTAGTTAAGATAGCGACAGACCAAAGCCCTATATTTAAATTTTTAGAAATTGACGAAAATGGTAAAGAATGTAATAATATTCTTAATGTGGATAAAGAAGAAATTTCACAACTATCTGAGAAAAAAATAAGTGAAAGTAATCAAACTGAGATACTTCATGATGATTCAAATTCAAAGGAGAATACAAACATGGCTGAGCAAGTCGTAGAATCAATAGACCTTACCAAAGCGGTAAAAACAGATGAAGTGCCTGCTAAGCAGCCTGCGTCAATTAACCAAGTTAATGCCCCTGTAGTGGAGCAATTAGTTAAAGAAACTGGAGAGAAACTATTAGCGGTTGCTGATAATGAAGATCTTCGTGGCGATTATAACTCTGCTGAAAAAGAAGAACTTAAAGAGCTTCTAATTCAAATGAATAAAGCTAAAGACGAAATCAAAGCTTTAGAGCATACTAAAATGGAATTTCAGGAAAATTCACGAAATTCTTCACAGTTCTCTAAAGGTGACATGACCAAAGCTGTTTTCTTATCAAAGTTACTTGATAAACGTGACGTATTCGACACTCTCCTAAGTACCTTTTCTACTGAAGTACATAAAGAGATGGAACAATCTTTAGTTATAGCTCCTATGTTTACTCGTATGTCTGTAAATAGTAAAAGCTTTAGCTTCCCTGTATCAGATGAAGATACTGATGGTGATGTAGCTATGTTCAAGAGCGGCACATATGCTACTGGTATAGCAGATACTACTAATGTACCTACGTCTAATCAAGGTGCTATCAGTGCTGTAGACCTTACTCCTCATAAGTTTATGGCATCTACTCACTTACCTAAGGATGAGCAGGAAGATAATGTAATACCTCTTATAGATTACTTACGTGAGCAAGCTACACGTAGACTAGCTAGAGCTATAGATAAATCTATCCTTAGAGGCACAGGTACCTTAACAGGGTTTAATGCTTCGCCTACTAATGCTATTACAGCAGGCACAGGCTACTCTTCTGTTATAACTGGCATTACTAAGCTAGCTGCTGCTGCGTCCTTAGAGACCTCTACAGGTGCCGCTACTGGTAAAGCTGACCCGTCAAATATTGCTGCTGCTAGAGTATTACTAGGTAAGTATGGCTTACAAGTAGGCTCAGACCTAGTATACGTAACTTCTGTAGAAGGTTATAACAATCTAATTACTACTGCGGACTTCAGAACAGTAGATAAGTTTGGTCCAGATGCTACATATAAAACAGGTACCGTAGGTGCTGTTTATGGTATCCCGGTAGTTGTTTCTGAATTTATGGACAATGTAGGTGCTACTGGTAACCACCTAGGGTCTCTTATTTATAAACCTGGATTCATGATTGGTGAGCGTAGAGCTATAGAAGTAGAGAGTGAGTATGAACCTCGCCAGCAAGTTACCGCTATATATATGAGTACTAGATTTGACTTTAAAGCAAAAACTACTGTTGCTAATGCAGGTCTAAGCTCTCGCTATTCATTAGCTGCTACAGTTGTTGCCGGCTAATAGTTAAAATAGTAAATAATTAACGTGTATTGGGGGAGGTGGTAAAACGCCTCCCCCAATTAGTATAAAAGGATGTTAATATGGCGAATAAATTTGAAGAAAACTTGGGAAAGTATACATTTATAGACTTAGCTACAGTAACTGATTATTTAGCTATCTCTAGTAATACTTATGATGCTAGGCTATCTAACATTATACACTACGCTACAGGAGTTGTCGAGCATTATATTGGCCAAGAGGTTCTAGCTAATGACTACATTGAAGTATTAGATGGGGGTTCTTCATACGTATATACTAGTAGATTACCTTTAAGTAACGTGTACCAGGTAGAAGAGTATAACGGTACTTCTTATAATAGACTAGCAGACCCTGACACACTAGGACTGCCTATTACTAATACTTCTCCTGCAGTACTACTAGATAGCTTAGGTGACCCACAATACTCTACTATCAAAAAAACAGGAGATACTAGTGTTAAATTTACTAGCTCAGACCTACTATATACTAATTCTGTTCCTGACTCTCTAAAATTTGAAGAGTCAGACTTTACTATAGAAGCCTATGTACGTATTGATAATAACACCCTTAGTGATAATACTTTATTTAGTATAAATACGGATAATAATAACTATCTATCACTAGGACTTGCTAACCAGTACGGTATCGCCTTAACTAGTAATGTTAATGGAGTTACCACTACTATACAAGGTGCTAATAGCTTAGTAGAGTCTCAACAATTTAGTAGCAGAAAATGGGCACATATAGCAGTAAGTAGGAAGCTAGATGATGAGAAAATTTACTTACATTATAATGGTAACACTATAGCAAATGCTTCTTTTACTGAAAGTAACTTAACTTTTACATCAAACGTAATAATAGGCGAAGGGTTAGTAGGATACTTAGATGAGTTAAGAGTATCTACTATAGCAAGATACACAGATGACTTTGTACCAGCTACTCACAGATTTAGGCCTGATAGCGACACTGCAGTATTATTTCACTTTGATGACTCATTTAAGGACTGTCATAGCACTCCTAGTGATTTTACCTTTTCTCGTGGATCAGGCAGAATAAGTAAAAATTACGGTAATCCAACGTTATCATTGTTACCTACTACTGCGTTTAATAACTATAGTTCTGGTGTAAAGATATCGTATAGAGCTGGGTATGAAATTAATGAAGTACCTTATGATATTAAATTAGCTACTCTTGACTATATAAAGATATTATATAAGCAGACGCAGAATTCAAAGGGGTTCACCTTTAGTGGAGAAAAAGGCGCATCTTACAGCTTATCTTCCAACTTCCCTCCCCATGTAAGAAGAGTACTAGATATGTATAGAACTATAATGTAATGACAAAAAATAATCATATTAGTCTGGTAGATACTAAGATAACTATTGACGGGCTACCTGTAGAACTATTTGTTAGCAAAAATAAACAAGCGTTAATTAAAGCTTCTAGAGGTAACAAAAAGGCAAGAAGCTTAGTATTAAGGTATTTTTCTGATTTTATAGCTGCAGAAAGTCCTTTTACTGCCCCTAGCGCATCTAGTTTTTCTGATGATGTTAACACCAAGGATATATTTGATACATTAAGTAAAGTAAAAAAAACATATTTTTCTCCTATTTCTTTAAGTAATTCAGATAGTGTTTCATTTAATAAAGCTAATAATATAGCTGCTACACAAAATAAAAATGGTTTTACCTTCGATAAGAATACTAGAGTAGACAAGTTATCTAACGTAGAGCTTATTAATTATATTAACAGTAATAATGAAATAAAAAAAATAGTAACTAAACAAATATCACAAAAATTTTCTAATTTATTTAATAAGAATTACTTAGATAAAAGTAATATAGGAGATAAAGCACTAGGGTCCTTAGTTACTAGACTATTAAACTCTAGTAATATAGTTACAGAAGAGTACTTAAGTATAACAGCTAAACCTACTAAATCAGGAATAACTTTATACTACTCTTTAAGTGACGCTGGTTACGCTAAAGTTATAGCTAGTATAACAAGTACTACTATAAAATTCCATAAAGCACTAAGTACTAATATTTCTAGTAGATTTATAAATGATGCTTTAGTTAGGTTTACTAAGGGCAGATCTACTCAACATACCTATGATTTTTTATCTGCTGTTATAGGAATAGCTAATGAATTTGAAAAACGTCCTATAAATTATAGTACTAAGATTATAAAGCCTAAGCAAGGTAAGATTTCTACTAAAGTTACCAAAAAGAATAATAGACAGACATTTATTTCAGGCGCTCAGCTTACTGCATTAGTACAGAAAAGGTTAGATAAAACTATGAAAAAAAGTGGTAAAGCTACCCCACCATGGTTTACAGAAAGAAGCGGTAGATTTAGGAGTAGTATAACAGTATACCCAAACTATCGTAATAGTTTAATACGTTTTACTTACATGCCTTTATATGATGCTAATATAAAATATGGTTACGACCCGGAAACTCAAGTTAGTAACTCTATTAGAGAAGTAGTTACCTCTCTGTATACACGTAAGTTTAATATAGTAAGAGTATAATATGACAGTATCTAGAAGAACAGATATAATAAATTTTCTTGTTAATAATTTAAAAAATATAGATGGAGGCACTTCTTTATATGATAACAGTTACTCTTATAATTCTAATATTTTTAATAATGTATTTCGTAAATTAAAATTCATTGATGAGGTAAATGATTTCCCTTCTCTATACCTTAACGCGGGTACCGAATTTAGAAATTTTCAATCTGAAAATTTGACTATAGCTACATTAACGGTTATTATAAGAGCATACGTATATGGGGAAGATAATTCTCAGAAACTATCAGATGATTTAGCTGAAGATATAGAGCATATTATATATAATCTTCCTGAAGCCTCAGAAAAAGGAATACTAGATATAACTATAGAAAGTATCTCGATGGATGAAGGTCTGATTAGCCCTTATGGGGTATTAAACGTAAATTTATCAATAGTCTATAGACTAGAAGATTAAGGAGACAAAACATGTCATGTATTAATTTACAAAGAAATTCCGAGATATTTTTCTCAACAGTTGATTTAGTTAATGGCGCTGCTGTTACTGCTATGACCCCACAAAATACTTGGAAGATAGAAGCTCTAAGTGGTTTTGCAGCCACTTCTTCTGCAGCTACACAAGATATAACTACCTTAGAGTCAGGCTTATCCCCTGATAGGTCGCAACAACGTTTCAACACTTCTATAGATCCAGTGGATTGGAACCTTCAAACATATATAAGACCTACAGGAGTTCAGACTGGTGCAGCTGCTGGAGGGTCGACTACAGGTACTTCTGCTAGTGGTAATGTTAAACCTACTGCTGACTGGTTCTTATGGCAGTCGTTAGTATCTAATACTAGAGTATCTGATGGCACGTCGGACCAGTCTGTATGGGTTACAGGAGGTAAGTTGCAGACTACAAATGTGGCTGCTGGAGCTGGTTCTCACTCGACTAGAGCTAATTTCTCAACTGCTACTGAAAATCATTTATACTTAAAATTAGATAATATATTCTATCAAGTAGCTAATGCTACGGTTAACCAAGCTACTGTAGACGCAGGTATTGACGCTATTTCTACGGTAACATGGACAGGTTTTGGTACTACCTTAAGAGAGCTTACCGGTGCCCCTAGAGATAATGCTGTATCAGTATTTGGTGGTATATTAAATAGTGGAGCTACTGTACTAGCTAATGCAAATGTGAGTGAGTTATCAGCTTCTTCTGCCTACCATCCGTATAATCAGATGAATGTAGCTGGTAGTATAGCTACTAATTCCTTTATTAAAAATAGACTAAGTGCTATTGAGTTTCATCACACTCCTTCTGCAGGAGGTGCCGACGTTTCTTATACATTCCCCGTTACGGCATTAACCTTCGACTATAATAATAATATAAGTTACTTAACTCCTGAGGAGTTAAGTAACCTAAATGAGCCTATAGGACAATTTACAGGTACTAGAGCAGTATCCGGCTCTGCAACTATGTACCTTAGAGCTGGTAACGGTCAATCTGCTCAATTCTTAAGAAATATAGCCAATGACGGTAGGACTAGCTCTGCAAGTACTTCTAATGCTAATCTTATTATTGGGGGCGCTACAGCCCCTTATGTAGCATTTCAATTAGATGCTTGTCAATTTAGTTTTCCTAAACTAGATATTAGTGATGTGGTAGCTGTCACAGTTGACTTTATAGGCCAAGAGCCTGGAGCAACCTGTGGCTCAGGCGGTGAGGTTACAATTGTAGCCGCTAAGTAATAAGTTTCTGAGGGGGGACAACATTTTAACAGAGAACGCCCGTTAACTTGCAATTCTAGGTCTCCCCTCACCTTAGAAAAGCAGATATGTTAATGGGCGTTCATTTTTATGAGGAATACATGGGTATTATAAGTAACGCAGTTGCAAATAACGCAACAAGCTGGATGGAAGTTCCAGACACTGACGGTTTTGAAGTAGAATTACAATTTCTAACTAGAGAACATCTACAGAAAATCCAAAAAGCTAGTTTAGAGTACAAGTTTAGTAAAAAGACTAGGCAAAGAGAGGAAGAAGTAGATACTGATAAATTCTTAAGTAACTACGCAAAAAAAGCTATAATTAATTGGAGAGGGCTTACTATAGGTACCTTACCTAAGCTAATGCCTGCTGATATATCTAATCTAAATGCGGATGAAGAGATACCTTTTTCTGAAGAAGATGCTTTAGACCTATTGAAGAATTCTTCAATATTTGATCAATTCGTAACCGACGCTATGAATGATTATGAAGAGTTTTCTACACTTAAGGATGCGGAAGAAGTAAAAAACTAACAAAATACCTCCATAATTCTTTAAATGGTGGAGGTATGAGTATAGAACAATATTTTGACATGTGTAGCCAAATGGGTTGGGAGCCTAAAGAAGAGGAAATTCCTATTGACCCCTCTTCCTTACCTATAGAGTCTCAACAAGCTATACTACTATTAAATTACTTACCTGATCTATGGGAAGGTATGAGTGGTAGCTGGATGGGTAAAGATTATAGTGGTTTATTAGCTATAATGGACATATACGAAATAGAAAATAGAAAAAAGGTTTTTGAAAGACTTAAAGAGTTAGAAGTAGTATTAGGCAATTACTATAAACAAAAACAAAAAGAAAGTTCTGCAAAACAAAATGAGCACAATTAGTAACATAGTAGAAATTTTATTCACGTCAAAAGGCGCTAGTAAAGTTAAAAGCGATACCGAAGAGATTAGTAAGAAACAGACTAGACTTGCTAACGAATCTTCTAATGCTGGTAGATCTTTTTCTGCTCAAGCATCTGGCTTAGGCGGCTTAGTCGGCGCTTATGCCGGTGCGGCTGCGACTATTTTTGCTGTTACTGCCGCCTTTACTGCTCTTAATAAAGCGGCACAGAATGAAACTATTGTAAGAGGTACAAACGCCTTGGCTGCTGAGGTAGGGCAAAGTGGCCCTGCTATACTAGCAGTTATTAAAGATATTACACAAGGACAACTTACTTTAGCCGAGGCAGCACAGAACGCTAACATTGCTTTATCTGCTGGTTTTAATACTAAACAGCTAGAAGGGGTTACTAGAGTTGCTATGAGAGCTTCTAGGGCTTTAGGTAGGAACCTTACTGATGCTATGCAACGTGTTATACGTGGTACTGCTAAACTAGAACCGGAACTATTAGATGAATTAGGTATATTTGTTAGAATACAGCCTGCAGCTAAGGCATATGCTAGGCAGTTAGGTGTAAATGTTAATTCTCTTTCTACATTTGAACGTAGACAAGCTTTTGTTAACGCGACTATTGCAGAAGGTGACAGAAAATTTAGCTCTATTAATGTATCTTCAGCATCTGCTCAAAAATCTTTACAACAGCTAGCTACTGAAATCGCAAATATGGCTAGTGGTTTTGGTCAAGTATTAGCTAACTATATAGCTCCTTTTGTAGACTTCATAACTAATGATGCGGGTAACGCATTATTAGCTTTTGGTATTTTAGGGGCTGTAGTATTCAATAAAGCTACTAAAATGATTGGACATAGTTTTAGTAGTATGATAGACTCAGGTATAAAATGGACAGAAAGTGTAGCTAATAATGCAGCTGCTTCTAAAGGTAGCTTTGATGTTATTAGCAAAGGAGTCGTAAAGCTAAAAAAAGATATTAGTAAAAAGTATGATGGTAAATTATGAATGGTGATGTTAAACTATTTAGCACAACCCAAATGACTACTGACATAGCTAAGCTTAAAGAAGTAGAAAAAGAAATGTTACGTTTAAAGAGTAAAATACCTGCAGATAGAATGGCTTCTTTTGATGCTGCTTTACACAGTAATACTATTATGTTAAAAACTTATGAAGAAGCATTAAAACAAGCAGGTACTAAAGCTAAGTTATTTACAAAAGGGTCTATACTAATGGCAGCTGGGTTAAATAAACTAAAAACAGTTGCTAATTTTGCTGCATCTGCAATGAATAAATTATTCTTTATTATTGGAGCTATACAATTAATAGGTGATATATTCGGGGTTGATATTCTTAAGGCTATAAAAGACCATTTTGTTGATACCTCTCAAGCTGCTGCAGATTTTAAAGACGGTATGTTAGGTGCTATGACAGCTGCTGCTGGGGGTGTAGAACTACTAAATAGTAAGCTAAAAGAGTTAGGAGCTAATAAAGACCAAATTGCTGGTTTTGCTACTACGTACGAAAATGTAGTAGCTACAGTAAATTCTTCTGCTAATTCTGCTATAACTAGGAACATCAATAGAATAACATTAGATATGAATGATGCTGCAGCTTCTGCTAATTCTTTAGCTTACAGTGCTGCTATTAATAGTAATAATCTTAGTACTAGGGATAATGCAGGTAATTTAGCTAAGGAAGCAGGTGCTAAGGCTAGACAGGCTTTTATTCCTATGTTAAATGCAGCTAGAGCAGTAAGCCCTGTACTTATGCAAATTGAAGCTGCTAGAGCTCGTATTGCAGATAATGTGGATAGTATAAATGTAACTAAGGATTTAGAAGTAGCTGCTAATCTAAAGATAGAAAACCTAGCATTACAAACTTATATAACTAGTCTTGAAAAATATGGAGGAGTACTTGATAGTTTTGCAGGTAGAATTGCTACATTAACTGGTTTATCTGCAATAGATGTATTTGCAGTATTAGATTCTAAAAAGCTACAAGTAATTAATGAGCAGCTAGAATTATTTGGAGGATTAGTTGCCCGTGTTGGTGACAATGGCGTTATTTCTTTTGACTCTCTAACGGAGAGTCAAAAGAAACTTGTTAAAGCTTGGTTCGTTGGCACAAGCACTATGAATAAACTATCAGATGCTTATTACGCTGGTGCCACTACAGCAGATAAAATGTCTGCGGCTATATCAGGTGCTAGATCGCAGTTATTAGACCAGATAGCTGCAGTTAAGGATAACATTACTGCTAATATTAACAACGGTATGTCTATTGACCAAGCAGTTCATGTGTATGACAATTATACAGCAAGTTTAAGAGAGTCTATAGCTGCTAATGTAGTACTAAGAGATAAATTAGCTGCTACTGAAAATATATTTAAAAATATTACTAAAACATTTTCTAAAGGTATTAATGCACTTAATACTTTAACGTATGGAGGGCTAATTAATAGTACTGGCAATTTTGCTAAATCTAGTAAAGAAATCTTAGCTAATCAAGTATCTTTATTAGGGTCTATACTAGATAGAACTAGAGAATCTTTTAGATTGCAGGAAGCAGGAGCAAAACTAGATGCTAATCAAGTTGCTGAAGCTGAGGTGTATTCAACTACGTTGAAAGCTATTGTAGGTAGACAAGTTAATAGTATTAAGTCTTTAAATGATATAGTTACTAAAGAAAAAGAACACACTAGACAGCTAGAGCAACAACTTGCACTTCAAAAACAAGCCCATTCTTTAGAAAATTTAACTAACTACTACGCTAAGTTAGAAACTATAAGTGCTAATAACCTAACGCATATGCAGGCTACTAATGATTTAGCTACTTCTAGACTTTCTACGGATCAGCAACGTGTAGATTTAATAAGACAAGAGGCACAGGCATCAATAGACTTAGCTAAGAATAAAAAACTAGATCCTTCAGTTGTAGCTAATAGACAGTCCGCTATAGCTAATGAGATATCTTCACTAACTATAGGAATAAGCAACCCTAGTGTTAGAGCAGCGGCAGAAGATTATAGTAACATAGTAGTTAGTGCTATGAACTCTCAAAATCATGATACTATTGCAGCACAAAAAGAACTTATAGCTACTGATGCTAATAGTAAGAAAACATTTATTGATGCTCAGTTAGCTATATTTGACGCTGAATCTAAAAATATAGCAGCAAGAGGGTTAGCCGAAGTAGTTAAGAAAGAGCATGAGATAGCTATTATTAGGGCTAAAAAAGCATTAGACATCGCTAAGATTAGAGCTGATGAGGCTAATAATAGAATAGCTGCTAGTATAGTTGAGGAACAAATTAAAGGGTATACTTCTTTTGCTAAGGGAGTGGATGGTTTTAGTAAGAGTGTTAAAGATTTAGGTAATGTACTACAGAGCTACATAGATGCAGACCCTAGGTTAAAAGGTAATATAAGTAAAGTTACTCCTACTAGTATATCAACTCAAGTAGCTACTGCTGGTGCATCAGCCACTACTGCTTTAGACGCAAGTAGAACAGCTCAGGCTAACTCAATAAATGCTCAAATAACAGCAATTAATGAGAATGCTGCTACTAAAATTGCTAACATACAAGAGCAAATTAATGGTACTATAACTGGTAGTGCTGATACTTATAGAGCTAGAGTAGAAAAAAGAGCTAGGCTTGAACTTAAGCTGCAGGAGATACAAGATTCAGCAGCTAATAGTACTGCTGCTCTTGCTGATACCTTAGGAGGTTCTGGAGGGTCTGGAGGTTCTACAGGTTTATCTAGCGCTATGAAAAAAGTTAAAAGCTTATTTGATAATATAGAAGGAGCTTTTAACTCCGCTCTTATGGGTCTAAATGACCTTATATTCTATGGGCAAGGAGACTTTAGGTCAATAATGAGTAACTTATTTAAAACAATTCAACAAGATTTCTTTAAGTCAACTATTGCAGACCCTACAGCTAAATTTCTTACTAATTCTGTAGGTAAATTATTTGGGGTAAAAAGAGGTATTGATAGTGTGACCCTAGTTAATGGTGCGGTCCCTGTGACTAGTGCAGAAAATACTGGCCCTTTTAACTTATTTGGTAAAAGAGCTAAAGGTGATAAAACACTTCTTGAAAGCCTAATAGGTAAAGATAGTTCTATAGGTAAATTCTTTGCAAAAGTATTCGGTAAAGAGGGATTTTTTGCAAACTTATTCAAAGGTATAGGAGGTTTATTCGGTGGTAAAAGTACCGGAGGAGGTGGAATACTGAGTTTCATAGGTAAATTTATAGGAAGTCTATTTGGTATAGGTAAAAAAGCTTCTGGAGGAGTTATTCAGAAATTTGCTGGCGGCGGTGCCGTAAGAGATAGAATACCTTTATTAGCAGAACCCGGGGAATTTATGCTGCGTAAGCCTATAGCTAAAGCTTTAGGCGCCCCTGCTTTGCAAGAACTAAATGCTACTGGTAATATAAGTAGCCACGGTAACGTACAAGTTAATGTAGTTAATAATGGTACTCCTCAAGAGGCTACTGCTTCTGCTCCTAAGTTTGATGGTAAGAAGTGGATTATAGATATAGTAACAAAAGATATAGCTAATAATGGTCCTATTAAGCAATCTATACGAGGGGCAGTAGTTTAATGGCTTATTACCCTTCAGATGCCATAGGAATATTCTCTACAGATTCTTTCTCTTCTATGGCGGATTACACGCCAGATAAAGGCCATAGCTATACTAAGTCTTTTTCTACTATAGTATTTAGTACAGATGCTGGATATGAAAAAAGAAGGCTTAGATCTAGAAGACCCGTGAGAGACTATACTTTAACTTACACTAATGCTACGGGGCTACAGAAAAATGCTATTGAAACTTTTTATAATAACAGAAATGGAGATTTTGAATCTTTTACCTTAGACTTATCACATATAGGAGAGACTGGTAACGTTACTGTACGTTTTGCTGGTGGTTTGTCTGTATCACATGTCGAAAGCACGGGTAGTAACTTGTTAGCTAGTTACTACTCTATATCTTTTAAGTTAAAAGAAGTATTTGGATAAGGAGATGAAACAATAACAGCACGTAATTATGATGTAATATTAACAGTAGCTTCTACTAATAACTTTGCAGTCTCAGATTTTATAATAGGTAATTCCTCTACAGCAGTTGGAGTAATAGCTGCTATAGATTCGTCTAATAACTATGTAAAAGTCAAATTATCTAACACTCTTCAGGAGTTTGTAACTAGTGAGGTTATACACTCTAATACTATACTCATGTCTGGGTCAGCTAACGGTACTTTAAATAGCGGTAGCGAACCTTTTCAAGCTAATACTATGGTAGGTAATACAACTACTGCTATAACTACTATATCTTCTATAGCCCCTAGTACCTTTATAGCAGAAAAAAATTCATTCATACAAAATCCTATAGTTAGGTTATATTCTATATATTACCCAGGTAATTGGTACCCTCCAAACGGTAACGGTAACCCTTCAGGACTCGGAGAAGGTAGAGCTTGGCCTAATACTTTTCCTATTAGATTTGCAGAAATAGTAGGAGATACAGCTAACGATTTACAATATAATGTAACTTATGGCTCTTCTAGTTATATGCCTTATCCTGTTGCTATAGACAGTTTTGACCAAGGTGCTGATGGCAAAATAAATGATCTGTCTATCTCCTTATTTAATGTAGATAACATAATAACTTCTCTTATAGAAGACCCTTACTTAGTAGGCAATAATATTTCTAATTCTGTAGTAGCCTATGTTAATAATGAATTTGTTAATGGTATCGACCCTAGGACTGTCAACGCTAATCCTTCTGATGTAGGAATAGCTGGTTCTACAGCATATGATAGCTTGTCTAGGGCTAGGTCAAACGGGTTGTTGTACTCTAATTCAGTAGTCAATGCTTACGGTACTACTAATGCAACATTCACTTATGCTCAGACTAAATCAGTGAACGGTACTTGGCAGGAACAAAAGTTAGATACTAGAGACTTATTAGGAGGTATTGTAGAAATTAAAACAACCTTTGCTAATTTTTTAGACTACTGGCCTGAGTATAGTATTGCATCTAATGTAAATAGTGACCTTATTAAAGTCTCTAGCGCGTTAGCTTATAGAATAGGTGACAATGTAAAGTCCTCTGCAGGACCAGAAGAAGCTACAATTATTGATATAGAAAATAATGAGTTATTACACCTATCTAAATCTCTGAATAGTGCTACAAGCATTAGCGATGCTATTTATATAGTTAATCCTTTAGCTGACCCTGATAGTTTTCATTCTGATGTATTTAAAATTAATCAATTAGAAGGGTTAACGGACCACGTAGCTAAATTTGGATTAGTGTCCTGGTTACAATACTTTAAGATGGTTACCCCTAGACGAAAATATTATAAAAATACCTGTCAGTGGCTATATAAGGGTGAGGAGTGTCAATACCCTGGCCCAGGGGGCTTACCTATTCCAGGCACTAATAAGGTATCCAATAGTAATTCTATAGAAGCTAATAATGCTATAGGGTCACAAGATATATGTAGTAAGTCTTTTAAAGCTTGCTCATTACGAAATAATGAATTACATTTTGGCGGGTTTCCTGGTACTAATAGGACTATACCAAAGCAATGAGCATATTACCATATATGGATATTAAGCATGAATACGGCACCTTTGATTGTGTAGAGTTAATTAAACAGTTTTATGAAAAAGAACTAGGTATTCTTATAGAACTACCAAAGTACCCTAAATCTGACGAATGGATGACTGAGATGTCTATAGGCTATATAGATGAGCACCTATTAAACTATTTTATAAAAATTGACTTGCAAAATGTTAAAAAATATGATTTACTAGTATTTAGGAATAAAAATAAAATTATACATTTTGCAATCTATATACCCACCTTTAGAATGTTCCACATATTAAAAGGTTCCTATGCGAAGATTGATATTATTAATGACTTATGGTTAAAAAGGCTATATAATGTATACACTCTGGTATAATAAGTATTTAGGCGCCCCTTTTAAGCATTTAGGTGATAATATACATACAGGTATTGACTGTTTTAACTTATGTAAGTTCGTAATTGAGCAAGAAAGTAATGTTAGTATTCCTATTAAAACATCTGACTTTTGTAATATAATAGAAGAAGATTGGTATAACAGAACTACAGAAGATTTATTGTATAAAGGTGTTAACTTTACTACTAATAGCCACTACTGGAAACAGGTAGATACTGCCAGCACTTTAGATATAGTGATTATGAGCATTGGCAGCACTAATATATCTAATCATTGTGCATTATTTATAGGTGCAAATAAAATTTTACATAGTATGCCAGGACATGTAAGCTGGCTGGCTCCATACGGTAGCTACTATAGACAATATACTACAGGAATATTTAGATGGACACCTTTAATAGGATAAAAAAAGAAATGAAAGCACATGCACTCAAGGATTTTCCTAGAGAATGCGTAGGGCTAGTTACTAAAGATATGCAGTATATACCTTGTAAAAATATAAGTAGTACCCCAAAAACTACATTTTTTTTAGATCCTGAAGCCTTAGTAGTTAATGATGGTAATATCTTCGGTATATTTCATTCCCACCCAGGAGAAGAAGACCCTATACCTAGTAAAGAAGATAAAATGAGTACTATGTTTAGTGAGTATAAATTTTTTGTTGGGTTCATTAACAAAATATATACGTATTGGTACGATTCTAATGTACATGCACTAAAATTCGAAGAATTTGAGAGTAAGCACCTTGATAGTTAATATTCACGTACATTCAGCATTCAAAAGGTTTTTCCCTAGTAAATCGTTTAGCACAGACTTAAGTACTTATAGTGAACTAATTACCTATTTACACGCTATGCACAAATCTTTTATTGGTTTCATAAAGCAGCAACTTGTTAACGGAGAGACGGATTGTTTTGTTATTTTAGATAAGGACTTTAATATAATAAGCATAGAAGAGTTAATGATTAGAGTACCTAAAAAAAATGATAAGATATATATAGTACCTACTATAGTAGGTGGTGGCGGAGATAACGGCTTAATGACTGTACTTTTAGGAGTAGCGTTAGTTGCTTCTGCGGGTACCTTAGCTCCCGCTATAGGGGGAGTTTTGGGTGCTGCTGCTGGTGGGGCTTTAGAAGCTACTATTGCAGGTACAATTACTAATATAGGTATAAATTTAATTTTATCTGGTTTTGTAGCAATGTTCACTAAGAAATCGGGTAATAAAGATAAAGCTAGTAGAAATGATATGTTTAGTTCCTTATCGAATTCTACAACTAGTGATACTCCTGTAGCTCTTCATTATGGAGAGGTACGCGTAGCAGGCCAGTTTATAAGCGGTTATATTCAAGCTATAGAACACGGAAAATCAGAAGTAATAAAGGTTGGTAACTTCTTTGGGTAATTTTTTAACATATAAGGGTAAAACACTACCTGTTATAGCAGGTGCTGGTGGGGGTAGTAAAGGTACTCCTAAAATAGATGCTAACTCTTTATTCTCTACTGATATACTTTTTATAGTTAATGCTATAGGAGAGGGTCCCGTTTATCGTGTTAATCCTAACGGGCCTCAGGATATACAAGTACAAGATAGTTCCATTGATGATTTATTATTCTTAGAGGGGAATGGGGCAGAAAATACTGATAAATTTAAAACATTAACTGCAACAGGTACTACTGTGCAGGGGTCGCTATCTGTATTTGGAGATTCTATTGTAACTCCTCAAAACTTTTCCTCTGCAGTTACTCTAAAAAAGGGTAACTTAGCTGGGGTACCTGCTTCTAGCATTACTCTACAAGATACTAGTAATGGTGCGTGGGATATACTAGACTTTAACTTTATAGTTAGTAAACTATATAAAGGTACAAGTTCTGGAGGGGTTCTGTCTTACTCTGTAGGTGTTAAAGTTGATGTGTACGATGATACTAGTTCCAATATAATAGCTACTGCTTCTAAGGTTATAAAAGGTAAAACTGATATATCTTTTAAGTTTACCATAAGAGTAATAATACCTGAAACTTATAAATCTGCTAATGGATATAAATTTTCCGTAAGTAAGACCACAGATGATTCTTCTGATGCTAAAATAGGCGATGATATTAAGATAACTGGGTGGAACGAAATTGAAAGCTCTAAACAGGCGTACCCTAGAACTGCTTTAATAGGTTATGCTATAAAAGCTACTAACGAGCATACGGGTGGAGTACCTAATTTTACTTCTATGGTTAAAGGGCTATTAGTTAAAGTACCTTCTAATTATAACCAACCAATATTGCCTAGTGGTGACATTGATTGGAGGCAACTAGAAGTACCTACTAGTTACTTAAGTTCTAATGGTTATAGACTACAAAAAAGTGGTACATCTACAGTTAATTATTCTACAAGTCCTGAAATTTATACAGGTACTTGGGACGGTACTTTTGTATATGCATGGACACAAAACCCTGTATGGATAGTCTACGATATACTTACTAATAATACTTATGGACTGGGTATACCAGAAAAAAATATAGATAAATATAAGTTTTATCAAGTAGCACAGTATTGTGACGCTTGTGATGATACCACTGGTGTATTTTATGGGGTAGAAGGTATTGCAGACGGGTCTTATAGGTATAAACCTCAAGGAACTTACACTAAAGTAAAAGAAAACCAAGTAGGGTTGCCGTCAGGAACTATAGTACCTGAACGCAGGTTTACACTAGATTTAAGTTTAGTAGACCAACAGCTATCTATTGATGTGCTTAACAGTATTACAGCTACTTTTAGAGGTATATTAATATACTCTGGAGGTAAGATAAGCTTAGCAGTAGATATGCCAGATATGTACCCAGTGATGTTGTTTAATGAAGCGTCCATAAAAAAGGGTAGTATAACTATCTCAGGTAGTAAAGAAGAATCAATAGTTACAGGAGTAGATGTTAGCTATATAGAGCCTACTAATCATTTTAAAAGAGAAGTAGTTAGAGTAGATTCTCAAGAATTTAATGATGGACTTACTAGAAACACTATTGATAACATACTATCCTTAGATTTACAAGGAGTTACTAGACGTGGGCAAGCTATACGCGCTGCTCAGTATCATATTGCATCTTCTAAGTACTTAAGAAGACATATATCTTTTGAGACGGGCACTGAGGCATTATCTTTAGCTCCTGGAGATGTTATAGCTATAGCAGTAAATGGTACTGGAGTAGCTTATGGATATGGGGGTAAAATTATTAATAGCTCCTCTTCCGACGCTAATGTTACCTTAGAACACTTTACTGTGCCTGCAATAACCTCGTCTTTATTTACTAGTAATACTTATCCTTTAGCTATGCGTATAATAAGTCATAGTAGTGATAAACAAGATTTGTACATACTTAGTAATAGTAGTTATAATATATATAATAATGGTACTACTACTACTGGTGCCGATACAATACAAGTACATGCTATAAGTAAGTTTGACCCTATAAGTAAAAGTATAGTCCCTATTAGTTCTTTTTCTGCTAATAGTACTCCTAGTACAGGCGACTTATGGAGTATTGGGGAATTTACTAACATAAATAATTACTATACTAGTAAATCGGGTAAACTATTTAAAGTAACTAGTATAACTAGAAATTCTAAAGAGGAATCTGTTAAAGTTACAGGTATTGAATATATCTCTAATATATACGTGGATTCAGATACTTTTATAAATTATGAGCCTACTGCATATACTGATATACCTAGTCCTTTGTTACCGCCTCCTGCTCCTTTAATTGACTTTTACGCAAAATACACTAGGAGATTAGATGGTACAGTAGCAGTAGACGGTATAATAAACAATTATACAGATACATTAGGTATTGGGCAAAACTTTGAGACAGAGTATTATTTAGCTAACCCTCTATCCTCTACTTTAATATCTAACGCTTATACAACAAATGCATTTACAGTAGTTACCTCAAATACTGCTATATTATCTAATGGTGCTCCGGCTGCTATAGTAGGTAAGAGTGGATTTACCTCCCCTATAGGTGAACTTAAGCTTCAGTGTAGTGCTGTAACTAGTAATGCTTCTTATATAACACTGTCAATAGATGGGCTATCTGATTGCTACGACGATAATTTTAGTGCTCACGTACTAGATACTAACTCCGCTAATGTGTTCGGAAGTTTGAAAGGTGCAAACAATATTGTTATACCTATAGTAGATAAAAGTAGTACAATAAATCAACTAAATTTTATTGGTTATAGTTCCGATACTTCTTATGTATCTAGACCAATAAACAGTAACACTAGCAATAGTATTACTATCCCTAATACTATTACAAATTCTATTAGTTTATCTAACTTATTACCTAGTACTCCATTTAATATATCTATTTCTCAATTATTAGCTAATAACAATTACGCTGCTAACACCTTTTATGTAACTGGTACTTCTAAACATATAGTAGTTACTGGCAATTTAACAAATAGTACTACAGAGTATATACCTCTTAATGTTAAGCCTAGAAATATAGAAGATGTACAGCTATATATAGACGGTATTCTTAAAAATAGTGGCCAGTATTCTGTAACTTTAAACTATAACAATGCTGATAATGCTTTTATCACTTATACAAAAGCAACATCAGATACTACATTTAGGTATGAAGTAGATTTTTATACTGTTCCCTCTATAGAACTAGGAGACTCTCTACAAGTATCTAGTTCTAATGTGTTCTCTGTGTTAGAAGCATCTTACATAAAAGAAAGTAATATATATAATGCATCTCTTACTGCTAATAATATATATAAAGTACAACTGGCAGAAACTCCTAATATTGAGTTAGCAGGAGCTAGCTTTATAAATATTAGTAGTAATCCTACAGGTTACATAAATAACGTGTACAATAATACTTGTAGTTTTGATTATAGTAATTTAGAGTATCCTACATATTTACATTTAGCTAATAGTAGTATATATACTTTAGAAGTAGATTCTAACTATGATAAGGTGTTCTTATCAAAGGATTTAGTAATAAAAGACCTACCTCTAGGAGTAACATCTTTAATGGCTAGAAATAAAAGTGCTCTAGGTAGGACTAGCTCCTACGTGCATAAAGATGTACTAGTATTACCTTTACCGATACAAAAAGTTACCAATATAAGCATAGACGAATCATTATATAGAGAACAAACAGGCGGGGTAAGTGTTAGGGTCACCTGCTCTTTTGACCATATAATAAATCAAGAAGTTACTGATTATGAAATTTCTTATAGGTTAAGTACTGTAGAAAATATAAATGGAAATGATGCTGGTGTTAGTTTAACTAACTATAATACTGTTAAGGTATCCGCTAGCGGTGTTACTTCTGAAGGTAGAATTAGTTTTACAGTATCAGGAGTGAATAGAGGGGCTATTAGTGGATCTAATAGTATAACATTTAGAATTACTCCTATTAATAATAGTATTAGAGGGGTAACTACAACTAAATCAGCTACTATTATCGGTAAGACTGCTGCTCCTTTAAATATTATTGGGCTGTCTGGAGGACAACAAGATACCCAGATTACTTTATTCTGGCAATACGTACGTAAAAACGGTGACTTATTTGATATAGACTTAAAAGAAGTTATAATTCGTAAAATACCAGGAACTAAAGCTGCGACTTTATCTAACTATATAGTAGCTAATGATTTGGTTACCGTATCGGCTGGTACAGCTAGAAAATCTATACCTATTGACATGTACGGTACATTTACTTACCTAGTTAGAACTAAAGATACTAGTGGCAATTATAGTGATACTGTAGAAGGAATAACGTTAACTACTGTTAAGCCTAAGAAAACAAATACTATTGCAGCTTATAATGAAGATAATCCCTACGTAAGTTTTGCATCTATAAATAATAATAATACTAATGAGTATTATTTTCCTTCCTTTGCTAATTCTAATACCGGTGGCCTATCTTATAGTTACTCTTCTCCAATTGATAATGCTAATGGGTCTTCTACTGGCTTTAGCGTAATAATAGGTAGTGCTACGGATATATTAGCGGAGTCTTCTAGTACTTATATAACTCCTATTAGAGACATGCTTACTGAAGTTACTGCCTCTATAGTATTGACTAATAATGCTTACCAAGTTATAAATAATAAGTGGAATGACCAACATATAGATATTTTTTCCTCGGTATCAGATATATCAACTTCTTCAAATGTTTTAATAGATACAAGCTTCGGCGGTATCGGCCATGTATTAGGATTTAACAACTCCGCAGTAGTAGATAGTAGATTTGATGCTAATAACCAAACTATAATGGATGGAGGAGTAGCTGGTAATGTATGGGGCATATGGAACTATGGTCAATATATAGGAGACTATGCTAATGCTAATTCTTACGCTCTAGTAGCAGGTGTTATAAATGCTAATGCTATAGAGCTAGGAGCTACTTTTTATGCTAACGGGTCCCCTACTAGCGCTAATTACTTTAGTAATATTACTTCTGCCCCTAGTACTTACTCTTTGGTAAACTTTAGACAATATAATGACACAGGTGTAGATGCTACCTACGTTGGTGATCTAGGAGCAGTAACTTCTCAAATCTTCATAAGAGTAGCTACAAACAATGTATATTTTGCAAACGGTAATGTTAATGTATTAGCCTTTATAGGTAGTGCATCTAGTAATGGTTGGGCACCTTTTACTACCAGTACTCGCAGGTTTAGATACTTTCAGCTTAAACAGGAAATTACTAATAATAACCCCGGTAGCTATGATTATACTATAGATACCTTAAGATATACAGTAGATAAAGAACAAACAATTTTTACAACTACAGTTCCTTATACAAGTAGCCCAACTAACGTAGATTATAGCACAGCTGATTTTATATATAGACCTACAATAACATATACTATAATAGATCAAGTTGATGCACAAAATAATACTGCTATAGTAGTTACTACAGCAGCTTCAAATAACCAATTATCTTTTAATATATTTGCTAGTAATGGCTCTGGGCAATACTTAGCTAATAGTTCTGCAAACGTAATGATAACAGCTATAGGAGTATAATATGGCAATAGTACCTTCAAACACATATATAGAGGCCACAGCTGGCACATCTTTTAACATATCTAGACTGTATAATAATGATTCTCTTAGGTCTCTATTAACTAATTTTAGGTCTACAGTAGCTCCAACTAGTGTTAATATAATAGCAGAAGGAGTGGCTATAGGCCCTCAAGACGGTACGCTACATTGGAATGCATCTAATAAAGCTTTGTATGTAGAAGATAGTGAGCAGGTAAAGTCCTCACCTATTGGGGGTAATTTTACTCGTGCAGGTATAGGTCATAGGTTAGAAGAAGGTATATCGTCATTAGCTATTAATGCTTCTACATATGAGATAGGAGAACTAGTAGCTACCGTGTCTTCTAATGCTTTATTATCTAGTAATGCTAGATTATATTTAGCTACTGGCAATACACGTACTATGGCTGATTTTATTGATGTAGGTATACCGCCAGGTATGGAACTAAGTACAGACAGTAATTTAATCTCTACAGGCCAAAGTCTTACTGCTAGTATTTTAGTAGCTACATCTAATGTGTCCATAGGTAAGAATAACCCTTCTGAAGCCTTAGATATAGTAGGTAGTATAGTTGCATCAGGGGATATAAGTAGTGCTTCCGATATAAGGCTAAAAAGTAATATACATACTATTGATAATGCCTTATCAAAAGTGTCTTCTATGCGTGGAGTATATTTTATTAAAAATGGCTTAGAGTCCACAGGAGTTATTGCACAAGAAATAGAAAATATATTACCTGAAGTAGTATCAGAAGCAGAGTATAAGTCAGTAGCTTACGGTAATATAGTAGGAGTACTAATAGAAGCTATAAAAGAGTTACAGGTAGAAATACAAAAATTAAAAAATTAAAATTTTGACGTATACCACAAAAAAGTATAATATATAGTATACGTCGTAAAAAATAAGGAGAATGTATACCATGAGTAAATATACAATTAAGGTTAGCCCAACATTAACTGATGGAGCTAATTATAAGTCATTGACAGCTATTCCTAGTGATATATTAGCTAAGCAACATGTTACTGTGCTTATGTACCCAGGAGTCTATACAGCTCCAACTAATGCAGTGTATGATGATATAGCTTTTATAGGTATAGGTGAGCGTGCAGAGACTATAGTAGCAGGGGATATGACTATAGCTAATACTACTGCTAATACTACTACCTTTACTAATATTAGTTTTGTAGGGTCCAATGCTGCTATAAATTCAGGAACAGCCTGTGTTACAAAAATAGGGGCGGCTAGTGCTCCTCTACTATTTAAGGAATGTACCTTCTCTAATGCAGTATTCTCAGTTTCTCACAATAGTGAACTTACAATGGCTACTACTAATAAACAAGTTATTTTTGATAGAGTAGATTCTAGAGATACTGATAGATGTGTAGTAGCTAACGCTAATGTAGAAGTAAGCTGGTCTGCCTTGAATACTAGTGCTAATTCATACTTCCAGAAAGGCACTGGAGGTGTAGGGTCTCCTACAGTAACGGTAACTGCTTCCACTTCCGGAGGTGCTAATGCTGGAGGTACATTAAAAGTAGTTAAAGCATTATTAGCTTAACCCTATTAAATAAAAAAAAGCGGGCCTTTCGGTCCGCTTTTTTTATACTGCCATAACGGCTTTAATATTTCCCATAGGCTTATAGTTAATTAACTTATAGCTACTTATACAAGGGTTATCAGTTATAGTAACTAAATCATTTATGTTATCTTCTATAAGTAGCTTTGGTAACTCTTTGGGTTTTCTATTAATCTGTGTAGACACTTGCTCTAGATGGTTATTATATATATGAGCATCTCCTATGGACTGTACTAAAGTACCTACCTCTAATTTAGTTAATTTTGCTATAATATGTGTTAATAGTGCATAGCTAGCTATATTGAAAGGCACTCCTAAGAACATATCTGCGCTTCTTTGGTAAAAATGGCAGCTTAACTTACCGTCTCTTACTACGAACTGCACTAGTATATGGCAAGGAGGTAGGGCCATACTAGCTATCTCTGGAGTATTCCATGCAGATATAATATGTCTTCTGCTATAAGGATTAGTTTTTATATTACGTATTAACTGCTGAACCTGGTCGACACCTCCAAAGTCTCGCCATTGCTTACCATATATTGGGCCTAAAAATTTATTATAAGAGTCGTTTATATACCCTAAATCTTTACCCTGCTTATTAGCATTAGCGGTCCATATAGTTTTTTTATCACTATACTCTTTCTGCCCATATAAGATCCTAGCTAATTCTCTTTCATCAGTACTTCCAGTTAAAAACCATAATAATTCACTTACTACGGATTTCCATGCTAGCCTCTTAGTAGTTACTGCAGGGAATCCTTTTTGTAAATTAAATCTCATTTGATAGCCGAATATACTTTTAGTACCTACCCCCGTTCTATCAAGTACCTCTTCACCATTATGCAATACATTTTTTAGTGCATCTATATATTGAATCATTTTCTTATATATCTTAGTGTATGTATTTTAGTATTAGTAAATTCTTGTTGTAAATAAAAGTCCATATTTATTTCTTCCATAGGTAAAAAAGTATCGCAGTTATATACAGAAGGTAATATATTAATAAGTACTTCATCAACTATATGTAAGTTATTCCTAATTAACGTAGCTCCTCCTATTAAATATATATTTATACCTCGGCTCTTCATTATACGTACATATGGTTCTAAGTTATAGTTAGTTAACTTAGTGTCGAATCCTTCTGTTATGCTACTTTTAGATACTACTACATTTGTTCTGCCTATTAGGGGTTTAGGCATCTTAGGGTCTTCCCAGGTATTTTTACCCATTATTACGACACTTCCTAATGTATTCTTTTTAAACCATCGTAAGTCTTCTTTATTAGCTCCCCAAGGGATAGTACCCTTGTATCCAATACCATAAGTGCTATCGCACGCTACAATCACTCTTATCGTCATTAAATTTCCAAATATTATAAAAAATTTATTCTAATTATTGTATAAATTAACTAAATAACTACTGTTAAAATTTTCTCTATACATGTAATTTATAAAAATAATTTTATCAAAGCTATTATGTACCTTATACTAAAATTATTCTAAATCTACTAAATAGTCTAATACCTGCTCACCATCTTTACCTGCTAGTATTGCGTCTTCATGATAATCAGCCAAATTAATTAGTAATTCATTATTGATTAGCTTATCCTTACCTTCATTTAAGTTTTTTATATACTTAGATGTTCCTGATATAGGTAAAGAGTCTATAACATTATATACAGTTCCATATGTTTTTATTAAGGTTTGTGCTCTTTTAGGCCCTATACCCTCAATACCCATAATATTATCAGATTTATCTCCCTCAATTATCCTAGAGTGCATAAACTCTATAGGGGTAAGCTCAAAGTCTTCATATATAGAATCTATAGTTCTTTCTTTCCTACTAAATAAGTTAAAAATTGATACACCATCTGTTATTAACTGTATTAGGTCTTTATCTGAAGAGACTATCCATGTATGATCATAGTCGTCGGACAAATTAATGGATAAGTACGCTATAAGGTCATCAGCTTCAATTCCTCTAAATTTTAATACAGTATAGGGTAGTACCTCTGGTAGCAAGTTCATAACAGCAAAAAATTCATCTAATTTTTTTATTTCATCAGGGTCGCTAGGTTTTTCCCGGGTACCTTTATAGTCTTCTAATAGATTTAGCCTATAATAGCTTTTGCCGAAGTCGAAACATACTATTACTTTACTAGCGTTATACGACTTAGCTAATGACTGCACCAGCTTTACATAGTCACTTGAGTAATTACCGCTGTTTCTATGGCGCAAAAACCTATAAGCTAAGTTGTTTCCATCTATTAGTAACAAATTATTTCCTGTAGGTTCATTTGTCACTTCTAGTGCTGCTAAATCATTCCATGATTTACTCATGTATTTTCCTTTTATATTAGTTTGCGATTTTATTGCTATTAACCAGTCAGATAATAAAGCAATTTTAAACTTGTAGCCAAAAGAATTTACGTGTATATATGCTTCTGGGCTAATATCATCAGAGAAGGCTACGTAGTCTTTAGACCTATCCCACCTAAAAATTAATAAAGGCTTTTTATCCATTGTTATAGAGTCATTAGTAGCCTGATCCCAGAATTTGTATATTACAGATGATTTAGCCGTTAATAAACCATTCCAGTTAACTTCTTTATAATGCTTACACTCTATAGTATAAGGGAACCAAGCAGTATCAGAAGGTACCCATATATCACTTTTAAGGTACTCTATAGCTCCGCTAAGAGGTACCCTTTTAAATTCTTTTCCAAATTCGCTAGTTAGTCGCTTAGCTATTTTCGCTTCAAATGCAGATCCTTTAGCTTTACTCTTATTATAAGCCATTATTTCTCCATCTCATACTTTGCTATAATATATGATTTAACAAAGTTACTTCTTACTATATCTTTTATTTTAAACTCGATATAAGTAAAAAAATCCATAGACTTAACTATGCCTAGAAATTTATGTAATCCTTGTTTATCACTATGTTTACATAAATCTGTTTGAGTGTAATCACCACATAGCACTATTTTAGAGTTACTACCTAGTCTAGTAATTATGCTATCTAGTTCGTGGAAAGTCATATTTTGTAACTCATCTACTATAATAATAGCGTTATTCCAAGTTACTCCCCTAATATAAGAGGTACTAATAAAATCAATATTATTTTGTTGCTTTAAGGCTTTATATGCATCTTTATATGAAAAAAGCTCCTCACATATACTGCGATAAGGAGCCTCGTACACTTCAATTTTTTCTTTTTCATTACCTTTTAAGAAGCCCATATCTCTTGTTGGGACTGTAGACCTAACTATTATTAGTTTTTTGTATTTATTACTAGGGTCTAGTACTTGCTCTAATGCTAAGTATATACCAATAAAGGATTTGCCCGTACCTGCTAGGCCATGAAGAACCATGTTCTTATCTACCCTAAAATCGTCAAAGGCTTTTTGTTGATTAGCTGTAAGTGCTTCTAATACAGGTAAATCGTCTATTCTTATAGTTTTACACGGGTATTCTTCATTGGTATTCTTTTTATTCTTATTAACTCTGTGTTTAGCCATTATAATCTTTCATAAAATATAAACTGAAGTAGTCTATAACTTATATTAGTAAATAATGGCTAATTTGTCAATAATATTTTTTTATTTATACCCAGTGGACCCAAAACCTGCAGACCCTCGTTCAGTATTTCCCAAAGATTCTACTTCTACGAGTTCTGGTATATCAATTCTTTCAAGGATTAGTTGGGCAATTTTATCTCCAATGTTAACTTCTACGCTATTATTTTTATCTGTGTTTTGTATTATAATCTTACAATGACCTATGTAACTAGAATCTATTACTCCAGCTAGAATGTCTAAACCTTTTTTATACGCTAATCCAGATCTAGGGGCTACACGTAAATAATACCCTTCTGGTATTCCAAAACATATGTCTGTCGATATCATTGCTCTGCTATTAGGCTCTATCAATGCACTACTAGTAGCGTATACATCTAATCCTGCATCAGTGCTATTACCCCTTGTAGGGGTAATAGCTTTATCACTTAATTTCTTATAAAACAGTTTAGTCATTTATATCTCACAAGAGTCGTTAGAGCAGAACTTATTTGATTCTGCATTATCACCCTCTGAAGTTAATAAACTAAAGTCTAAGGGTAATAATGTATCTGCATATTGCTGAACCTCTTCTAAAGGTGCTGCAGTATACGGAGCTTGCTCATATCCATGATCTGAGAATGGTAACAGAGATACTGACTTTATTTCACTATCAAAAGCACTTAGACATGCAGCAATTTGATTTTTTTCTTCTTTTGAAAATGTAACTGTTATAGATACAGCATTATCTGCCCACAACTTCTGCATATCTGCTAAATCTTTAAATTGTTGCCATATAGAAACATTTTTCTTAGTAGGTAAACTACTATCAACAATTACAGGGAAATATACAACTAATGTTCTAGTAGGATCGCTTGTTGCTGGTTCTATTTTATAGTTAGAATTTTTAAGTATCTGTACTAGTGGTGACGTTGTAGCTATTCTTACTAACCTAAAGTAAGAAGTAGATTCTGTATGATGAATACCTGGTAAAGCTCCTGCTAATAATGAAACAGTTCCACTAGGTTTTACTGTAGTTCTTCTTTTAGATTTAGGAATACCTAACCAGTCAGAATACTTCTTATCTAAATATCCTAAATAATCATAGGCATCATTAGCCCACTCTAGGAAATTATGTCTACCAAATTTAATAAACGCTTCTTGTATTCCTGATAGAGAACAACCTATTCTTCGATTTTTACTAATAATAGCGTTTGTTTCTGGCCAGTTTGTAGCCATTAAAGTTACAGCCTTAGAATATAGATATGAAAACTTTAAGGTCCTTTGAAAATCCCAGTAGTCTTCGTGGTTGGCTGGGTAGTTCTCATTAAGATTACACGTCTCAAAACTCTCAAGGGCGATTTCAGCACAGTTGTGAGCTATTAAACCGTTAGCGCTAAATCTATGAACTTCACTTATTGTACAATCGTATACCTCTTCTTCGCCTTTTGGTACTATAGATACGATTTTATAAGTATATTTAGACTTATAAGGCTTTCTAGTATACGAATTAATAATAGTGTTAAGTTTATCTTTTTTAGCGTTATCTCTAAAACCTATTTGTTCATTAAATATTACTATGCTATCTCTAGTAATTATTAACTCATGTACTGCCTTACATAAGTAGTCTTTACTACCGCCTTTACCGTCTGGCATTTTATAATAGTCTTCTTTTTTCCTATCTTTATATATTTTAGATGCTATACCTAAACTTAGTAAAAGCCTTTGTACAGCTTCTAATCTTTTTAAATTATTCTGAGTTAGTCTAATAGATACGCCTTTTTGTAGATCTCCTTGTACAGAACCGTCCGCGTCAAAAAGACCCTGAAGTAGTCCTTTAGTAAAAGATAAACTACCAAATTCTGGAACTTTTTTCTCTAACTTGTATACTCCGTACTTATTAGCTATCTGTTGTAGAGCGCTACAAGAGGCTCTTACTTGCATATACTTATCCGTATCTACAGCTAAACTTAGACCTAAAAAAGCGCTCCTAGTAGGTAAGGTTGCAAGCCATTTTTGTATATAAATATAAGGTCCATAGTCATTTAAACTACTATATTTATCTTTATCTACCCACAGAGTTATAATAGGTTTATTATCTGGACTGAATGTACCATCGCCTATTAACTGCCCTATAAAGTAGCCTTCTTGATGGTTTCCTATTTCATTATCCCAAATAGGCTTTTGGTTATTTATTTGTAACGTGTTACCAATTTCCAAATTATATAATTCTACCCATTCATCCTTATTATTTAAAAATTTATGGTTACCTGTTGCTACAACTTTACTACCGTTATCTAAAGTTACTTCATAAGTTGGTTTTACTCCTGTAGACCAAAAACCTTCTTCAGTAGATGGATAGGCCTCACCATTAACTATAGCCTTAAAAGGTTTTCCTACTAAATCTTTAACCTGTTTATTGCCTTCGACTGTTAATACCCAAGTGTCTCCACTGACACACGGATTAAGCCCTTTCACCTCTCTATCACTAACATCTATTCCGTCCGCTAGTCTTCCATAATTTTTTGCAGTATCTATCCAGAAGAAGCCTGGTTCCCCGTTCTGAGCAATAGCATCAACGTATTTCTCATAATCCATCCCTGCTTTAGCATACACTGAATTATTAGATGCCCAACGCCAACCTCCAAACTTCCAACTCCATTTTTCGGTAGCATATTTTTTAGCTATAGCCTCTCTAGAATCGTAAGAATTATTATAGTTATTATAATCTTCTTCGCTTATTTCTTTTAGCTCTAAAGGAGCTTCTACTCCCATTGCAATAGCGTGTCTATCCCAATTTTTTAGGTTAATATATTCTTCGTTATTAGCGTCTCCTAAAGTAATTAAAGCACTTCGTCTAACATTACCAGCTACAACTATTTTGCCTATTATACACATAATATCCACAATATCTGATACAGTAATTAATTCATTAACTCTATTATCTAATATCTCTTTAATACCATGAAATCCTTGTATCAAAGGTTCAGGACCGCTTGCTACTCCTCCAAAACCTTTTATAGGTTCTCCATAAGCTCTAACTTTGTGTGTATCTATTAAAATAGGATTACTATCATCTTCTAGATAAGAATCAATTAGGCATGAAATTGCTTCTACCCATTCCTCTCTTGTATCCTCAACTACAATTAATTCAGGATCTCCTATAGGCTCATTTACTATTAATTTACCGGCACCGTCTGTATCATAGCCAGCTCCAACTCCTTGCATCATAGTATCCATAACAAAGGCAAAAGGCTTACTGAGATCAGCATCTATATTTTCTGTAGATGCAAAAGTACAATTATATAGAGCCATGCCTCCCTTATCCCATAAGTAGTCAGTACCCATAATCCATAAACCACGACCTGGAGGTGTCCACTTAAATTCAAAAAGCCTTTCTGCCGATTCTTCTGCTAGCTTATGTGATCTCTGCTCATTCCATGGCAGATTCGAGGATATTGCATGAGTCTTTAATATACTAAATACTCCTTCTACTACTCTGGCTACACAATCTGCCCAAGTTTCTAAAGTACCATCTTCTTTCTTTCTTGAATACGTTCTATAAAAAGTAAATTCAGATAATCCTTCATATCCCCATTTTACTGGTAAGGTATTAAGATTATCTTTAAATGCTTTTTTCAAAGTAAATTTAATTGGTTTTTTACCTATTGCTAACATGTATTCTCCTAAACTCGTTTAGCTTTAATTAACTGACTGATCAGTTATATTACTTATATTATCTTTTTTATTTATTATTATTTTCGGTATTAATGGATTAGTATATTCGTGAGATATTAAGAATACATTTATATTTTGTTCCTCAAATAGAATATCTATTAGCCCTTCTTTACCTGCATCATCTAGTACTGACATTACCTCGTCTAAAAATAGTAAATTAACACTACTACCGCCGAGTTTTGCTAAAACATTACGTATAGCAAATAAAATAGCTGTTTGTATCCTACTAAATTCACCTCCAGAAGTAGTCTCTATAGGAGCAGTCTTACCATCACTTATAACTGATATATTTAGCTTTTCTTTATCTAATACGAACTCAATTTGAAATTTACCATCACTTAGCAGCGCTAAATAGTAGTTTATATTGATCTCCAGCTCTTTGGTTAGGTTTTCTAGTTTAAAAGCTACTATACCTGTAGTGCTGAAAGCTTTTTTTAATATATCTAAGTTTGTGTGCTGACTAGATTTATTTAGTATAACATTAGATAAAGTATTTTGTCTAACTTTAAATTCATTTTTTTGCTCAATTAGTGTATCTACCTTAGCGTTATGAGCTTTAATTGAGCTATTGATATTATACGCTTTTTCATTAGCCAGTTGCTCTTTTGCGTTAGTAGCAACCAGCTCATGTTTTTCCTTAGTTAAAGCCCCTATATCTGGATACTCCGTATCCATAGATGTATCTATTAATTGAGTTAGTTGCTCAAATTTTTCTATTAATCTTTTGTTATTAATATATCTAGTATTTTCTTCATATATCCTTTTAGCTTCTTTTTCAAACTCTATAAATTTATGACTTCCTTGGTTATGAATATCTTTTTTACTATTAAGTAACTTAGTTTTTTTACTCTTAATTTCTTTAAGATGGTCGGTATTTATAGCCTGCCCACAAGTTTCACAAATATCTGTAGTATCTATATTAGCTATATCTAACTTAAGTTGGCTAATTTCTGACTGTAACTTAGTTAAATCAAACTTTAAAGTTGACATTTCGTTTTTATACTTAAAGTCCTCTGGTTTTTCTAAGCTAATATCAAAATCTAAAGCGTCTCGCTCTTTAATTCTTAAGTTATTAGCATCTATAGCCTTAGTTATGCTATTAATATTACTTATTTTTTCAGAAATCTCTGCTATTTTTATAATTATGTCTTTATTTATTTTAGGGATAGATACTTCGGTTTTATACTCAGGAATTGTAGTTGTATTTAAAAAGTCCTCTACAGATTTTAATTCGCCTTCTAGGCCCAAGAGTTCCTTACTGATGTCTGTAGCTTTTGCCTTCATAACTTCACCAATAGTTATGTACTTCTCTAAATTAAATAACTTTATTAAAAATTTTTTCCTGTTTGCATCAGTAGCTTTTAGAAATTCTAAGTAGTCAACACTAGATTGATAAGTAAGCTGAGAAAATACCTCAAATGTCATGCCTATTATATTTGATATTTTTTTATAAGTATCTAAGACTTTATGCTCTGATATGTCAACATCATTCTCAAATAAGGTAACTTTAGTAGTAGCGCCTTGTCTACGTACTTTAACTATATAATCTAAGTCATCTGCACTAAAGGATAATGATGCCTCCCAGTATTTATCATTAACATAGCGATTTATTATATCAGTTTTTTTTATACCTTTAACGTTTTTATTAAACAATAGCTCTTGTATTATTAGAGCTATTGTCGATTTTCCGAATCCATTTTCAGCATACAACTGACTAATACTATTACTATTAAGACACACACTATTATCTTTGCCGTACCCAAACATATTAGAGAACGTTAAATTTTTTAATACTATGTTACTCATTATAATTCTCCTGTATAGCTGTTTGTAAACTCTTCTAGTACTGCTTTAGTATTACTTATCTTTTTGTATTTAAGGTATACGGCAAGTTCTTCATATATACTTTTATCAGCTAAGTTAAGTTTACTATTAGAGCTAGGGGTATCTACTAACTTTTTATCTAATAAACTAGAATTCTTAATTTTTGCTAAATCGTCTAATGACCCAGTAATTTCATATATTACATGATTATAAGGGTCTTCTACCATAGCTTCTATTGATTTAACTGTTTTTCTTAATAATTTAGGTAATTTCAAGTCTATAAATTGCTTCGAAAAAGTACTACCATCTACTGTGAACATATCTACCCCATATTCTCTATTTTCTAGTCTATCAAACGTGGTATTAACAGGGGACCCAGGGTAAAATACATTAAAGTCTTTGTATTGGTGGTTAAAGTGAAGGTCCCCAATCAATGTTAACTTCCATGGACGAATTTTTTCAAAGTCATATTCAGCAGTTATATGTGGAGGTACTTCCCCTCTTATATGAGTAACTAAAATATCATCTTCTATAAATTCAGGTAGATTTCCTACTTGCATTTCACCGTAAGGAAAACACTGAAACCATTGATCTAATACTTTTACTCTACCATTTTTAGTAAATAAGTGAATATTAGAATTAGTTATTGCATTTTCCCTCTCAAAAGATTCCCAAAAAGAATGACCTTTTTTAGTAGATGAGTGATTACCTGGAATGATTATAGTAGGTATTGTAACACTATTTAAGTAAGAAAGAACTAAACAAGTTTCGTCAGTGTTAGGAGCTTTATCAAATATATCTCCTGAAATAATATGAACATCTACATCTTTTTCTAACTCTCGTAACTTTTCGAATAGCATAATAAATCTTTCTTCTTGCCATTCATAAGGTACTTTCTTTTTATTTAGGACTATGTGCCAGTCTGCTGAGTTAAGTATTTTCATGCTTAAATCCTTTTTTTTAATTTTTTATATTGCACAATTAATTAAACTGTGCTAGTATTTATGTATAACAAAGTGATTAACATTACACCGTAGGTGATAAGCTGTTAAACAAGTGCCGCACAGCTATTAAAAAGTTGTTATTTTTTATGAAACTTCGTTTCACAACGTTATTAGCGATGAAACGAAGTTTCACATTTTTAAGTGGGAGTACTGTGCCTGCTAATATAGGCCAAGAAAGTTAATTCCCAGCCTATTTGAACGTAGTTCAATACTGCTAACCACGGTTTATAATTTTTGACACATCACCTTCAAAAGTGTAGCTACCAACATGATTAAGTTTTGTATTAGTATCTAACCAGACTTCCCCTTTTAGATCCTGCCAGCGACGGCAGAACGTGTAATCCTCAGATAAATAGCGTGAATCTGTAGAGTCAATTACTGTATCAAAGAGAGCGTAGCAATATTTATTTAACCTAGGGTCAACATTAGAGTCATTTCGGTAATGTAGCTCTGGATGTGCAGCTATCATTTTTTCAATAACTTCTCTTTTTATTAAGAAGAACCCTGTTGAAGCATCCAGTACTTCTACAGCCCCTTTATCCACTCGTACCTTTTTACTTTCTATATCTTGAAATTTAAAGTTTATAGCATATTGTACTCCTGATTCTCCTCGTCTAACAGCATCTAGATCTATAGTTTTTTTAGGATATGCAGCTGCCATTATTGGTTTATCATAAGCTAAAGCTCTAAGTATATCTTCTGGCTGGAACTCAATATCACTATCAATAAACATAAGGTGAGAACAATCAGATTCTAAAAACATAGCTACCAAAATATTTCTAGCTCTAGTTATTAGACTCTCGTTTCTTAGAGTAGTTACCCTAAAGTTAATACCTTGCTGCATAAATAATTGAGAAGTTTTAAACATACTTAAAAAGAATTGGTCTGTTAACATACCCCCATAGCAAGGAGTAGCAAAAAATATATTATGTTTTCTTAGTTTATCTAGGTCTATAGTAGCTTGGCCACCCTCTACTGATTTAAAAGCACCAAAACTACTAGGTTCTGGTGCTTTATTATTATCAGTAGCAGAATTTTTAGCTAACTCTGCTAATGACTTTCTCATGCTAAATCGGTAACTTCCTCTGTAGCTTTAAATTCGTCAGTAACTTCCGCCATAAAATACGTAGTATTTTTAAGTAGCCATGCTTTTTGTTCATCATATGTAGGTCTTTTCATAATATTATCTAACTCATACAATTCCATAGCTTTTTCTTCTTCTGTAAGAGGTGCATTACCTCTACCTGCCACTACTGTATATTTTACATTTTGAGGTAAGGGTCCGGTAGATTCTTTTTTAACATTAAAGTTATAACCATTTACTTCGTCAGTAGGGGGCCCATACTCAGGGTCTTTTGCATAGTCTACTATTTGCCCATATACTGTGCTACGTAAATCATATAGTTTAACTTGCCCATCAGACCTATCTATTGCGTTACACACATAGGCAAATTGTGGTTTATCAGAAAATACTGCTTCATCAATTTCGTCAAAAGGATCTTCTGCATTATTATTAAAAGTTTCTGTTTCTCTATCAAATTTTAAACATTCAACCGGTATTTTTCTACCCTCTTTTGTAATTACCCAGTATACATATCTAGGTAACAAATCACCTACTAGTCTAATTTTATTGTCCCCCATTTTCATTGGTAACCTAACTATGTCACGTTTTTGACCACCACCCGGTTGTTTTCCTTTTGCTTTATCCCAAGCTACCATATTTGTTGTTCCTTTTTCTGAACGTTGGTTCCTACATGTAGGAGTTAATTTTCCTCATCGCGAGGACTGTTTACTTTCTAGAGGAAAGTATATCTTATCATCATCATATGTTATAAGAGGATTCTTACTTATATTGCCAAAATAGCTTCTTGGTATATAATCTATATGTTCTGATATTTTTCTCATTGACAAAGCTCTAATGTACAAAGCTTTGTATCTTGCATTAATATTATACTTTAAGAACTCTACGTTCTTTATATAACTTTGTGGCTCTTTTGTTCTATATATGCACTTAACAAATTTTCTATGTTTTACTAATGTTTTACTTCTAAATAAGTAAATCGGTATATGATTAATACATAGACTTTTCATTAACTGCCGAGTTGTTAACTCATTATAATATTTTGTTTGGGCATGTGTCAAAATTATTATTGCTGCAGGGTCGCCTCGTGCCCTTAATAATATTTCGTTATAGTTAAAGTATGTTATAGCCACGTTTACCATACCATAATTTTCTACTCATTTGTTGACGAGCTACTATATGCCCTTTTAACCAGAAGTCTTTTACTAAAGGAGCCTCCTTATCTGGGTGTTCTCTTATAATTCTACCTATTCGTTGTTCTAGTAAATTAGGATTATTACTAGGACAAGTAGTGTACATAGTGTCTAATCTATGACAGCTAATACCTTCATCAAATATCCTCGTAGTTAGTATAACTTTGTAAGTTTTACCTGCATTTTTAAGTATATCTTCTCGTACTTCATTTTTAGTAGCTCCTACTAATAAAATGCTATTAGGTATTAGCTTTTCTAAATCTTTCAGCATACCTAGTCGATCACTAAGTATAAGTATGCATCTATTGTTATTAATATCTGCTATTGCGTGGTTAGCAATTAAGTTTATATAGTTTTTATTAGAAGCTAGTTTATTAATCTGCCTAGCCCAGTCTCTTTTAGGCTGTATAACATTAAATTTAAAATCTGTATCTATTATTTTTATAGAGGGGTTAAGTAACGTTCTTGCATCCTTAGCTACTACATGAAAAGGCGAAAAATAATCATACAAAAATACATGTTTTCCATCTTTTCTTTTTGGGGTAGCTGATATCCCTATTTTCACTTTTGCACTTAGATTATTAACTACGGTAGAGAACATATTAGCTGGCGACTTATGGCAATTACCTACTAATACGCCTCCAGCTATATAATTGTGATTATCTTCTACACTAATATTATACCTATAACCATTAGTAGCGGGCCTACTACTAATTTTTTTTATCTCTTTAAGGGTAAAATTCTCATATATATTATCTACTTCTATAGGTATAAAGTTTTCTGGGCGATAGTTGCAAGTCTTATACGCCATTGTAGGATGTATATATTTATTTATTTTTTGTAAAAAAATAGTGGAATCATTAGTTTTTAGTCTAATGTACTTAAAACCTCTATTGCACGTAAAAAAATATGGATCTTTCAGCTTAAATAAACTCTTTAAAGATTTAATTAATAATTCACAAGATTTTTCATCTAACTCACACACGCTAAAAGTTATCTGACCATTTACGTAAGACCCATCGTCTTGGTGCAATAGCGCCCAAGTAAATTCATTTATGTAACTAAATAAGGAATTATCTATAGTACTTTTAGATCGTTTATCTCCATATAACTTACTAATTAATCCTAAATTATCTATAAAACTAACAGATTGGTTACTGTATACTGTATTCTCCGGTTTATACCCTGATGTCCCTTTTATAGTATTACCTACAAAAAAATCTTTTAATATTTTAGTCTTATATTCTAAGTACTCTTGTTGTTTATACCCATGAGTAATTTTAACTCTGGTAGTTTTCTTACCTCTAGTATTCTCTAAAGATCCCTCACCTAGTATCAGCCCGAGTAATATAGGTAGGACCTCCTTTTTTAATAGCTTTGAAACTTTATTTTTGTTATTTGATATTAAAAAGTCTCCGATCTTTAGAGTGTCAGCAGAAACCTTTACTATTTTTCCTTGTTCATATTTATATACTATATGGTTACTTGTACAACGTAAAGTAGCATTATTATGTGTTTGTATATACAACATATTATCATGTTTATTTTTAAACCAGTTATATATTTTTTTATATTCAAAACACTGTAAATTTTCATTGTAGCATAGTATATTAATAGGCATCTTATTGTTAACTACTTTACCTATTTTAATTTTATTACCTTTATCATCTTGTACTGCAGCTTCATAATCTAAGCATTCGTCGATAACCGCTAGTGAGAATTCATCCTTAATTTTGTCAATGTTATTGAAAGCAGACTTGTATATAGCTACAGTAACATCTTCTAGTTGAAAAAGTCCATCGCCAATTTTACCAATTTTGGTATTATCTAATAATTTTTCTAGTTCTTCTATCCATTGCCTAAATAATAATTTAGTATGCACTAGTATTAAAGCTCTTGTGTTGTTTCTTGCTACTATAGCACACCCTGCGAATGTTTTACCATAACCACACTCTGCCTGAAAAATACCACTTATTGCTCTGCCTTTAGTTAAGAATTTAGCTACAGACTCTTCTTGTTCTGGTCTAAGAGTACCTGTAAAATTTAAGTCGTATGTTAACTCTTCAAAAGTCCTATTGTCTATTACATTATCCCATGTTAGCTTATAGTACCCATTAGAAGGCACCATATAATGGGTTTCATTCTCTTCTAATGTAGTTAGCTCTTCATCTACCCCTGGATATGAAAAAAGTTTAGTTAATAACTCTATATCTTCCACATCCTCTTTTTTCATATATATTTTATCAGATATTACTATACTTTTTACGTGTACTTTGTTCATACTGTTATGCATTTTCTAGATAGTGTTGGATAATATGCAAACTCTTTAATGTACCATTCATTGTGTATAAGTATAGTTACTGCATATAATTCTCTATCAATGTCTACGTCGGTAGGCATAGCTAGAGTAAATGGGTAAGATATATTCCGTAGCCATATTAGGTTACCGATTACCCTTTTTATTTTATGTATCTTTGCTGGGTAGTTTTCTTTATTACTTAGGTCAAATGGTATAGCATTACTATCCATCCCCCATTTAGCCTTGCTAAACAGTAACTCCTGTAAGGAGTTACTAGTATTATCAAAAGTAATTCTATTATTCAGTTGTAAAAGTCTACTAATATATTTACCAGATAATGTTTTATCATCTACTGTTTCAGTATGTGTATCTTCGTACTTTTGTAGTCTTATAGTATTAATATCATACGTAATACTATAAGGCTTAGTATTTATAGAAAAGAATGGATAAGTTATTCCTTTATACTTTGAAATAATCTGCTTCGTCTTGTAGGTCACCCCAGCTATCCCCAACTTCAAAGTCTACTTTTATAGGGCACCCCGGTATGCTCAGCCCTCTGTCCTTTTGAATAAATTCTTTGGTATTTTTAATATAAAATTCTATCATATCTTCTTTGACTTCGCTAACTATAGAGTCGTGAACAACAGTAAAAGGTATAATGTCCTTATTTAAATTATTGTCATCTAGCCAATTAATTAAATCTATAACTCCTAGCACATTTATATCGGAAGCTACAGATTGAACTAGAAAGTTGACACCAGATCTAATAGCATGAGTAGCTACTCCTCTATTAGTAGACCTTGCTTCTGGTAGTCTTCTTTTTCTGCCGAAGAAAGAATATATAAAAGCATAATTTTCTATTTGTAAATTAGAATTATCAATGAATATTTTTAGTTTTTTAGCCTCCTTAAAGTACTTATTAATAAATTGCTTTGCTTGAGGTATAGTTATCTCTTCTCCTGCTTTAGCATCTTTGTTAACTGTTTCAGCAATTTTAGCTGGTCCTGCCTGGTACATAATCCCAAAAGTTATAGCTTTTGCATATTGTCTCTCAGCAGGGTATGTAGATTTTACCTCGTGTACTTCACAAGGCAAGTTAAACATTTGCTTGGCAATATAAGAGTGGAAATCTAGCTTATCAATGAATGCTTGCTGTAAGAATTTATCCTTACTTAGTACAGCTGCATAGTATACTTCAGCAGTACCTAAGTCGCACTGTACTATCTTATACCCAGGACGGGCTTTAAATAGCTTTTTAATGTCTTTATTATCTCTAGGAATATTCTGATAATTTAAGGTACCACTAGAGCTAAGTCTACCAGAAGTAGTACCATGTATATTAAATCCACTCCTTAACCTATCATCTTTATTAATGCCTTTTCTTATATTATTAATATAAGTACCTGCCATTTTAGTTTTTGAACGAAGTTCAAGTACTGCATCAGCTAATGGATTATTCATTTCTAAAAGAACTTCTTTATCCACAGAAAACGCACCAGTAGCTGTTTTCTTTACTGGTTTAACTCCCATAATATTAAAAAATACTTCTCTAAGTTGCATGGTAGAGTTAGGGTTAAAAGTTTTTTCATGTATTCTTTCAAATCTTTTAACAGCGCTATTCATTGATATTTCAGCTACACATTCTTCGACGTCAATTTTGTATTGTTCAGCTAGCCATTCAACTTGCTCCCTATCAACAGGACCACCGTTTGCTTCTAGTCTTTTTAATGCATGGGTTGCAGGCATTAAAATCTCTTTATATAATTTAGAGAACTCAGGGCTAGCACTTACTAAAGGTTTAAACTTAGAGTATAATTGAGCAGTTCCGTCTGCATCTCTGCAAGCATAAGGGGCTAGTATTTCACTAGGTAGCATACCGTAGTTAAAATCAGCTAATTTTACTTTATTCTGTCTAGCCCACGTTTTCTTATATGTATCTAATTCTCTCTCGTAGTCCCCTAAATCAGTAAACCTTAAGGCTAACGGTTTAAGTCCGTGAGTACCTACAGATTCTTCTAGACAGTAATGTAGCAACATAGTATCTTCTATATCTGGAAACTCAAATCCTAGTTCGTACTCCATAAATTGCGTATCGAATTTAGCATTATGAAATATACACTTTTTACTTTTAAATAAGTTAAAAAACCAATTTTTATGCTTATTAACAATAGCTATAGATATATATAGACCTTGGTGAGGTTTAGTAGATATAGCTATGCCTAGTATATTTCCTGTATGTGGAGATACAGAAGTAGTCTCAATGTCTACTACTAGTTCTGAGGCCTCAGTTAATTGGTCTTTGTATACTTGAAATTGCTCATCGTCTTCAATAAAACAATAATCTTTTTCGCTAGCTTTGTTGAAGTCCTCACCTTCTAGAATACTAGGTATTTTATTAAATGCCTTTTGTATTTCCTTATCGAGCTGGGGCTTAATAATAGCGATATTCGGATGCATAATAGGTAAATATTTTTTTTCTATAAACACTCCATTATATTTTTGTACCCCTGTCATACCTACTGCATATTTTAGGGATTCGGCACCTATAGGACATACAACTTTATACCCCTCCAATTCTTCTAAATTCAGGTTTACATCTTTTTTAAGAACCTTATCTTTAGGGCTACTACAAAGAAATTTAATATCATAAGGTACCCCACTAAGATACTTATTGACTATTTGTGTAGCTCCTTTTTCTGCAGTACTTGCAAAAACAAAACATACTTCTGATTTATTTGTCATATTTTATACCCTTCCTCGGGTTGTTTGTATTTATTTTAAATAGGCTTTAGCTTGCGCTTGTGTTAATTCTCCTGGGTCAACGCCTTCAGGTAGTAATATATTTCTAGAAAAAATATCATGTTTTTCAAGTAATTCTTCTATATTTTTAGCAGCTTTTTGCCCTGGTATATCTGGGTCCATTAATATATCTACTCTAGTGACTCCTACTCTATCTAGCAAATCTACTTTCTTTTTACTAAAATTACTAGCCCCGAATATACATAGAGTATTAGTATACCCAAGTTGCCACATATTTAGCATATCAAAAATACCTTCTACTAAAATCACATAGTTAACATTTCCTACTTTGTCTAAAGGAAATAAACAATCTGCTGTAATTGCTTTTTCAGGTCTTCTATTATATTTAGACTTATGATCACTATTAGTATATTGCAGCCTACCTTCTATAAATCTTAATTTATTGAATTGGTATACAGGAATACAGAAGTAGTCCGATAACCCTAGAGAATCAGTAGTGAATGCTCCGAATTCTATCAGTACTCTAGGATGGATATTTTTAAAACATTCAGTAACCATTACCTTATCTAATGGCAGTTTTACTGAATGTTTTAGCATCTTATCCTCTATTTTACTTTTAAGTTTTCTTATTCTAAAAGGTTGTTTTGAATCAGATTCTAGTAATTCTGTAACACCTATAGATGCAAGAAATTTAGTAGAACCTCCCTTAAACCCGCAACTCCAGCAATTAAATATATCTTTATCTAGGTTATAAGATAAGCTAGCATTATTATCTTCATGTTCTCCACTAGTACATTGTATAAGTATTTCGTATGGGTTATTAGTGTCTTTAAAAGGTATACCTTTGTCTGTTAATACTTCTCTAATATCCATTATATATCGTCTGCGTACTCTCTGCCTGTGCCGAACTTAGTGGCATTATGGGGTTTTTCATTAACTACTTTAGACATATTTGGGTCTACTTTTACACATTCCCAATTCATATTAACATCGAAACTCATATGCCTACCGTTACGAATCTTAGTTGTATGTACAGTTATTTTAGATTCTAATTCCCTATCTTCAGATTCTGGTGGTGGGAAAAAGTTAAAACTTCTATCTGCAGAGTCTAGGATACCCTTAGCAAATCTAGCCTCGCCGCTTGCGTCAATTTGATAAGGTGATAATATTGTAACATCGTGTTTTCTAGCTAATGTTTTTAGAGAATCTGCAATTACAATCTGAGTTTGCCAATTTTTTTGGTCTTCATGGTTAATAATATTAAGATAATCTACTGCAGCTAATGTAAAGTCTGGATACTTATTTTTAAACATATTGCAATAATGATCAATTCTATTTAAAGTTAAACTCTCATCATCAATTATAAATAACCTATTATCTAGTAACTCTGGCCCTATAATTTTTAATTTACTATCGAAGTCTTTAAAATTAGCAGTTAGCTCTAAGGTCTTTAATAAGTCATCTACTTCTGCTGAAGGTTTGTAAAAAGCTTTAAATTTAGCTTTAGCCATAGTTATTTTTTGCTCTGTAGAAGTTTTATTTTTATATATATCTAGAAACGGTACGCCAGATATAATAGACATTATTCTGTCGTATACCTCTTTATACCTCATTTCTATAGAGAATAACGCTACAGTATTTCCGCTGAAAAATCTAGTTAAAGCCATATTTACCGTTAATATAGACTTACCGGACCCTCTTCTACCTCCTAATAATACTAACTCTTGTGTACCAAAGCCACCATTAACCGAATCAAACTCTGCAGATAGCCCTGATGGGTATAGTTTATAAGTCTCTTCTTCAGAGAAGAAATCTAATTTAGCAACATCAAATAGTTCATCATCATATGGCATAGCTTTATTAAGTGTTAGTAGATGGTCATTAAACTCTTCAATTATCTCTACTTTTTCTAAGTTATCAAGATTATCTACAAATTTGTCTAGAAAACTTATAGTTTCCTCTCTTATAAAATAATCTTGTAGCTGGGCTACTAAAAACTCATCTCCTATTAGGTCATTGACATTATTATCATCTAATATTTGATTCTCTAGATAATCTTGTAGTAACTGATCCTTTCTTAATACTAAAAATTCGTTTACTGAAGGTAATTTAGTATTAGCCTTATAAAATGACTGAATCTTATCAAATATAGCACTATTGGCCCCCGTAAAGTAAGAGGTTTGTATCTTAGAAAATAAATCGTGGCTTTGTTTATCTAATAGTCTTCTAACTGCAATTTTTTGTAAATCTACTACCATACTATTGTACTACCGGGTATAATTGCTCTCTGCTAAGGTAGTAGTTACCTGCATAATCATCATCTCTCCATACTAAATAGTACTCCCTTCCGGTATCTTCTAAAATAGCAAGTATATTATTTCTTAACCTATTTACAGCACTCATTTTCATTTCTTTACCGTCTTCAAGAACCCAGTAAATTTCATAATGTATACCTATTTTAGGCTCCAAATAGTTATTTCTACCTCTAATAAACTTTGTCAATTCTACATACCTTTGTGTACCTCTTTCTAAGTACTCAACATACTTTTCGTCGTATATTTGCTTAATTACTCCAAAACAATTATACTTAGCTATAAATACTCTATCATTATTATTAAACTGTACATCTAAATCTTGAACGATATGGGCAACTGTGGCTTTTTTATTCTTACCTCTAGCCCTAATAGGTACATTATTTTCTACTAGTATTTTCTTTACTCTGGCCGCAGAAATATACCATTCCTTGGCAATGCCTGTTTGAGTACCTCCATTTAAATACTCTTTTATTATACTATTTATTTCAGCATTAGAAAATACTTTAACTTTAGCAGCAGCCTTTAGCCTTTTATCCCTGGCTAATCCTTCATTAAATTCTTTTATAATACTGTCTAGACGTTTAGTATTATACTTTATACCTAGGTGTTCACATACAAATTTCTTAGTTTTTTTCTTTTTCAAATACCAAATAGCTTGACGTATCTTGGCTTCTGATATTTCTAACTTTTTAGTTTTTCTTGTCATAGATAACCTTATTTTTTATGTAATCAGTTACTAATAAGTATATATAAAAAATAACCATCAGTCAATAATAAAATTATATATTTTTTACTAGTGGATTGTAAAACTTTTTTCATCAAAATATATATTTGATGTTATACTATGTATCATACCTGTATCTGTATATGTAACTATAAATTTTTCGTTGAAAAATCTATTACTCCTATATAGTTTCTCAACGAAAAAACTACTAATATAACATTCTAGTAATTCTGTATATTCCTTGGACCCTACTTGTACATTAGGAAATTGCTGGTGTAACACCGTACTTAAATACTCTGCCCTTTTGACTGTACCCATACCTAGTATATAATCTAATTGAGCATCTGTTAACTCACTTAATTTCATATAACCCTCAAATAATAAAAATAGGGAACAACCGTAGTTGTTCCCTATAAGTAGTCCCCTACTTAAGTACCTTATAGTTACTCTTTAGAAGCTTTAGGGGTATAATCAGCTGCTACAAGACCTCTACGGGTAAGTACAGTTTTCACACCTCGTACAGTTTTATCAAACATTTCTGCTAGTTCTTCGATAGTTTTATCTTGATTATCTTCAATACCCGCATAAGCATCAGCTTTAGCGCCTACTTTGTCACGTTGCTCTGCTTTAAGTTTCATAGATAGCAATTTACCGCGCACAGAGTTTTTAGTTTTGCCTAGAGCATCTGCAATTTCTTCTAGAAACTTACCGCTTTCAGCCATTTCTCGAACAGTTGCCTCCTCAGCATCAGTATAAGTTTTAGCAACTACTTTTTTCTCTGCCGGTTTAATAGTACCAGTCATATCTAAGGCAAGAGCTTTACCATTTATTTGGCGAGCAGAGAACTTACCATCGGCGAAAGTACTAGCAATTTCTTCAGCGGTTTTTTCTTGATTATTATTTTCAAGAATATCTGTAAGAGCAGCAGTTTCTTCAGCAGAAAATACTGCGGCTGCTCCTTGTTTCTTAGGTACATCAAACCCTAGCTTACGAAGCTTAGCTGTTACGGATCTACGAGGAAATCCAAAATCCTCCATTAGGGACTGCACAATATCCTCTGTTACACCATTAGCACTTACTGTGTGCATTTCTTCTACCATTTCTTCTGTGTATTCAAATTTTGACATGTTTTTCCTTTGTCATTACTTTTTATTTTTTACAAAAAAGCATTATTACTTTTTTGTCTGTGATTACATCATATAATAAATTTTATTATTTAGCAAATACAAATTTGATTATTTTTTGTTCTATACTACAATTAATTACTAAAATTTTCCTGTTAGCACCTCTTTTTTTCTTGACCAATAATCTACTATAGTAGTTCCTTGTGCTATAGCTTTTTTATACTTAGAAGAGCTAGTATCCCCACCTGTTATCAATGCATAGCAATCTTTAGTAACAGTAGATGTAGTTTTGTACCCTAGAATTTCTAATTCATCACTTAGCTCTTTTCTAGTAATATCCATTTTACCTGTAATGCATACTTTCTTAGTAGGTTCATCTAATATATCTGAAATTAATAATTCTTGCCTCAATTGTAGAGGTAACTTCAGTACCCAGTCCTCATTATCCTCCAAAAAACTAAGTATAGAATTAATAGTAGCGGGGCCTACTCCTTTAACTTCTGTGTACTCAATATCCTTTAGATGTATAAATGCAGGTATTTTATTAACTATAACCTTAGCTGCTGCCCTACCTACCCCTTTTATACCTAAAGCAGCTAACACAATACTATATGGTTTTAATCTAGACTTATATACTTCTTGAAGTATTTTTTGCCCGTTTGCTCCTAATTGATCCCACTTAGTGTTACTGCTATATAGTTGGCTTATATGAGTAATATTCATTTTGTTTATGGATGCAGGGCCTAACCCTTTAATTTCCATAGTTTTAACAAAATGCTCTACTACTTTAGCTTGATTTACATCACTAGAATTCTTAACAACAAGTGTAGGCCCTTTTCTAACTAGCTCTAGATTAACTTGCTTCTCTGCATCAATTTTACTTATTTTAATGTTATGTTTCGAATGCTCTATAACTTCCAGAAATTTAGGTATAACTCCTCCTGCTCTTTCTACTTTTATAGTATCCCCTATGCCTAGACTATTATCCTCTATTATACGGATGTTATGTAAAGTTACTCTAGTTATTGTAGCATCATCTAAAACCACTGGGCTGATAATACCAGTAGGGTTTACTGTTCCTGTTCTCCCTACTGTCCATATTACTTCCTGCAAGGTAGATATAGCAACAGTAACTTCTCTCTCTTTTAATGCTATTGCAAATTTAGGGTATTTAGAAGTATACCCTAAAGTGACAGATTTGTTATAACTATCAATTCTAAATACTCTACCATCTTGCGGATACTTATCTGCAATAGGATCCATAACTGTAGTTATACCCATAGCACTAACTAATTTCATTCTAGTAGTGTAATCTAAAGTTACGCCTAATAAATCGTGTGCAATAAATAAAATATCTCTATTTTTAAATTCCTCTTCCGACTTCAGCCCTAAGGCGCCAGATACGTAGTTCCTAAAATTATCTACTTTTTTATTAGTAACACACTCGCCATTTATTACTACTATTTTCCACGAAGATTTTATAGTTTTAGGTATATTTTTTATGTGCTTTACTAGGTGTAAAACATTATCCCCCATTTCTCCATTGCCTCGTGTTAGAGCAGCCGATAAGCGCCCCAACTTATACACTAGAGTTATATTAGTACCGTCTATTTTTGGGGTTTCTATACTAAAATTAGAGGGCACTTCTTCTACATTGTATACTTTTTGTAGAGAGTACAACTTAAATGGGTGTTGCACCTTACCTGCTATGCCTCCAACTTTTACTGTGGGGGAATCAATAGCCTGCCATCCTTGTGCTTTTTCTACCTCTTCCAGCTTATCGTATAGAGCATCGAAGTCTGCATCTGATATGCTAGGCACTGACTGATCGTAGTATAAATCGCAGTGTTTTTGTACTAGTTTCTTTAAAGTGATATAGTTCATAAATTTATAGCCTTATGTGTATATACCTATATTATACTTAATATTAGTAGTTAGCAATAATTAATTACATTTAATCACTACAATACCGCTTTTTTAACTCTTTTAACAATATAGTTAGGTTTTGCTTATTATTTAGGTTATATCCGTTAAGTTGAATACCAAACATGCCTTCTATTTCTAATACCATCATTTTAACTGTAGGTGCTTTTTCTATAGTATTAATAGGCTTTTCGTATATCTTTAATTGTACTAATTTACTTATAACACTTCTATAGCCTTTATTAAATACCTTAGCTAACTTGTGTACATCTTGTTCTTTTCTATTTACGTACAAGTCTATTAATTTCTCTGTGTCTTTATCTTCCCAGGCTTTTAAACTCATTTATACTCCAAAGGCAATGTTAGTTGTGTAGAATGCTCGTACCTTTTAGCTATTAAATGGCCTGCTTCTTCTAATAAAGGTATTAAAGATGTTACCTCATCTGCATGCATAGAAAAACCACTTTTAGTGGGGAACCAAGTGCCTGTATCCCCATCCATCATATATTCTCGTATGTGTAGATATAATATATCTCTAAACTCATTTATTGTTACTTTTACTGCATTCCCATTAGGTTTATGGAATGCAACGCCAAAATCCTTGTCCATTAATTAATAGACTTATTTTTCTTTTTATTCTTTACTTTTTTTAGCTCTACCCACCGTGCTATAAGCTTATCTATAGCACCTTGGTCGAACCCTTGAATTGTAGCTAACTCTATAATTTCAATTTTGTTTTTACACTTTAGTAAAATACTATCTTTCATTATGTTCTCCTTACCTGGTTGTTACTTATTTTGTTAAACACATCAATGTATTGCTTTATAACTTTGTCCCATGTATTAAGTGTAGATATACCCTTTACTTTACTAACTATCTTATCTCTTTCATGGCTGTGATATAAATACATAAGTGCTTTTTCTAGAGATTGCTCAGAAGGCTCATCAATAAATGTATGAGTGCCCATTAAGGTACTTGAGTCTCCTGGCTTCATAGCAAATATATTAGCATCTGCAATATTAATAGGTGTAGCAGTAGTATCTATTTTTATACTACAGTCATCTGGTATAAAGTCATTAGTAGGCCCTTTATTAGGAATAATAGGAAAACACCCAGAAGCTACTGCTTCTTGTATATGCATACCGAAGCCTTCAGCCCTGTAAGGATGCACAATAACAGAACAGCTACTATATAAATCAGCCATATCCTCTACAGATAAATCACTATCTATATAAGTAATAGGAGCACAAGAAGTTTTATATTGCATACGGATGATTTCATTAATTATATTACTATCTCCATATACCCTTGGGTTATCTTTTATAATTAGTCTTGCATTATCATAAGACTTAAAACATTTATGCCACGCATTCAGCAGTATATCTAACCCTTTTCTCCACTGTGAATTTCCTACATATACAAAATTAAATTTAGATTCCTCAACATAAGAACTTGTTGATCTACCACTTTTAAAAATTTTGTCGTCATACCCGTTAGGTACTACAAAAACTTTATCACTGCGTAAGCCCCCTTTTATAAATACTTCAGCATTAGTAGAACTTGGTACTATTAAAGCATCTGCAAATGACTCAAATTTATACTGCCATTCAAAAGGTACTTTAGGGAACTCCCATGGCTGAATAAATACTATTTTAGTTTTTTTATTTTCTGGCCACTGCCATATTGGTGGGTAAGTATGTCTAACTTGTATATCTGGTACTTTATCGGTAGACTTACGTAACTTTTGTAATATTTTTACTGATTCTTTGTCTACTTTAAATTCGTGGTCATAAGAATCAATAGCTATAATTTGTACAGCAACTCCTGCGTTATGTAGCCCTATTGCTAAGTTTCTATTTATAATACTCAGAGAGTGATTATCAAAAAATTTTCCTAATATTTCAATTAACATTAATACGCTTTATCCTTATAACTCATAATAAAAGATACTAAATCTTTTGTAGGTACTGCGCGTAACCTAGGCCACTGAGCTGGCCCTATACCTGATGTTCTAAAGTTATGAAATTCTTTATAATTATCTAAAGTCACACTATTCCATAAAGAAAAAAATGGATCCTCATTAACAATATCAGAATGCCCTGTATTGTTAATTTTTTCATACAATGCTTGTTTATCTCTATCTAAGCTCCAATGTAGCCCAATTAATGGGGACATAAGCCTATTTTTCCCGGAAGCGCTCACGTTACTCCATCTAGCGTAAGTAAAAGTGTTATTTACAGAAGTAGCTATGCTCTGATTTTCTCCGAAGAAAGGTGCCCCGTCTTCATTCACTATTAGTAATGTTGTATCTCCTATAGTTTTAAAAGGAGTAACCCAAATCATACATACATCTTTATCTTCTTTATACTTATGGACTATGGGGCAATAGCTATAGAAAAAATCTTTCGCATTTAATAATACTTCATCAGCATCAAAGCTAAAAATCCAACTATTTGTGCATTTACTTTTAAGAAAATTTCGTTCATAATTATCATTTTCTATAGCTATTTTTGAGGAATGAAAATTACTTTGAATTACCTCTATTTTATTATCCACATCTATAGATAGTAAAGAATCCCATAATTCCCCCTCATTAAAAGAGAATTTATTATTATTCCAGCTAATTCTATCTTCATCAAGCCCTAATATAATTTCGTCTACATATGCATAATAAGATTTTATACTTTCTATTAGCATATGTGCATCATAGCTGATTAAACTTATAACACTTTTTTTCATTCTTTACCTACTGCTTTATGAGATCTAACTACCCCAAATATACCAATACCGGAATAGTAATTACTAGCATCATTTAAGCTACTAGTAACTCGAGTTTCTTCCCATAGTACTTTTACTTTATCTTCGCGCTCTTCAAATGCTTTTCTTATTTGCCTTTCATGTAGGGTATTCGAAAAATTTGAGAATATAATTACAGAAGAACTACTAATATAAGGAACTATATTTTCAAAAAAATCAGAATATACCTTTTCATTAACAGGAGTCACATCAAAGTACACTACATCTGCTTTAGGCACATCCTCTGGCATAACTTTTTCAAAGTATTCTTCTATTATATTTATAGACCCTTTTTTACTATTATTATCCGAAGTACCATATCTACTTAGATTGCTTTTTAACTGACTTTGCATATTGTACCATATGGTTCCTTCTAAAGGTACTTTAGTAGGCTCTATAGCGTCATACATATAATTTTCTATACCTGTAGCTTTACACGTTTCATTCTCATATACTGCACTTAATATAGTTGAACCTCTACCTACTCCTATTTCTAAATAGTTTGTGTTCTTTTTACTACAAATATTATTAATAAACGACTTTAGCCTATAGGAGCTATGTCCATATAGATCTAACATATATTCTGGTAATTTAGATTGTACCCCATCTGCTAGCGTTAGAGAAGCAGTTACTTGTGGTCTAGTAATAGTAGCCATTTTATATCCTTTTATATAGTTATATAATCTTATTATCAATAGTTTTATACAGCTTAGAGCCGCTCCATTTATCTATTAATTTATTTAAGTTTCTTAATTCCATCTGCACTTTACTTTGATCGTTGGCTTTTATAATTTTAGCATCTTTAGACTCGGAGTGCATAATTCTTACAGGTATTTGGTATATCTTTTGCCCTACACTTCTAGCAGCTAAGCAAAAGTCTACGTCTCTATTATACGCCCACTCATATTCTGGAGAAAATGACCCTACTGCGTTAATAAAACTTCTTCTAATATAGCAACCTCCAAAAGTAGTCCAAGCTACTTCTCTTACACTATCGTACTCCCCTGTATCAGTTTCTAACTCTTCCTTAAACGTGGATTTATTTTCTACAACAATACCACTACCATAATGATCAGGCTTACCGTCTGTAAATTTACCTCCTGCTGATTGAATAAAATAGTCACCTTTTTCGTCTTTTAGAGGATAAAGTAACAGGCAACCGAACATACCAGCTTCTGGATACTTATTAGTATATTTTAATACTTTAGATAACCAATCAGTATCTTTCATAAACATATCTGAATGCAAAATAAATATATCATCATCAGGGAATTTATTCCACATTTTTTGGAACATTAAATCAGGGCCAATACCGGCAGTATCTTGTTCATAGTATATGTCGTACTCCCAATAGTGTTCTTTATGTTTTTTGATTTCTTTGGGGTTGATATATGGGGTTATTATTTTTACCATCTAAATTCCTTTCTATACTCTTGTACTAATAGATTTATAGAGTCATCAAATTGTTTTTTAGGTTTCCACCCTAGTCTCTTTAACGGCTCACATGTTATAGAATATCTAACATCTTGCCCAGGTCTGTTATGCTGCATATTTACATAGTAACTATATTTACTCTGTTCTACTCCATAGGCGCTAAGTATTTTTTCTACTGTAGCCAAGTTAGTTTGAGAAAATTCTGATGATATGTTATATATACAATTAAATTCTGCAGCATGATATATAGTTAATATAGCATCTACAGTATCATATACATGTGTCCATACTCTTATAGGAGTACCTTTATTATGCAGATTTATAGGTAATCCTCTATTAAGATTTTTAACTGCTAAAGGTATTAACTTTTCTGGGTATTGATGTGGTCCATAATTATTTGATGGTCTTACTATAGTAAAAGGCTGTTCGTGTGTTCTATTCCAAGCCATTATTAGCATATCTGCTGCTGCTTTAGAAGCTGCATAAGGGTTACTAGGATTTAGCTTACTATCCTCATTAGCACTATTAGAAATTAAATCTCCATAAACTTCATCAGTAGATATTTGAAAAAACATAGTTTTACTATTTTTAATATTAATTTGGTTATTAAGTACCTCTAGTAAATTAGCTACACCACTGACGTTACTTTTAAAAAACTCTTTACTACTTTTATTACTATTATCTACATCACTCTCTGCAGCAAAATTAAATAATACATCTGCATCAGGTAGCCATGTTACCTCACATATATCCTCTTTTACTACCTTATAAGAGTTAGGAAATACTTTTTGTAAGTACTTGAGCCTATTTGTATTTGATACTTTAGTTATTTTATCAATACCATAAACAAACCACCCTCTATTTAGTAGTTGTTCCACAAATGTACTAGCTAAAAATCCTGCGCAGCCAGTTACTATTGCTATTCTTTGCATTTATATTTCCTGTTATTGGTAAACAAACTATATTTTCATATAGTTTACTTGAATTTGGTAGCCCTAGTAAAGGTTTATAGTATTTAACCCCTAGTTTCTCTGCATCTTTTCTTATATACTGATCTTCTATTATAATAGGTAAATTAGCAGGTAAGAAAGAATAATCATCCGCAACATTAGGAAATAGCTCAGCATACTTTTTAGCCATCTCATACAGATAAAAATATCTATCTAATAAGCTATTTTTTAAACTTTCTATAGAGAAGCTATCCCACCACTGTAGCACTCCTGCAGCAGCTATCTCACTCATCTTATAATTATTACCTAAAAAAGGGTCACTATGCTTAGCAAAATTTATTATATCCCTAGCTAAATCTTCAAATTGTTTATCTATAATTAGTAAACCACCTTCCCCAAATCCTAGGTGCTTTGTATGGTGTAGCGATATTATAGCCGCGTCTCCAATATTGCAACTGTTAGTGCTGTTAATAAAAGAAAAAGGAGTTGCAGCATTATCGTATATGGTAACTATGTCATGCGCTTCTGCAAACTCTTCTATAAATACTACATCTTGTAGGTGTCCAAAACAGTTAGTTATTACTATTAAGTCAGCATCTTTATCTAAGGCTATATTAGCACTGTCATGCATATCAACAATAATAGCATTATTTAAAGGCCCCTGTATATTACAAGGGAAAGTAAAGTCTTGCACATTTATATTTTCACAATCATACACATTAACTGCTGCATGTAAAGCAGCAGTCCCACTACTAGTAGCTATAATTGCTTTAGACTCATCTATTTTTAGCATGTACCTAGCGCGTTCTTCTAGTAATTGTACTGCATAGCCATAATTTGTAAATATATTAGACCTATTAGCCTCTTGTATATATTTATTAAAATTCTTAATTTTTAACTTTTTAGTAATTAGCATACACAGTTTCCCAATCTACTCCTGGAGTAATACATCCTTCTTGCAAGTGAGTAGCGTGACCAGGTATAGGACAAAATGCTGGTATTTGTGCGAAAGCTTTCCAAGTCCAGCTATCATCTGCAAAAACTCCTGCTCTTAATATTTCATACTTATATTTTAACCAAGTCTTACCTAATGCTGCAATAGTTAAAGTAGCACTAGGCACAGTCCTAATGTGCCCGTAGTTAGTTAAATATATCTTAGTATTAATTTCCCTGTCTATAGTATATCTATCAGGGTAGTCATAAGGTACATAAAACCCATCAAAAGAAGAATTATATAAATTTTTCATAGCGCTAATTGCTATAGGAGTGTGCAAGTAATCATCTTCACATATATATATTAATTCTTCTGGATTACTTTCCGCAGTTTGTATTAGTAATTCAGTTAAGTCTGGGCAAGCATTAATTACAACAGGATGATACTTTGGATACTTATGCTCTTTTCTTAGCACATCTAAAGAAGTAATATCTACTACAGAGAAATTAGCTATTGTAGTATTTTTCATCCATTCTAAAGTTTCTTTAGTAGTTCTATCATTAACAATAATTATACTATCTTCTTTATTTAGTCCTTCCTGTATTGATAGATAAGATTTACGTAAGATTTCTAATTTATACTTACCATTCCATCTGGGTTTATCATCTGTGCCTTTTCCCAAAGACCCTGGAGATAAATTAGCTTCACAACTTCTGAATAGAATATGCATATTTACTACTTTCTTTGTTGTCTTTAAAAAATATACTATTATTTATATCTCTTACTATATTCTCAGATACGCTGATAGTATTATTATTGCCTATTGTGATTTTCGGTATTATAGTAACATTAGTAGCTAAATAGTTATTACTACCTATTTTACAAGTACCTAATACAGATACTTTAGGATTTAATAAGTTATGGTCCCCTATTACACAGTCATGAGATACTAATGTTTGCACATTTAGTAAGTTAAAATCCCCTAGAATGGCATTGCCAAGAACTATAGAATTTGTACATAATAGATTACCTATACCTATTTTAGCGTAACATGATAAATAACAATTATCCGCTATTATATTTGGAAAAATTTCTTTACTTACTCCATAGTACTCATCTATCAGGTCTATAAAATAAGCCCTCCAAAACTTATTTCCAGTACCTAAAAGAAAACTGCTAAATTTAGGGAAAGTAAACTCCTTAATAGTATTGAATGGGGATTCTACCATTATAGCGTCACCTTCTTTATAGATGTAACCCCCGAACCCTAAGTCAGTATATTGCTCTTTTATTTGCTCACGTACCTCATGTGCAAAACCTCCATTACCTAAAATGTATAAATTAGACATTTATTATTCTGACCCTACTGATTCTAATCTTTCTTTTTCTGTATATCCTGATAAGCTATAAGCGTCTATTATAGAGCTTCCAGATAGGCTAACAGTTCTTAGTCTAGAAGTCATTTCCCCTGCAGCAGCTATAGATTCTTTTATATTAGCTCCTTTGTACATTACTGTATTATGTAAATTAAAGCCCATTGATGTCCCTATACCGAAAGTATCTATATTAGTGCCTAAAAAAGTAAAACCCCAGTTAGCTTGTTCAGCTAATTCTACCATCTCTTTAATAGCGCCTCCATTATATTTCTTAGATGTATTATCCTGTCCATCAGTTAATACTACGAAAATTAAAGAGTCTCTGCTAGACTTTTTATACTTACTTACCTTATTATTTATTTTACGCATTACTTTACCTATACTATCATATAAGTTAGTCATGCCGCTGGGATTATAGGAGCTATCTGTTAAATTTTCTACTGAATTAACATTTTTTCTATCGAGTATTTTTTTAGTAGAGTATCCATTAAAGCTGTATAAGCTAATATAGGTTTTAACTCCGTCTTCTTTAGATTCCTTTTTATGTATATCCAAAAACTCATTAAAACCGTCTATAGTGCCTGCTTTAATACCATTCATTGAGGAAGAGCTATCAAGTATAAATATTATATGTGAAGCTTTAGTACCTGATTTTTTGGGCTTAAACACCTTATTTTTTATATTACTAGAGCTTACGCTAGTAAATTTATCAGTTTTTGGTATTGTCCATACAGGGCTATACATATTAGTTATTCTATTCATACTATCTCCTATATAATAAAAGGAAGCTAACCATAGGCTTCCACGAGTCTATTTACGGCGACCAGCCCTATAATACTACGTATTAAAAGTTAAGTTTTGCTCCAATAATAGCATTACCTATATTACCATTATTATCTACTCCTACATTAGTATATATGTCTAAATTAGGTTTAGCAGCCCATGTAGCTCCTAGAGTAACGCCAGAATAAGTAATATTAGTAAGATCTACTGATGTTTTTACATACATATTTACGCTATCCACAATATTATAATTTAGTTTTGCACTATAATTAATAGTATAATTTGTACTATTAATATTATATTCCGCAACTAAACTATTGTCTAAAGCAACTCCAGTGTTACCTAGGTCAAAAGCTGATGCAGTCCCTGTAGTAGCTGCTAGTAATGTTGCAGCAAATGTTATTATTTTATTCATTTTATATTCCATTTTTTAATTGATCAATTAAAAGCCTTTAAGGATAGACTTAATCCTTTTTTAGTGTTTCTTATTAATATAATATACACGTAAAAATAGTCATTAGCAACTATAAAATTACTTATTTACCACTAACTACTCAAACAAATGCGATTCTTTTTGCTTATGCAACCATCTTTTACGGCCTGCTTTTTTTATAAGTCTCTTTTTTTCGCTTTTAGATACAAAAAATCTTTTATCTTTTAGTGCATTTGTATCCCCCTCTAGTAAAAGCTTACGTTTTAGCACACGCATAGCTTTGTCTACATTGTTATTCTTAACGTATATTTTCATTTAATGTCTTTATTTTAAATTTTGGTAGTAGCAACTTTAAATCAACTTTAAATTTGCTAAATGGGTAGAACTGTGCTAGTATAAGTTATTAAACAACTAAGATACATTTTCAGTAACCCAAGAAAGTAAATCATTATCATTTACTTTAATTTGTTTATATGTTTTAAATTTACTATTCTTAAAAATCATAAAACAAGGTACTCTATCTGGTTTTTTACAATATAGTAACATACGTGAATCAGAATTATCGACTACTTCTACTTGAATGTTAATTTTTTGCTTAATTAGTTGTGCTTGATTATTAACATATTCAGTTAAATTAAAGTCAGATAAAGGTACAAATACTGTTAATTTATAATTCATATATTACTTCCTTTTTTACCACGAAAATAGGTAATTTTTTTCTTGCCTATTGCTTGTATTATAATTTATAATAATTTAAATGTCAACAAAAAACTTGATATTAGTAAAAAATAAAGATATTTTGGATATAATGAGAAAAAGACCTACGTTAAAAGAATCTATTGCGATCTTAGAACAATATAAAATGTATAATAGTTATTGTTCCCAAGCTTTAATAGAATATAAAGAATTAAAGAAAACTAATGAATTTCTTGCATCTAGGATAATTGTTGAAATTGTAAATAATTTTTATAAGAAGTCAGAAAGTATAAGTATAAATGGCTAAAAGAAAAATTATTCCTGTTTCTGACTATTCTGATTGGTCAATTTTAAGAACTATAAAAGAGGCTGAAAATGTGTCTAAGTGGAACCCTTGGTTAGCGCATTTATGGATGTCTGAAGCATTAAATGGTATTGACTTAGATAACCCTTATTATAATGAATTTGATTTAGCAGCAGCTAGGATTAATTCATTTTGGGCTACAATAAAGAATTTTAATTGGTATAATGAGGAAGATTTTTGGGGAGCTATTGACCGCCCTACTACCTGTACCTATATACAATCTACTAATGGGTCAATTAACTTTATAGACAATGTAGATAATTTTTCTTTAAAAAAATAAATTGACATAAAAGTAAAAATATTATAATATATAAGGAATAAAATGTTTTTTAAATTAACAGCTAAAAACGCATACAGAGACTTAGTAAAGAATATAAAAATTATTGCTAGTTCTAAAGAGTTAAAGGATAAAGATAAGTTTATTGCATATCAATCTTTGTTTAAGCTACTAAAACAAAGACTTCAAGAATCAGAAAGAAATGTAAATTCACAAACTGCATTTTCTAATAAGTGTGCTCATTGGAATGCAATACATGTAAAAAAGATTTACAAAATAGTTTAACAAAAACGGATAGTAAAGCAGTACAAGATATGGAGATAGCAATATCTTGGTTTAATAGAGCAGCACATAAAGAGTATTGGATAGTATAATGGATGCATCTATAGCGTCAGAACTAGCTGAAGAAATTAATCGTATAGTAGATTTGGTAATACAGCGAGAAGCAATAAATGCATCTATATCATCACTAAAAAAAGATATAAAAGAAAATTTTGATCTACCTACCCCTGTAATAACTAAAATTGTTAGCTTAGTAAGAAAAGAAAATATTGCAGAAGAAGATGAAGTATGGCAGGAAATAAAAAATATTGTAAAGTTGTGTAAGTGACTAAGTATAACTATGTTACAGAAATGCCTGTAGATACCTTACCTACTGGTAGAACCTATCACACTCCTGACGGGTCTTACCCTTCTATAACTACCATTTTAGCTAAAACATCTAACCAAGCTTGGTTAGCAGCATGGATCGCTAGAGTAGGAGAAGCTGAGGCTGCTAGAATATCTAAAATAGCTACTGATAGAGGTACATTGGTACATGAATATGCCGAAAAACATTTTAACGGCATACCTATATTTGCAGAGTTAGAACAAGAAGCTGCTGATGTTATACACTTAACTAAAGAGCTTATTAAAATTACGGAAGCTGGTAACCCAGAAGTATGGGGACAGGAACAAATACTATGGAGCAATAAGTATAAGTTTGCGGGTAGATGTGATATGGTAGGCTTATGGAATGGCGTTCCGTCTATTATAGATTTTAAAACGTCAAAAAAGGTTAAAAATATAAAGCAGATAAAAGATTACTTTATACAAGGATGTTCTTACTGTGTAGCACATAACGAAAGATATGGTACTGGTATAAAGCAAATAGTAATAAATATGACTATTGATGATAAGCCAGGAAAAACTTTTATTAAACCTGCTCCTATGTTCCTTCCTGAGCTAAAAAATAGAATTAGGAGTTACTATGCTATTAATAACAAAAGAAAAAGCAGAGAAGTTAGCGAAGATATATAAAGATAAGTATAATTGCCCTCCTAAGATGAAGGATTATACTGCTACTAGTGACTTTTGTGATAAAAAATTAATTATACGTTTATACGGTAGTTGGAGTAACTATTTACTTGCCCTTGGGTACACTAAAGACTCCAGAAATAGAGTGCTAAAACCTGGACCAGGACCTAAAGCTACTTATATTAAAAAAAGAATAACACCAAAGTTAAAAAAACATTTACTAAGCTTAGATTTATCAGATAAAGATTTATCATTTATAAAAGGCTGTTTGCGCTGTCAGGATAATAGTGGTCAATTAACTGAGTTACAATTTAATAGAATTTTATATATGCAAAGCAATAAATACAGTAAGGATATATAATGTTTAAATTATTTGGAAAAGTAAAGTTGTATATTGTAATCGGTTTACTACTAGCTAGCATAGTTACTTCGGTTTTATACTACTATAATACATCACAAAATACCATTAGAGTATTACAAAACAATAATGAAAAACTAAAAATAGCTGTTAATAATCAAACAGACGCTATAAATGTACTACAAAGTTCTTATAGAAGGCAGTCTGAACAGTTATTAACATTAGGAAGGTTGCGGCAAGAGTTGCAAAATGAAAAAAATGCTTTAAATAGCGTTATACTAGGGCATGATTGGGAAGCTCTTAGTAGAGCTAAACCAGGGTTAATAGAGAGAAGAATAAATGAAGGTACTAAAAACTTATTTAGTAATATTACTAGCCTTACTACTTCTAATTAGCTGCACTAAAGATAATAGTATTTCTACAGTAAGTACTCCTATAGCGGTACCTATTACTAAACCTAATAGCCCTGCCCCTGTCACTTTAAATAACATTACTTGGAAGGTGCTAGAAGTAAATGGCTTAATTTACTATGCGGTGACTATATCTGATTATCAAATCTTAGCACAAAACTTACTAGAGTTAAAAAGGTACATTGAGGAACAAAAAGGAATTATAAATTACTACGATAACGTAATAAATCAATGAGGGAAAAATGAAAGAGAGAATATTCAACATGTTGAATGATTGGAGTCGTTTTGACTTAAATAAAAATGGTGATATGACTGCCGAGGAAGTTTCTTTAGCTAAAGACCTTATAGAGTTAGAATTACGAGAAGAGAAAGCACTAGCACAGAAAAATATGGCATGGGTAGCTTTAATATTTTTAATTTTGTATTCTGTACTACCTATAATTCCCTATGTAACTGCAGATAGATTATCCTTTATTTCCGATATGAGTGGGGTAGTTATGCTATCTTTTGCCTCTATAATAGGATTTTACTTTGGTGCTACTGCTTATATGAGTAAGCCTAAGTAGTACATGAGTATACATAGAGCTAGAGCATTTTGTCCAAATTGCTATACAGAAGAAGAAGTGTGGTACTATAACAGTACCATACAGCCTATTAGTGTTATAGAGTGTACTAATTGTGCTACTATATATGACCCTAGTAGCTTTATACATTCTTTTTTAGAATTACGACAGAATGTGTCTATATCAGTAAGTACAGGGTTATAATATATGTATGATAGTAGTAAATTTTACTTCTATAAAGACTTTGATAATGAAAGCACTGCAGAAGTAATAAAATGGATTGTAAATAGTAACGACCAAAAGATCCATAACTTTTTAACTTTAATTATAAATTCTTATGGTGGGGAGACTGCTAGTGCCTTTGCTTTAATTGATACTATAGCGTGGTCTAAAATACCCATTGTAATAGTTGGTACAGGTATGGTAGCTTCTTGTGCCTTAATCGTGCTAATGGCAGGAGATTACCGTAGAGTTACTAAAAATACTACATTAGTGTCGCATCAACCTTCAGGTAGCATCTCTGGTAAAGCTCATGAGTTATTTAGCAATAACATAAATGCAGAGTATAAAAGATTCGTAAAACACTACTGTAAATATACTAAATTACCAAAGAAAATCATAGAGGCAGAGCTACTTCCTCCTAATGACGTGCAGTTAACTCCTAAAAAAGCAAAACAGTATAACTTAATAGATGAAATAATATAATATATTATTTGCCTAAAGGTTATTTTTAGTTTATAAATTAATAAGAAAGAAAAAAAAATGTTAATATTTTTAATTACCGTATACCTACTATATAGTTTAGGGTCCTTTGTAGTGGCACAACATTTATTTAGAGGTGCTGATAAAAATAATAAAATTAAAGTTATTATACTTACTTTATTATGGCCTTTTATGTTAGGACTTCTACATAATAAGAAAAAATATTATTAGATGAAGAATTACGCAGTAATAACAGGCGGCTCTAGTGGCAAAGGTAACGCACGAAGTGCGACGGACTATTATCCGACCCCTACTTTAAGTACTGAGAGTCTACTAGAATTAAATTTATTCGGCAACATAGACACCGTTTTAGAGCCTGCTTGTGGTATGAAACATATTAGTAACGCAGTACAACGATTCTATCCTGATGCTACTATTGAATCTTCAGATTTACATTATTATGGGGATGATTCCATAGAGGTAGGGGTAGATTTCTTAGCTAAAGAGTATAGTAAAACTTATGATTTAGTTATAACGAATCCTCCATATACTACTAAATTGTTAATGCCCTTTGTAGAAAAAAGCTTAAAAGTTTCTAGTAGATTCGTAGCTATGTTCTTAAAAATTACTTTTTTGGAAAGTGAGAGACGTTATTCATTTTTTACTAGTAATAAAAATTTAAAGTATGTATATATTTTTTCTAATAGACAGCCTATATATAAAAATGGAGAAATAACTAAGGCATCTAATGCTATATGTTACGCTTGGTACATATGGGATAAACAATACAATGATGACCCTAAAATTAGATGGCTACTTAATAAAGATAAAGTAAAAAATAGAACTGAATATTAACTGCAAAGCTTATAAAAGGAATATACAATGGCTAAGCATAAAAAATCCCATAGTAAATACGTATCCAAAGGGGAACGTCATAGCGTTAGTAAAAAATTAACTAATGCTATGCGATCTGCTTATCTACTTACAGGAAAGAGGGTACTTAATCAGTATACTGCATTTTTAGAAGGTAAAAATGTAGTTCTTACTATAGAAAACCCTAATAAAAATGAAACTAATAAGCGCTTTATTAAAGTTAATGCTAACGAGGTATGGAAACTGCCCTCAAAACCTAGTACAAAATATTGAGCAGAATTAGGCCAAAAACTGAAGTAAATAATCTAGCGTATGATTACGCTAGTTTATTAGAAAACTATATACAAAGAAACATAGAATCTTCTTTTGTACTTGTTACTACTAGGCTAGACTGGGATCCTCGCCGTACTGCCTCAAAAGGAGGTATGTATAAAAAAGGTCCAGGTATAAATATAGCCATGAGAGATAATTATAGGTATATTTATGATTCTAATCCTATGAGTAATCCTATACCTATAAAATTTTCAGAACATGGTAAGTATAATAATGACGATATAATAGGTGATTTTTACACTTATGACCCTTTACACAAGTTATATGGCACTATTGCTCATGAGGTATCTCATGCTGTTCAATATTTTGCATATAAACACTATAGTATAAAAGGCACACCTCATGGGCATTTATTTAAAGAATACTATAAAAAACTTAGAATAAATATGTTAAATAATATTTTACCTAGCAATCAGGAGCAGTTAAAAGCTATCTATAATAATGCAATAAAGGATTATAATGGCAGAATATCTACTTAGAAAAGTAAGTAATAATTTTGAAATCTCTAAATTTGAAGATACTAGCCTACCTACCGCTGTGTATAAGGTATCACATAATTCATGTACTTGCCCATCTACTCGTCTATGTAAACATATTAAAATCTTAGATAAGTGGAAAAAGGCAGGTAGTATATTTGGAGAAGTATATGGAGATACTACTGAAAAAGTAGGACAATTATGTATTGGGTAATGTAGTAGTACTTTCTGGTGGTTTTGACCCTATTCATGAGGGTCACATAGCTATGTTTGAAGAAGCATCTATTAAATATGATAAAGTCATTGTAGGTATTAATTCGGATAGCTGGCTAAAAAGAAAAAAGGGTAATAATTTTCAGAGTTTAGCTACTAGGTTTGCTATATTAACCTCTATAAAGTATATAGATGAAGTAGTAATATTTGATGATTCTGATGATACTGCTATAAAACTTATTAGAAAAATAAAAGATAGAAATATTCATAGTACTTTAACATTCGGTAACGGCGGTGATAGAGCTAATGGTAATTTCCCTGAAAAAGATTATTGCTTAAATAATAGAGTGCTAATAGACGGTTACTTAGGCGGCACTAATAAAGTTAATTCATCTTCAACTACGTTGAATAACTATTACTCTGAAGAAGCTATAAGAGACTGGGGTACTTGGAGAGTATTAAAATCTTATAGTAAACACACTAAAATTAAAGAATTAACAGTTAGCCCAGGTAAACGCTTGTCTTGGCAAAAACATAGTAAGAGAAGCGAATTGTGGTTTATTAGAAAAGGTACTGCTACAGTCCACAGTAGCTTTGTAGGCAGTAGACTTACTACTATAAACTATATACAAGATAACTATGTATTATTACCTGTAAATTGTTGGCACTGCTTAGAGAATAATACAGATAAGGAAATATCAGTAATAGAGATACAATACGGAGAAGACTGTATAGAAACTGATATATATAGAATGGATTTTCCTAAACATTAATAATAGCAGCTATGCTATGAAATAGCAAATTGTAAATGCGGAATTCCGGTTTACTATAATTAGTCTTGCTTAATAAGGAGATAAAATGACTGACTTACACCTATCACGCAGAGCTTTCATTGGCTTTGAACCCCTACTTGACTCTTTTAATAATTTAATGTCGGTATCTACAGATAACTATCCACCGTATAATATTGCTAAAGAATCAAATAATAAATATACTATAGAAATAGCCGTTGCTGGTTTTACTATAGATGATATAGATCTAGAAGAGCTAAATAATGTACTAACTATCACCGGTAATAGAGATAAACATCGTAGCGCAGATAAATATATACATAAAGGTATCTCTGCTAAAAAATTTACTAAGGTATTTAAATTAGCTGAAGATGCTAAAGTTACTAATGCTAATCTAGCTAACGGTATATTATCTATTAATATAGAGATCAAAGTTCCAAAAGCTGCAAAAGCCAATAAAATTAAAGTAAAAGGTTTGTAGCCATGTTAAACATGTTAAAAAAAGTACTTAAAAATAATAGTGGATTATACAGATACTGCCAAGTTGAATATGGAAGTGAAGCTAACGCTGCTTACTATATGCTAACTCATGGCAAAACTGTTACTCAAGTTTCGCGTATGTATGGTTAAGTATATATTAGCTAAATTATTTAAGACTAGGGATAGTTATATTGAAGATTATTTAGCAACCTCCAAAAGCTTAGCTGAGTTAGAACATAAGCAAAAAGAATTATGCCGTAAAGGTATACTAGTATAAAAAATATAGCTGCCGTAGCAGCTATATTTACATTAAAAAGGTACTACATGAATAACGTAAAAATAGTAACAATCGAGCATATAAGGCACACCTATTTATTTGACTCTTTATCTAAAGTAACTATGCAAGACATAGAAAAATTTATTGAAGAAGGAGCTGTTACACCAGATGAATCAATAAGAATTCAAGAAGATATTGTATCTAGTACTGTTATAAGTAATGATTAATACTTTTGAACAATTAGACTTTGTAGAGTATGTACTAGAAAATACGTCAGATCATGACATATACTTACTAGCAAGTAAGCATAAAAAAGAATTACTAAAGCAGATAAATATTTTTGAACAACAACTAAATCAAATGGGGCACAATGAAAACTCTTAAATGGTTATATAAAGATGAAGTATTTAACGAGATGCGAATTATTGACTCATTGTACACAGGAGAATTGCTAATAGCAGTTAGAATGCTAGAATGTATAGGTATTAAATGCGTATAGTTACTACAGGTATAAACGATGTTATACTTATATATCCAAAAATACATAAAGATACTAGAGGAGCCTTCGTAGAGAGCTATAATAATAATACATTACTGCGAGAAGGCGTTAAATTACCTGTCTTTGTACAAGATAACTTTTCTGTATCTGTAAGCAAACACACTGCAAGAGGTTTACATTTTCAGAAGCCTCCTAAAGCGCAAGCTAAACTAGTAACTTGTATGAAAGGGTCCATATTAGATATTGCAATAGACATTCGTAAAAGTAGTAGTACATATGGAAAAGCTGTTCAACAGATAATAACGGATAAGCACGCAGAGCAACTATTTATACCTGAAGGGTTTTTACATGGTTTTATTACCTTAGAGCCTTACACTAAAGTATTTTATAAGTGTTCTGATTATTATGATAGTACCTGTGACATGTCCGTATCTTTTAACGGTTTAATAACTTTACCTTTACAAAGTATTTTATCAGATAAAGATAAATCCGCAATTAATTTTACTGATTTTGAAAGTCCCTTTTAGATGATAAAATATTTAGTTTTTGGTAGCACAGGACAGATAGCTACTGCATTTAAGGATGTAGTAGATAACGCAATATTTATAAATAGATCTACTGCTAATTTATTAAATACTGATGCCTGTACTGATATAATAAAAAAGTCTGATGCAGATGTAATTGTTAATTTAGCTGCTTATACAGGTGTTAAGAACTGCCCAGATAATATGAAAGAAGCATACATAGTAAACAGTATAACACCTATTGTTATGGCCCAGGCAGCAAAAGACAATAATAAAGTTTTTATCCACATTTCTACTGACTATGTATATAATGGTAAAAAGAAAAAAGCATATAAAGAGAAAAATAGAACTCACCCTATAAACTCATATGGTATAACTAAAGAGTTAGCTGATATAGGTATATCTAGGGTTGGGGGTACTTATGCTATAATTAGGACTTCTTGGGTATTTTCTGATAAAGGTAAAAATTTTGTAAATACTATAAAAAACCTTGCTACAAATCAGAGTAGTATAAGTGTAGTAGACGATCAAATAGGAGGGCCTACATCTGCGTCAAGTATAGCCAGTATAATTCCTACTATTGCTAAAAAGCTACTTCGAAATAGTACTGTATCTGGTGTGTATAATTATTCAGGAGTACCCGCAGTTAGTTGGGCTGACTTTGCAGAATACATAGTAAAAAGTAATAATTATACTTGTAAAATTAATCGAATTAGTACTAAGGGCAGTAACGATTCTATAAAAAGACCTAAAAACTCTAGGCTAGATTGTAGTAAAATATATAGAACATTCAATATTGAACAGCCTTACTGGCCATTAAACGAAGTTTAATATTGCCTAACGGCTAATTTTAATGCTATATATAACTATAGTGTATGTAGTATTAGAGTTAAAACTATTTAATAACGGGTAAACTCTTAAAAAATCAAAATAACATTTGCCTAATGGTTAATTTTAATGTTATAAATAATTATAGAAAGGCGGAATAGCGTCTTTAAAGGATAAGTCAGGTAAGATGTTGGCCAGAGGTAGAACCTTGCACACAGGTAATATAACGTAATAGTTAATCCTTCAGATATATGGATTGAAATTACTGTATAGCTATAAGTATAATAATATAAAGATGATATAATGAGTATAGAACTTAAAATAAAGTCAAAGCACTTAGGTATAGAGGCTAAACTTATACGCTTTGAAGAGTTAAAGATCAAACAAAGTAATAATAAAGACGTTAGCATGTTAAATAATTTAGCTAACCATAGAAAAATTACTGTTCGTAGGGAAAATAGAGCTACTTTTTTAGCTAGAGCCATAATAAGTAATAAAGAGTATAAGACTGTAGAGCAGAATTGTAAAGCCCTCAATAGTCCTTTAGCAGATAAATACTTACTTAAACGCATACACACTATGGTTAATAAGTACGGTAAAGATGTATCCTACTATAATATTAAGTCTTGGATTACATATCCATATAGCGGATTTTAATTTTATTATTTGACTATTATTATGTTATATTATATACTATTAATAAGCTAACATAAGGATTAAAAAATGTCAAATATAGTTGTTAAAAATGTACAGCCATTCAAATATAAAAAACCGCTAAAGATAAAAGACCCTGTATGGGCTACTGATTCTCAAGCGCAGACTTGGAGAGTTGGTGGTTATTCTAAAGGTAAGATACCAGCAGGTATATATAAATACCGCGCTCCTTGGGGTGTGGAGCCTTTTCTTCAGAGGCTATCTATGTCTGTTGACGGTCTTGTAAAACTACCTGATGATTCCTCCTCCACTGTTCTAAGCCATATAAAAGATTTCTGGACAAAGAGAAAAGATTACGCTAAGCTAAATTTTGTCTATAAACGCGGCATTTTACTATATGGACCTCCAGGTAGTGGTAAGTCGGCTACTATATATAGACTAGCTGGTATGCTAGAAAAAGAGGATGCTGTTATGATCCTTGCTAATAGCGCTGACAGCGCTGAAGACTCCATTGAAATTATAAAAACTCTTGAGCCAGAACGTAAAATTGTAGTAGTATTCGAAGACATAGATGGTATTATTGCTAGGCATGGTGACGAAGATATGACTCACTTACTAGATGGTAGTTCTGACGTAGACGGAGTATTATTTTTAGCTACTACTAATTACCCAGAAAGGCTACCTGCTAGACTTCTTAATAGACCTAGTAGATTTGATGTAGTAATGAAAATTGGTATGCCAAGCGCTGATGCACGACGTGCATATGTATCTGCTATAGTAGATAATTTACTTATAGATATTGAAGAAATAGTAGTTAATACTGATGGGTTTAGTATTGCAGAAGTTAAAGAAGTGCTTATCTTAGTAGTCGTGTTTAATTACAGTGTTATGGACGCAGTATCTAAAACGAAAAACAATGCACTAGAGTAATGGAAGTAAGAAGCAGAAAGGTTTCTGTCTTGGGTTGCTAACCTAAAGGTACTTGTAGTAGTATTGAGTTCGAATCTCACTGCTTCCGCCACTAAAAAATTTCATTTTATATTTGCTAAAAGATAAAATTATATGTTAAAAATAATCATCAATAAAGGGAATATAAAATGTACGCAGTAATTACGTCAATTCAATCATTTCGCCATCGTTATGTAGTAAAAATGGAAGATGGAGATACAGACCCTAATCCGTATAAAGATTATGTTACCGTTGGAGAGGTTCCAGAAGAGTTTTCTCAATACCATTTAGGTGAAACTGTTACAGATGCCTATGCTACTGATAGCCTTGAACAGCTTGTAGACCAGTTTGATAGTGACCATATTGATAGCGAGTCTGAGATATTTCTAGGGTGGACTAAAGACGTAAAGCTACAAAATGTATATTATCCTAAGCTAAAAGACGACTTAACTTATTACATTAACTTTTTAGATGAAGATGTTAATAAAGTAAGTAATGCTGTGCTAATCAGAGACTTTAAAAAGCTAAATAAAGAATATAAGGATTTATCTAATATAGTTTTAGAGAGATTTTTTAATTCGCTGTAGTATAAGAAACACTTCAGCACCTTACATAAAAAATTAAAAAAGTTGTTGACTATTGCTAAATTTTGTGCTATATTTAATTATAAAGAAAATCAGGTAAACTGATTAAAAGAGAGAATACAAAATGAGACTATTTAATATACAAGAAAATATATGTGCATGGGATTTTCCTATGGCTTATGAAGGGTATGGCGGATAAGTATTATATACTTATTTTAACTAGTCTACACCCTCCTAAGAAATTAGTGAGGGTTTTTTTATGTGTATACAGGAGAGGTTGCGGGATGTAGTTCCTACAGTGATGATGCACTGCTTACAATGTATACAAATGCGGTTTACGATAGTTCTGTTTCAAAATCGACTTTTTGCGGGTGATCTACAAGGTGTAGAACTAGCCTTCCAAGCTAGCGGTTAATTCCATGGCGAGTTCGATTCTCGTCGCCCGCTCCATTTTTTTTGACTAACAACATAGTTGTTTAGTTCCGTGCAGCGCCAAGTCGGGGCCAGATCATAAGGATCAAGTACCGGCCTGTGGTTAGGAAGCGGCTAACCAATCTATTAATGGTATAGTGGCGGAGAGGCTACGCGCTGGATTGCAAACTCAGTTACATCAGTTCAAATCTGATCTATACCTCCAATTTATACTCTCGCCGATGGATAATGGACTTGGCTCTACGAAAGCTGACGTATAGGTTCGATTCCTATCGAGAGTACCAAAATTATCAGTAGAAATGCCCGCCTTCGAAAGATTGCTACTGAGTGCTCACCAAAGAGTCGGTACACCACGGTAAGGAGCAAGGGTACTATTTTGTAGCGAGGTATCATCTCATTGTTCTTATAAGGTGAAGACCGTAGGTTTGATTTCTATCGAGAGTACAGAAATAATATGCAGATCCGGCTGCATGTAAAAAGAATTTCCGGCTGATAGCAGAGTGTAGGCTAGTTGGTAAGTCGTCGGACTTGGATTCCGGAGATCGTGAGTTCGAGTCTCACCACTCTGACCAATTTATCGGTGTAGCTCAGTGGTCAGAGCAGTGGTCTCCAAAACCATGAGTCCAGGGTTCGAATCCCTGCACCGATGCCAGTAACTGTTGTAGGTGTGTCGTACGTAAAGCTGAGGCACCCAATGAATTTTTTAGTATGACGGAACTAGTATACGTGACTGGAGTAAAATCCGGTTGTCTGTGACAGGACTTATAGGTGCAAATCCTATTGCTAAAAAACAGAGGTATTGCTCTAACTTGTAGTGCAAATAATTCGGCAATAAAATTATTCCCTAGTAGCCAAGTGGTAAGGCAACTGATTGTTAATTAGTATATCAAAGGTTCGAATCCTTTCTAGGGAGCCAAGAAATAAACAAAAGAACTAGTACCTTTTGTTTATTTAGAAAACTTATACTATCTGCTGTCTGGTTAGTATGTAGAAAGCAGTAAAAGTCTGTAATCAGTTGTAGTTATTTTGCTTATGTAGCTCATTGGTAGAGCTGGGAGTTGAAGGCCCCCGAGTAGGTAGTTCGATTCTACCCATAAGCACCAATTATATAAGCGCAGCCTAATATCTACTGGATAGGTGCTACCTTCCAAACGTATTGGCAAGGGGTTCGATTCCTCGCGCTTATGCCAGGTCTTCCGGTAAAGCCCACTGACTATAGAAAGTATTACCAGTGCTTTCGTGCTAAAAGTTATGCCTCCGGTCAAATTAGTAATTTTACAGCGTGGTTGCTGTTTGTAAGTTACTAAGGCTATGTATCTAATAAATCATAGCAATTTTTATTTATAGGAATATAATTATGCAACAAGCACTATATAAAGCTTTTCTAAAAACAATTAATAAAGTAGGTTTGAAGAAATTTAAACAGACTACTCTATTCGGTAGTAATAACAATTAATTATTGAGGGTGTGGTGGAATGGTACCCTTACCAATAATTTTTGGAGAGTGGTCTAGTGGTAGGACGTCTGACTTTGATTCAGAAGATCGTAGGTTCGAATCCTGCCTCTCCAACCAGCATGAGGTACTTAATGGATAATAAATTTCAAGTATATATGTTTGCTTTAATAGAGGAAATGAAAAATAGTAAATTACGTGATAACCCTGAATATCTATCACGTTATAGCTATTTATTAGAGTATAAAACTTTAATAATGAAAACACCTAGACAAGTAGGAAAAAGTTACCTAATTAACGCCTTAGCTTGTACTGAGAAATATCCTATTATATACTCAAAGTATAATAAAAACTTTACGCCTATTTTACACGATAAAGTAGTAATGGTAGGTAGGGAAAAAAGAGGCTATACAATACCAAAAGGTAAAATTAATGCAGTATTTTTTGACGAAATAGCAGATAAATGGTTTATAGAAGATACTTTAGCTAAACTTAACACCTTCAATAAAATAGAATATGCTGTAGCGCTATATACCTAACAACGCTCTTGAAACATTTAAGAATGATGCCCGATCTTGTAAGTCGGAGAAGCAGGTTTGATTCCTGACTGGAGCACCAATAAGGATATTTAACTATGTTAAAAAAAAGCTTACCTTTGCTACCCTAAAATAGACTGGGGAACAGACATGAGTAATTATATACCAGAATTTCACTTAGATAAGCCAGATTATAACGACTACGAAAAAGTTGTAGAGATAGTATATGCAGAAATATAACATTGGAAAAAGCACTGTCCCGAGCATTTATTATAGGTTAGTTAGGGATTATGATATATCTACTCTAGATTTTTCTTACAATACTAGTAACCATATAGCACCAAAAGATAAGAAGCATAAATTAACCTTTTGTAAACATTGTGACCGTTATATGCATATATGTTGGAAATGTGGTAATAATACTTGTAATGGTGGGTATGGGGAAATAAACGGAGAGCCTTGCACAGAATGTGAAAGCGCTTATGAAGAAACTTCAAAATTTTATAAAAGCTTAAGATGAACTATGTATTTGTAGATATTGATGGCCCGTTATTGCCTGTTAAATTTAGTAGGCTAGGTAACAATTATAAGTATCGCAAGACTAAAAAAGGTTTACCTACATTTGACCCTTTTGCAGTTTTTGCTTATAATAAACTAGCATAAAAAGCTAAGATAATATTAGCAACAAATTGGACTAATTACTTTTCTGAATATGAGATAAAAAATATACTATATAATTGCGGCTTTAATTTTACTTACGCTAGTAGCTCTGTTACTAATAAAGTAGGTAATAGAGTTAAGGAAATACAACAGTGGATAGATGTTAACTGTACCTCAGAAGACAAAATTCTAGTAATTGATGATTTACTACTGAATTTCCCACAAAGTAACATTAAAAATATAAAAGCAGACTTAATAGACGGTCTGTCTTATAATAACTATCTTGAAGCTTTAACTTTTTTGAGGAATTAAAATGAATTATATATTTGTAGATATTGACGGGCCTCTGTTACCTGCTAAATTGAATTTTTTACAAGAAAACTATAAATTCCATAAAACTAAAAAAGGTTTACCTACTTTTGACCCTTTTGCAGTTCGTTTACATAATCTAATTGCTGATTATGCAGATGCTAAAATTGTACTTTCTACTAACTGGTCTTGGTTTTTAGAAGAGAAAAAACTAAAAGATTTACTATATAAATGTGGACTACGTTTTGATTATGCGCGTGTAGCATTAACACCTAAAAGTAAATCCTCAAAAAGATCACATGAAATACTGTGGTGGATAGAGGATAATGCCGAAGAAGATGATAAATTTTTAATAATTGATGACTTACCTCTTTGTGCTTTATTAGATACTAACTATAATATTAAGCACATTGAGGTAGACCTAGTAAATGGGATGGTATATAATGATTATGTAAAAGCCTTAAAATTTTTTGATATAGATGTAGCTAAACTTGGTTATAATGAGTTTAATATACCCATTAAGTCTATAGAAACAGTACAAAAAGAAAAAGAATCTTTAGATCTTTTATATGCCTGTGCTTTTTAAAATATAGTTGCTTAATTCTTTTTTATAATGTATATTTAATTATAGAGAGGAAGAAACAATGATTGCTATTCAAGGGAAATTACCAAGAGAAGTAACTGTCGCATTTAGCGGCGGTGTAGATAGTGTAGCTATTGTAGATTTTCTTAAGAATAATCATACTGTTAATTTAGTATTTATAAATCATGGGACCGAAACAAGTTCTATTGCAGAAACGTTTGTCACCACTTACGCTGAAAATAACGACCTTGCTTTACACGTCTTTAGCATCAATACTACAGTTCCTATCGGAGTAAGCCAAGAGGAGCATTGGAGAAATGAGAGATATTCTATTTTTCATAGTTTTGATACTCCAGTAATTACTGGACACCATTTAGATGATTGTGTAGAGCAATGGCTTTTTAGCAGCCTACACGGAAAAGGGAATATCATTCCTTATGCTAATAGGAATGTTATTAGACCTTTTAGACTTAATAAAAAAGAAGAGTTTATTCGTTGGTGCAATAAACGCGACGTAAATTGGGTAGAAGATAAATCTAATCAAGATACTAAGTATATGCGTAATTTTATTAGACATGAAATTCTTCCTAGAGCCTTACTAGTAAATCCTGGATTACATAAAGTTGTTAGAAAGAAGATTTTAAACGAAGTTTAATTTAAACTGGTACAGTTCATATTTTAAACGAAGTTTAAAATTGCTAAACGCTTTTTTAAATGTTATATTAGTTATATCGAAATCAGATGAATGAATTGTTATAGGCAATGTAAGCTCGATTCTTACTTTCGATAGTTATTAGCGAGATCCCCTAAGTTAAGCCTGAGACTACTCAGAATGTAAGTATCGAATCTTACTCTCGCTAATAAAGTTCAATTTAATCTGGTACAGATCATATTTTGAACGAAATTTAAACTTGCTTAACGCTTATTTTTGCGTTATATTGGATTATAAAGAAAAGTTATTTAACAAAATAAATTTTTTAATAGAAGGCAAGTCATTTCAGTGATGTATGACTAACTCTACGAAAACCGGATAACCTTATAGGGTCGGTTATGCCTTCTACCATTTTAAACGAAGTTTATTCTTGTTTATAGCCTATTTTTATATTATAATGGGTTATAAAGAGGGATTTGGGAGGCGAGAATGATTAACTCGTAGGAACCAGACGCAGAATAAACTGAGATAATAAATTTGCTAACTGTAGAGCATTGTATACAGAGGGAGAAGTTAGGTGTTCCATACATACTTATCTAGGCATTAATAGCGTTCCTGTATAAGAGAATTAATCAATCTCATGCTATTCCAAATTAATGGTTGCGGTCTAAATTATACAAATCTCCGACCGCAGGAAACTTAGTAGGGAATATTCATTACTACTAGCCTATTCTTTGGTCCCATAGCTTAATCGGTTAAAGTAGGGCGCTCATAACGCTTTGAGTCCTGGTTCGAGTCCAGGTGGGACTACCAAAATATACTAAATTGAGATAGTTACTCAATACGGTACATAGTTTTGTTATGTGAACTATATCATATAATCTCTATTGCGGGAGTGATCGTAGGTTTGTTTATTATGTTTATTGAACCTTAATAATTAAATATAAAAGTGTGCGGTATACACTACAGGATTAACTATTCAATACCTCAAATAGCTACTAACTCTAGAAATTATAGTAGCTATACGAATTCATGGAACCAAACGCGTAGGTTTGGCTAAGTCGCTGTCTCGCAGTAGAACCTAACTCATTGCCTTCTTAGCTCAGCTGGATAGAGCACCTGCCTTCTAAGCAGAATGTCATTGGTTCGAGTCCAATAGAGGGTACCAACATTCAGGTCGTAATTAAATGAAGATACTCATTTCTTTATGCTTTTAGTTATACGTAGCTATTAGGATAGTATCCCCTGAACCGATATAAGCTGTAAAGATAAAGAATACTCAATCCTACTGTATAAGGAATAACAGCGCCTAATTACTACTTTAACTAAGTACGTTAGCACTATTATTGGAGAGTAATAGTTTAAAGGTAAAAATTAGGTAGCAGCAATGCTTTAAATTTGTATACAGCAGCTTTTATAAGTAATAGCCTATGAATTAATGCGTTGTGCGGATTGGCCTAATAACAGTACAGAGATATTAGGCTCAATTCTCACTCTCGATAATACTTCTGTTTGTGTATATGGATACCCTTAAATGTTGCGCCGTGACACTCCGTGTCAACTACCTAATGCCTGTAGCAGTAAGAAATTACTAGTTAAATATGTGTCTAGCTAGCATAAGTATATCCTGCCGTCTTCTAATTGGACTAGGAACCCTCACTTTCAATGAGACCAATGCGAGTTCGAATCTCGTCGGCAGGACCAACTAATTATCGAGTAGAGCAAAATGAGTGGAATGTTTCGTGGTTCAAATTCGTAAGGTGGCCCTAATTAACATCTGCTGTAGCAATTTTTTGGAACTGTAGCTCAGTGGTTAGAGCGCCTGCCTGTCACGTAGGAGGTCGAGGGTTCAATCCCCTTCAGTTTCGCCACATAATACAAGTATAAATTTAGTGGTTTATAGTGCTTACCTGATAGCTATTTAATTACAGAACAATGTGAGAGATGAAGAGGTTCTCAGGCATTTAATTTTTTAGAAGAAACATAATGATTAATACTGCAGGTGCTTATATTCTGGTGTTATTTATATCCCATAACGGAATAACTACAGTGAAACTAGACAGCTTTGAAGCGTGTCAAGCAGCTCTCACACAGTTAGAGCCAACACAAGTTAGAGGTGTATGTATCGCAGCAGAGATTATTAAATAATGCGCTATAATATACCTAAAGTACTAAGAATGGATTTAGCTAGTAGCTATAGCTACACAGATATTGCGTATTTCAAAGAGCAAAGAAAGTATTTTGCGAGTAGCTCTCAGAAATGTGAAGATAGAAAAAAGAGAAAAGAATTATTAAGGTATGAGAAGTCTGTAACAAGGATTATTAATTATTTAGAGGGTAAACCAGCTGACTTTCCTTTAGAATTACAGCAAATAATTCTACGTATATTAGTCCTAAGCACTATTAAGTATCAATATGTATAAAGATATTTCTGATTATGACATTATGGCTTCTGCCTTAGGAAATGCTATTTCCAGCGGGTTACATAAAAACGTAGTTTTTTATTGCTTATGTAATACTAAAAATGCTAAAGATTTTGATATAGCAATTCAAGCAGCTATACATAGTAAAGAACAATTAAACGATATACTAAAAATGACTTCCGGTTCGTAGACAGTCATAAACCGATCAAAAAAATCTACAGTATATCGGAGCAGTTACTACAAGATTTATTATTTTTTAGTAGTATTTACGAGTAGAGTGATAACTGCTTATTTTTATAGGATTACTTACTTAGAGTTAAGTGACCGCCAACTATAAGAGATCTCCGTGGCAGGCTTATAGACGTGTTATTATTCAACTTCGTTGAATAGCGTAAAGGAGAGTCAAAAGGAAGTAACGTCCTTTATCCTATAAGAAATAATGGAAGAGTTCAGCGGAGGGTATCCGCAGAAGGTCTGTAAAACCGGAGTGTAATAGCGTGTCGTTCGACTCGACACTCTTCCACCAAAGTTAAGTCCTACTACAAAATGTACATAGTGTCTGCAGGTGCTATATATGGATGACGTGAGCTGTCACTAAAATGACTTTGTAGTAGGGCTTATTTATAGCTGAAGTACTTATTAAACGAAGTTTAAAATTGCCTAACGCTTATTTTAGTATTACATTGGAGTATAAAGAAATTAATGCGGGATGTTAGCAGCGGCAGCTAGCTTGGCTCATAACCAAGAGGTCGTAGGTTCGAGTCCTACTCCCGCAACCAATTAGTGCGTAGAACAAAATAAAATAGAGTGCCAATAATGGAATAATATCTATATTACTCTTAAGAAAGGAATATAATGGTTGTAAAAGAGCTACCAGCAGACGAATATATTATAGGTCTATATGGTGATATATCTGTATATATACGTACTACTGTAGAGGATAAGTTGTGTAATAACTGTGGCGGTATAGGTTTTATTGAAAAAGAAAAGGTAATTAATTATCATGATTTTCAAACAGAGACCTATAAAGAACCATGTACATTATGCGATGAGCAAGGTCTTTTACAAGTAACTACAAAAGAGTCTTATACACGCTTTTTTCCCAAAACTTACGAAAAAATTGAACCTAAATACAGGAAAACAAAATGAGAAGTCTATTAGGTAAATGTATAGAAGTAGTAAATTATACTGACTGCACTATTACTATACAGGAGAAATATCGAAGTGTTACATGTACTTTCGGTGCTTTACTTAATAATGAAGTAGTAGGCATAACCAGTACTGATGCTAATACTTGTAATATTGATGGAGTAATTCATTATAATAAAACAGGCGGCTATGTAATTTTAAATAACGAAGGTAGAACTTTATTTACCATTAGTAAAGGTACTGTAAAGCATCATGAGCCTACTTGGTCTTATCGCCGTGTTACTAAATCATTAGGTGACGGAGAATATCAAACAGGTATACACGAAGTATATTCTGTAGGAGGTATTCCTACAGCTTGTACAGAAGAGCCAGTAGCGCCAGTAGCTACTGAAGATGAAGATTTATCTGATGTTATGAAGCAATATATGGATGCTTTTAATAAACCTATATTGTACTATGAAGATTTTTAAGTAAGAATTATTAGGCTTAGCCCACGAAGGTGCCTTTGCACTTGTTCTTACTTAATTAGTAGGTAGCTATACTATCTAACTAGTGCCACCTACTAATCTAATGACTGACATTGTTAGAGATGTGAAATTACATCACCTTCATAGGGTGAAGATTCGGAGTTAGTTATTCTGAGGCCGGTTCTCCGGTTTAGTATAAAGACGAAATTAATAGGAATGGGATGCGCCTTAAAGACACCTAGTAATTGATGAAACAATACAAAAATGGACATGACCTGGGGGCAGTACCCAGCGACTCCACCATAAGTATATTGACACTGAGTGTACAGTGGCCATTGGTGATTATAACAGTTTATTTAGGCCGTAAGAGGGTTCGAACCCTGAAACTGATATACTTATAATGGGGTCGAAATAGGATCGAATGACATTGGGGATAAAGTGGAGATTACTGGATGAGCACACCACATCGGCTCAAAACTCGTAAATGCAAACGATAACATAGCACCTAAAGATTATGCACTAGTTGCCTAATCCTTTTTGCGGTATAGACTCCACCGTATTACCAAACGGGTCTACTTTATTATAATTATTATTCTATAGTTAACAGGAGAGATAACATGATAGAAGATGATAATATTACAGAGCCAAAGGATTATTTCGCTGAGTTGAAAACTAAAATCAACAAAATGGAATATAAAAAGCTTGAAGATAATATGGCATTTCTTGGTAAAGAAATTCAAAAGGCGGAACGTCTTGGTCAGAAAAATCTCTCCCATAAATCAGCTTATATGTGGCAAATTCTTGAAAAAGAAATGATTCTTAACTCTCTAGGATATGAAGATTTTGTATATCGCCAAGATGTTGTTAGACTTATTGATTCAATTACACCAAAAAATTCTGTAAAAATTATTGAGCTTGAAAACTTTCCTCGTGTTATTCCTGATATGAACGTAGAAGATATTGAAAAAGCTCGTAATCTTGAAATCTTTGATCTTTTAGTTGTTATCTATACAGATTTTACGGATGAAGAAGTCAATACTCCTGAACAGAAAAGTTTTGTCGCCCGTAACAGAGATCCAATCGTTTTTGGTATGTTTTTGAACGAGAAAATTAATTTAAAACACGATCGAATGTATTTTATCACAGATTGGGAAGATGAATTCTGTGATTTGACATTTACAAAAATGCTTGATAGAATGCGAGAAATTGGCATCGAAAAACCAGGCAAGAAAATTAGCGTAGATATTGATAACATTAATCGAATTGTTTCAGAATCTCTTATTGAGGTTGAAACAATTAAGAATATTTCTTACACAGATCTGGCCAAGAATAAAAAGGTAACATTTATGTCAAAGGTAAAATCTTGGTTCTCAAGTGACGCCTGAAAATGATAAAACTCTGCGAGGTTCTTTTCATAAACCTACAATAGGTTTTACTGAGTGGAATGATCGCAGAGATTATCGTCAAAAATACGAAAGTAATTCGAATGTTTTAAGAAGAAATTTGTTTGATATAATGTCATTAAGTCAAAATTTAATTAAATCAACTATTATTCATGATAAATACTATGATTTTGATGAGAATAGAAACACTAATCGTATATTTCCTGAAAGTAAATTAGCAAAAAATCAGTTTAATGCTGATACATATGGTTATGGGGCATATGGAGAAAAATGCGAGTGCTGCGGTAAGCAAACATCATGTATGGATTTTGCTGCGAAATACGGACTCTGCGACGTGTGTAATAATAGACTGGAATATGATTCTATAGATTTGAATGGTAATTATAACAATATTTTAAATGCAATGAGATAACAGATATTAAATGAAATTTAAACTTGCCTAACGCTAAAATAAATGTTAATATAGTTTATAAAGAGAATAACTCAAGTGGCCATAGGGTAATAGAGCATTACCCAGCGTAGCAAAACAAAAGCTCTAGAACCGTGGCGTAATGGTTCAGCAAGCATACGTAGTATGTAATGGGGTTATTTTCTTTATAATAAACTTTAATATGAGTCTCTGTTGCCGGGACAATGTGGTGACTAAGACATATTTTTTCTGGTTAATACAACGGAGCCTCCGGGGATTGTTTTATTATAACAGAGATTTTATTAAATGAAGTTTAAACTTGCCTAACGCTAAAATAAGTGTTATTATAGTTTATAAGAGAATTTACATTATAAGTAATAAACAAAGTTGTATAGAACTTATATAAAATCTTGTAATGTAGACTGCAGATGATCTGGAGTAAATCAGCCGACAGCAGAATAAAAATGTGCGTAAAAGAATATCCGTGTCATCTGCGTAGCCCGATGGATAATAGCAGTAATCATTGCCTGCAGTAGTTATGAGTTGTCTATATAACTTTCTTATAACTATGTCTTGCTGGATTAGCTCAGTGGTAGAGCAGGCGTTTTACACGCGTCAGGGCATTAGTTCAAATCTAATATCCAGTACCAGTTTCCCGCGTTATTAAACTTCGTTTAATATGTAAGTCGCCTCCTTAGCTTAAATTCATGATGCAAAGCCCTCCTTAACCAGCGAGATATTGTTGAAAGTACAGTAGGAGTTACTAATTAGCGCGTTAACATTCTTTTCCTTTCTATGTTATGTAAGTCGCACGCATTAAGATTATACAGGTTATAAATATATATGCTAGATATGGTGTAGAGGTAGTACGCGAGACTGTGAACCTTGAGGGCGAGGTTCAAATCCTCTATCTAGTACCAAGAATCCGACCCCTTTATCTGGAATGATAAAGTAAAATAAAAACAAGGCTGCAACCTTTCCAATAACTGCAAAAAATTATTTCCAAATATTTTTTGAAAGAGCGTATAATATTATGATACAAGTAAAACAAAGAGTTGATACCTCTATATTAGAAATAGTATCTATTGCTTTATTTGGGGTATTCTTAATATTTTTTACTGGGTTTTACAGCTCTAGTTATATACACGATTTCGAACATGATACCCGCCATTCTGTTGGATTTCCTTGTCATTAATGGCCCTATAGCTCAATGGTAGAGCAAGCAGTTGATAACTGTTAGATATAAGTTCAATTCTTTTTAGGGCTACCAAATTAGCGGAGTTACAGAACGGTTCTGACGAGTGGCTCATATCTACTTAGGCTTGGTTCGATTCCAAGTAACTCTACCACATAGACCCATAAATGAAACTATATATTGCAGTATTAGATGATTTTCCAGACTACATGACTCCTACTCTAGTAGCTCATGCAGTATTAGGCACACATTTATTATTTAAAGATGACGAAAAATATAAAGAATGGCTAACTACTAGTTTTAAAAAAATGTGTAGTTAGAGTAAAAAAAAGAGTTTACCAAAATTAGTGACTTAGATCATGTATACTTAGGTCATGAAAGCAGTACTTTAGAGGGTAAAACTTCTTGTGCTATACCACTACCTGCTAAAGATTTACCTAACGTATTAAAATTTGCTAAGCTATGGAAGCCTTTAAACGAAGTTTAAAATTGCTTAACGCTTATTCTAATGTTATTATAGTTTATACAGAGCGAAAAAGGGTCTGTAGTAGCGACACCAAACCAGAGACCCTGCTTTTCAGGTAACTGGAAAAATACCCATTAAGATCGTCTGTTAGGGTGTCATTTAATAAAAAGGTTAATTCTAATCAGAGTACCAAAATGGGCCAGATGCTTAAAAAAGTAGCTATATCCAAAGGGGCAGATTACTTATCTGTAATTTTAGGACCTGAGGCTACAGTAGATAAGGTTAGAGCTTCTCTTACTTATAGGAATAAAAGAGACAAATTATATAATAGTTATAGTAATGAGGGTAAGCTACTAGCACAGTTAGCTAGGTATACTGAGTACCGTAAGAAAGTGCTAGCTATATGTTATGCAGAAGCTCCTTCTAAAGATAAGATGCAAGAATTATGTCACTTATCAGATATATGGCCAGATGTAGACCTAGAAGCAGATATTGCTTGGATGGAAGATAATTGCAAACGCTCTATTGATGGTAGTTTTATTTCGTATAAAGATAGAGTTAGAGAGCAAATTGCTAATGGTACTTCGATTGAAGACACTGAGTTAGATAAGAACATACTTTAATATTAAACTTGCTTAACGCTTATTTTTGCGTTATAATAGATTATACGGAAAAGAAAAAGGAAATAATTATGATTAATATTCTAGTAATTCTAAGTGTCACTGTTTTAGCAGTAGCTTTTGGCATGTGTTTTAGCCGAAATGCTCCACATAAACCAGACTGCGATAAAGATTAAAAGTTTAGTCCCATAGCTTAATCGGTTAAAGTAGGGCGCTCATAACGCTTTGAGTCCTGGTTCGAGTCCAGGTGGGACTACCAAGATACAGTTTATATCGTAAAATTTAGCATTTGTAATGCTATACGTCTCGGGTATAGTCCGAGTTTATATAAATTGTTTTGTATAACGTAAGGTGAGAAACCCGCCTCACACACCGCACATACGGTAAATTAGCTTTTTAAGTAATTTTAATTACTTAACGGTGAAGAGATACTGGATTTAGTATTCCAAATACTAAATGAAAACTGGGGACCAGTTACGTTATATTAGTACTTGTATGTTTGTACTTTTCACGCAGGTATACTTATTAGTAAAAGTAATCGGGTACTGTGGCCGTCGCTGCTACCTTAAATAATATATACTGGAGGATTCGGTATATATAGGGCGGCCCTAATTGCGGATGTGGTGGAATGGTAGACACGGGAGACTTAAAATTTCCTGCCTAGTGCGTGAGGGTTCGAGTCCCTCCATCCGTACCAAATTTAATGGTCCTTCGGCGGATGACCGTAAGGATAGCACAATGGTAGTTTAGTCTAGCAGCGAGACTACGGTGTAAGAGATAAGTATGCTAGTACTTCCTGTGCCATTAAATATATAAAGGACCGGTAGCTGAGTAGGTTTTAGCACATGACTTTTAATCATGGGACTTGGGTTCGAATCCCAATCGGTTCACCAAATAACCTGTCTGAGGAGTCCTTAAGGGACGAAACGCTAAAAAGCGTCACAGGGGTGGACGTGTATTGCCGTCCTTTAAGTTTATCAAGTATACTATTAGGGCCTTATAACTAATATAGTAGTATTCTTGATAGATAAGTTGATATGTAGGTAGCTTCTATTATAATAACAAATACATCTGAAATACATGAGACAATCACCTAAAGGGTGTTACTCTGATTGAGGGGATAAGCTCCTGATAAAAAGTGAGTATAGACGGTATTTTGGAGGATCCATATTAAGGAAGGTACCGGCAAGGTGCCAAACGAGGTTTGAACCCTCGGGGAACCCGCAAGGGTTCGGGTTTCGATTACTCTACCTTCCTCCATTTTTTGAAAGAATATTATTAAAGTAACTTATGCTATTAGAACAGCTTGCTAGGCTACCTAATGATTTTCCTCATAAGTTCGATATGATAGATGACTGGACTGTAGGAGACTACGAAACTTTATCTAGTAATTACGCTAAAAAAGTAGCTACACAATATTGTGAAAAGATTGACAAATGGTTGAAGTAGTACATAAAAAAGATAACTGCGATAATGCAACCTATATAGGGCGACCAAGTAAATTTGGTAACCCTTTTTCTATTGGTATTGATGGTAATAGAACACAAGTTATTCAGCAGTATAAAGAATATTTCTACAATAATGAAGAGCTACAAAAAGCTGCTATAGCTGAATTAACTGGGCACGATTTAGAATGCTGGTGTGCGCCTTTGGCCTGCCATGGGGATGTAATAAAAGAATTTTTAGATGCGCATACAGAGTAAATCCTTAGTACAGTTTATATATTAAAATATTGCCCTAATGTATTAGTATATGTAATAAATAAAGAAGCTAAAATACATTATAATACGAAGTATCACAGCAGAATAAAAGTATTAGAGAAAAGAAAAACAACTTAGGGTTATATATGATGACTATTATTTTTAAATGCTATAGTGGTTCTAAGTTATACGGTACAGATACTCCAGAGTCAGATACAGATATGAACGGAGTTCATCTGCCTAGTAAATCAGAAATTTTACTAGATTGTCAGAAACATCATATTAGATATTCTCCTGCAACTATAGGTAAAAATACTAAAAATGATGAAGATATTAGTACTGTTAGCTTACTAAGATTTTTTGAAGATATTAGGAGGGGTAAACCGCAAAGTATTGAGATGCTATTTGCATCAGCAGAGTATGAAACAATTCTATGGGTAAAAGCTAGGGCTGTGGGTTTATCACTATTAACTAGTAGTCTAAGTGGTTTTACCGGGATGGCTTTTAATCTTAATACTAAAACCTATAAAGATTATTACCATAAATTGCGCTCCTTATTACTGTTAGAAGAATTACATAAGTCAGGTACTTTAACCTTTCCTATTAGTAAACCAGATAGGGAGATACTTATTAAAGTGAAAAATGGAGAATTTGCTGTAGCAGAGCTAGATAAAGAAGTTGTGCATATGGAAAAAGTGTGCAATTATGCTAAAGAAAAATCTGTGTTACCTTCCTCTGTAGATATGAATAAAGCTTATAATTTTGTAGAAGAAGTTTATAGAGATATTGTAAATAGCCTATAAAAATTAAAATATTAACCACGTAGCTGAGCAAGTTATGTGGTTTTTTACTTTACAATTACTATAATTACCTGTTATATTATTTTTAATGACAAAAAAATTGGAGAGTAACTTTTGGATAATAAACTGTATCTATTAATTGACTTTACAGGGGAAGAGGCTATACTATATGAGTGCTTTACCACTAGTGAACAAACAAATTTACTTTTAGCATCAGCAGGAGGCTGTATAAATTCTGATGATAGAGATAATACTATAGCAGCTATCGAAGTATTAAATAGTATAGAAGACGGATCTTTAAAACATACAGAAATCTCTGCGAATAAAGTACTAATTAAGGGTACTTTAATTAGATTTACTTTTAGTTACTAAAATATAGGAATATATCGTATGAAAAAAACTAAAACAGCATTCATGTGCAAAACAGAATTTAACCATGAACTTGGTAACTGCGCAGATAAAGTTAGGGTGTATAATAACATAGCTGATATGCCTAAGTGTATACAAGAATGTGGAGTATACAAAGTGTCAATATCTATTATAAAAGATGAAATAAATGGTAAATTTTGAAATAGCTCTTATAGGCTTTTCTTTGTAGCTATATGATGGGGAAATATTGGAAAAAATAACAGGAAAAGACCTAATTGATTGGGGCTTTAAACCAGGTCCTTGGTTCTCGGAATTATTAAGTTATGCTAATAAACCAGGTAGGACTACTGACTTAATGGAAGGCCTAGCTTGGAGATATAAAGAAGCTACTAAGGACCGCTCAATTCCATTGAAAACTTCTTCATTTTTTAAAGTAAATCTTGATAAAGGTACTACAAAATATGAAAAAGCTAATTATAAAGCGGTAGTAGAGACTATGAAGGTAGCTACTCTTACTCCTACTGTAGTTAAAGCTTCTGTAATGCCTGATGCTTGCCCTTCAGGCCCTGTAGGGACTATACCAGTAGGGGGTGTAATTAGTGCAAAAAATGCTATTCACCCAGGTATGCATAGTTCTAATATTTGTTGCTCTTTATACTTAACTGAGATTAAAGATGAAATAGATGTTGCTACTATATTGAACGCAGTTCAAAAGCGCTCGCACTTTGGCCCAGGAGGTAGAGCTATTAAGATACCTATGAATAATAAAATAATAGCTAGAGCACGAAATAATAAATTTTTAAATGATACTACTATTATACAAGCTATGTATGATTATCTAGGTACTCAAGGAGATGGTAACCACTTTTTCTTTGTAGGTAGATCTAAAAGCACAGGTAGAATCACTTTAGTTACTCATCACGGGTCTAGAAAACCTGGAGCCTTATTGTATAAAAAAGGAATGAAAGCTGCAGAAGAATTTAGGATTAAATATTCCTCTAATACCTTAAAACAGAACGCATGGATTCCTTATGAGACTGAGGAAGGCAAGAATTATTGGGAAGCTCTACAGATTATAAGAGCTTGGACTAAACTTAACCACTTTGTAGTACATTCAGAAGTATTGCATGAGCTAAATAATCCGAGTATCACAGACCGCTTTTGGAACGAGCATAACTTTGTGTTTAAAGATGGTGATATTTTCCACCATGCTAAAGGAGCTACACCTACATTTAACAAGTGGGCGGAAGATAGGCGTATTATACCTTTAAATATGGGGGAGCCTATATTGATAGTTACGCATCATATAGATAACACTTATGGTTTTGCTCCGCATGGTGCTGGCAGAAATATTTCTAGAACGCAGTCCAAAAAAGATAATATTAGTAAGACTTATGAAGAGTTAGTACCTAAGGACATTGACTGTCGTTTTTATACAGGAACTGCAGATATATCAGAGCTACCTGGAGCATACAAGAGTGCAAAAGAAGTTTGTAAACAAATTAAAGACTATAAGTTAGCACATATAGTAGATGAAATAGAGCCCCTAGGTTCTATGAGGGCAGGAGAAATATATAAACCATGGCTGCAGAAGCACAAAAAGTAACTAGAGAATCTTTTGAACGTAGATTCATAAACGCTAAAGATGAGTATACAAAATGGAAAGTATTTACAGAGGTGTTATCTTATGCAGATACTTTGCATGAATCGTTAGCTCATGCAACAACGGAGAAAGTATCTTCGTATAAAAAGAAAGAATTTGAATGACAGGAAGTTATATAAGAGGTAGTAATAATGAGTAACATTTGGTTTATATCGGATACACATTTTAACCATAAGAATATACTTAAATTTACAGACGAAGACGGTAAGTTAATTCGTCCTGGTTTCTCTAGTATAGAGGACATGAATGAGACTATAATTAATAATTGGAACGAATATATAAAACCAGAAGATAAAGTATACCATCTAGGCGACGTATTTATGGGGTCTAAAAGCTGGATAGAAGATAACTGGAATAGGTTACGAGGCAAAAAACGTCTTATAGTTGGTAATCACGATAATATATCATATATCGCCTCTAAAAATATGTTTCAAAAAATACTACTATGGGGAGACTTTAGTGACTTCGGGTTTCTAGCAACTCATGTGCCTACGCATGCCTCTAGTCTTGTTAGGCGTAATAAAATGGTACAAAATATCCATGGCCATATACATGAGAAAGAGTCACCTCCAGGACCCTATTATAATATATCAGTAGAGCGTAATAATTATTACCCATATAATATAGACGAGCTAAAAGTAAATTAATTATTGATAATAGGAATTATATATGGTATACTTATCGAGTATTTAAAAAACAAATTAACATAGCTCATGGCGGTAAAGTACTAATTCTAATAATAGATAGATAGCTTGCCTATAGTACATGTAATAAAAAGGATTAATAAATGATAACAAATTTCAGAAATACTTTTCTATCTAACTTTTATGAAAGTACCATATTTGCTAATGGTTTTTCTTATCCAACAGTAGAACATGCTTACCAAGCCTGTAAATCTTTAGACCCTGTAGATTGGGAAATGTTTAGCAAGTTTAAGACACCTACTTTAGCTAAAAAGCAAGGCAGATATATTAAAATGCGTAAGGATTGGGACGACATAAAAGTTGAGGCAATGGAGAAGTTACTAATTATTAAATTTAAAGATCCTATACTAGCCGAACAACTAAAAGATACAGGTAGTAAACAGTTAATAGAAGTTAATAATTGGGGAGACACTTTTTGGGGTGAATCTCCTATAGGTAATGGTAAAAACACACTTGGTAATATTCTTATGTGTATTAGAGATACTTTATGATTAGAAAATATAAATTAATATGGTTTTGTGCTTATCATGCTTTTTTAGAGGGGTTTTATCAGGATCAAGAACCTAAAAACCCTCACAATGCTAAGAGTCTAGCCCATAAAAAGTTAAAAGAGCAAGGAAGGCAGGAGTTAAGAAAATTAAGATAATATATAAAAAAGGTGACTTATTAAAAGCTAAAGAAGTTGTAATAGTTCATGGCTGTAACTCGGTAGGGATGATGGGTTCTGGAGTAGCTTTACAAATTAAAAATAAATACCCAGAAGCTTTCAACATTTATAAAAATAACAGTAGATTTTTAGGTACTTATACTAATTATAACTACTCTAGTAGAGTAGTAATTAACGCTATAACTCAAGAATCTTACGGTAGAGATGGGAGTAGATTTGTTAGTTATGACGCTATAGAAGAAGTATTCTTTAAAATAAATAATGATTTTACACAGTATGAGAAAGTGGCCATGCCATTAATAGGGGCATCTTTAGGAGGAGGTAATTGGGCTATTATCTCTAGTATAATAGAAAATACTTTAACAAAAGTACAACCAGTAGTATATTTATATGATTAAGGCGATATACGTAATAGGGCATGGCAGGTCAGGTAAAGATACTGTATGTGAGTTATTAGCTAAAAGTTATAATTATACTTACTGTGCTAGTTCTTACTTCTTATCAGAGAACATAATATTTCCTGCTATAAAAGATAAGTTTGGTTATATAGATGCTGAAGAATGCTTCAAAAGACGCCACGAGCCAGGGTTAAGAAAAATATGGTTCGACTTGATATGCGAGTATAATAAAAAAGATTTAACTAGACTATCTAGAAACATATTTAAAGAATATGATATATATGCCGGTATCAGAAATATCGAAGAATTAGCTGCCGTACGAAAATCAGGTAATTTTAACACTATTGTAATATGGGTAGATGCAGAGAATAGAGTGTCTGCAGAGTCTAGTGATAGTTTTAATATACCAAAAGAAGAAGCAGATTATATTGTAAATAATAACTACGGTTTAGGTAACTTAAGGAGTGAGGTAAGTATTTTAGTAGATTATTTAGAATATAATAATTTTATAGGAAAAAATAATGTTTACGGATAAACAACAACAAGAGCTATTTGATTTACTATTAACTGTAGGGCCTAAGACTAAAGTGTATTTAGGTTGTGATTCTGTACGGTATAAGAAAAATGGTATGTGGTTTGCTAAGTATGCTACTGTATGTATCGTGCATAAAGACAGCAATAAAGGATGTAAAATATTTTCTAATATAAGTACAGAACCTGATTATGATGCTGTTAAAAATAGACCTAAAATGCGCATGATGAATGAAGTAATGAAAGTATGCCAACTAGGTATACAAATTATGCCATTAATAGATGGTTTTGACGTAGAAATACATTTGGATATATCCACAGATCCATCTAATGGTTCTAACTGCGTAGCTAAAGAAGCAGCAGGTTACGTAATAGGGATGACTGGCATAACTCCAAAACTAAAACCTGATTCTTTTGCCGCCTCTTTTGGTGCAGATGCTATAGCAAATGGTAAAGGGTAATGAGAGCTTTTATTTACATAATAATAACTTTAGTAGCTATCACAGCATTACTATCTACTATTATAGGTACTTATATATCTATCTGTACTTAACAATAAAAAAGCAAAATAACGGTAAACATAATGGCAAGGTATAAAATAACTATGGTAATATTAAGCATTACCATTATGAAGATACAAATATACAGAATAATTCTGAGAATTTAGATAAATTCTCAATAACAGGGTCAGGATTAGCCCAGATATTATAGGATATGTTATGGAATTTGGATACATAGATATAGAAACACACGAATTATACATGCTAATAAAAGACGATGAAATAGCAGCTTTATTAAGAGAGATTAAGTTACTTAAAGAAGAACTAGCTAAAAAACAGTAATTATTATTGCTAATTATTGTTTTTTATTATAATATAGAATGAGATTACTAAATGGCAACAATAAATTATACCGACGAAGATGTAGCTAGCATTGTAGTAATGTACAATGAACTAGGTAACGAAGGGCTTACAGAAATAGCTAATAAATATAATAAACCTATAAAATCTGTAAGAGCTAAATTGGTAAACTTAGGAGTATATGTACCTATCCCTAAGGGAGCAATTAGGAGCAATGGTAAAACTAAAAAAGAAATTATGCGTGACTTATACAATATAGGCATTGACCCTACAGGACTAGAAGGTGCTACTAAAGCGGCTCTAAAAAGAGTTGCATATGTGATAACTACTTTAGTAGCTAAAGAGAGTAGTAACGCAGGAGTACCAGAAGGTATTAGCGGAGAAGTAGGCACTACTCTATTTAAGCTATTAGATATTAAGGATAGCTAATGATAGTAGGTATAACTTTTTCTGCTTTTGACTTACTACATGCAGGGCACGTAATAATGCTTAAAGAAGCTGCAGAGCACTGCGACTATCTAATAGTAGGTCTACAGATCGACCCCTCTATAGATAGAAGTAGTAAAAATAAGCCAATACAGTCTGTGTTTGAGAGGTATACACAACTGAAAGGATGCGCCTATGTAGATGAGATTATACCCTATGAACATGAGAATGAGCTATTAGACATACTACTATCTTATAAATTGGATATACGATTTATTGGGGAAGAATATCAGTCTAAAATAGATTTCACAGGAAAACAGGTATGTGAAGAGAAGCATATAAAAATACACTATAACTCTAGAAAACACTCTTTTTCTAGTTCTGGTTTACGGAATAAAATAAAGGGTAAAATATGAGAGTTTTAGTTTGTGGTGGCAGAGATTATGGTGCTTTTTCATATATAGATGCACAAGAATATCCAGAAGAATACAATAATAGGGTCCGTCAATACGAAGCGGCTATTAAAATTTTGAATAAAAGTAACTTAGTCATTATTTCTGGTATGGCTAAAGGAGCTGACACTATAGCAGCTAGGTGGGCGTATGAAAACGATGTAAAACTATTAGAATTCCAAGCAGAGTGGGATAAATATGGTAAAAGTGCAGGTTTTATTAGAAATACTCGTATGCTGGAAGAAGAGCCTACACATATAATAGCGTTTCCTGGAGGGAAAGGTACTAGACATATGGTTAAAAAAGCATTAAGTTGTGGAGTAAAACAAATTGAAAATATACTGTGACCTAGATGGTGTGTTAGCTGACTTTAATAGTCGTATTTTTAGTATTTTCGGTAAAAAGCCTAACGACATAGAACCTAGTACCTTATGGAGTACACTACATAAGTATCCTAATTTTTTTACAGAGTTGCCTTGGACTATTGACGGAGAGGAATTGTGGTCAAGTATCAAGAAGTACCACCCTATAATACTAACAGGAGTGCCTAGAGGTAAGGGGGCAGAAGTACAAAAAATAAAATGGTGTAAAAAACATTTAGGTATTAATACTAAAGTTATAACTTGCTGGTCTTATGAGAAGTATAAGTATTGTCAAGAAGGTGACGTACTAATTGATGATAGAGCTAGCGCCAGGTACTCTTGGGAAACTGTAGGTGGTACTTTTATATTACATAAAAATACAAAGGATACTATTAATGAACTGGAAACTATTCTTAGATGATGAAAGAATGCCTGCTAAGTATGACTTAAATACTTTAATTGCAAGAAATAAGAAAGAGGTAGCAGAATATATACTGTATTTTAATAGCCTACCTACTTTTATATCTTTCGACCATGATTTGGGTAAACAAGAGCCTACTGGTTATGATATTGCTAAGTGGCTTGTAGAATTAGATATGGCAGAAGGTTTTTATAATATACCTAAAGATTTTACTTTTTATGTTCATAGCCAAAACCCTATTGGTAAGAAAAATATAGAAATGTATTTAAATAATTATTTGGAGTTTAGAAAATGAAATGGCACACAGAAAAAGATAACGTAGAGTTCTGTTTATACGCAGAATCGGATATAGGTACTTTTTACATCTATAATAGTCCTATTTTCCCTAAGTACACCTTATATATAGGTAATACTTTTTTAGGGCACGAAAGTAGTATAGGCAGTGCTAAAGCTGCAGCAGCAGAGTATTTACTAGTATGTTAGAAGATACTTTCGAAGTAGCTATTAGTAAGATTTATGAGGAATTACTATTAAAAAACCTTGAAGAATTTAGCACAAGTAACGTAGACTTATCTTGAGAAGACTATGAGAGTTTATATGAGGAATAAATGATGATATTATTTTTATACTTTACCATACCTGTATTACTATGGATAGGAATAGTAAAGTTACTTAAACCTAAAGCATACTCACTAGCAGAGGCAGGTATACAGCTAGGCTTTTCCTTAGTATTACTAGTATTTATAACTGCTATGGGTTCTTACTTACAATTTGCAGATACTAAATTTGTGAATGGAGAAGTAATTTCTGTTAATGCGCGTAAAGAATCTTGTAATACTTCTTGGAGTAGATTTAGTGATTCTTTTTGTACAAATCAGGATTCAAAATCTGTATATGACGGGCAAAGTTGTTCCGGTAGTGGTAAAACACGTTCATGCCACGCAGTTTACCACACGGAGTATAGGTCTATTTACCCATGGGAACGTAGATATTTTATTGAGGCTACTACAGGTACCTATGAGATTAACAGAGTAGATAAGCAAGGAGTTAATATACCTCCGAGATTTAGTGAAGTATCTATAGGAGATCCTACAGCAATACAAGTACCATTTGTTAATTATATAAAAGGTGCATCAGATTCTTTATTTAATGAACAATTTCTAGAGGTAGCAGAAATAGCTTATCCACGTATATCTGACTACTATAGGTCTAACAGAGTGATTTATGCAGAGCATACAGTAGCCCCTCAATTTTGGCGCGATTGGAATAAGTCTTTAGCGGAAGTTAATCGTAGATTAATAGATACAGGTGCTAATGTAATAATAGTAGTAACAGCACATAATAAGATATGGGCTGAACAACTAGCACAAGGATGGGATGCACATAATATTAATGATATTGTAATCGTTATAGGCACTGAAGATGTAATTAGTAATGATATAGCATGGGTTGATGTTAGATCCTGGAGTTCTACAGACTTAGTTAATACACAAATAAAAAATAACATATTAGCTACTAAAAATATAGACCCAGAACTGATAAATAGTATTATAGTAGATGCAGTCTCTAGTTCTTTTACTTTACAAGATATGAGTAATTTTGAATATTTAGCGGAAGATACTCCAGCACCTTTATGGGTTCTTATAGTAGGGGCTATTCTAATATTAATCGCTACACCAGCAATAACATACTATTTTACATACCACACTAATATTTAAGAAAGAGATAAAACATGAATAAAAAAATACTTATAGCATTAGCTACTACATCCGCAGTGGTTAGCATAGGGATAATAAGCTACTTTTCTGCTTATAATTCAGGCAATCGTTTAGAAAATGCAATTCAAGCTACCTACGATAACAATATAAATATACTATCGCAATACGGTAATAAAATAGCAGAAGCTGCTCAAATACCTGATATGCAGAGAGATGATTTAACCACAGTTGCAACTTCAGCGTTAATGGCAAGATATGGCGATGATGGGGCAAAAGCTATGTTCCAAATGATAACAGAAGCTAATCCGACTATTGACTCTTCTGTATATACTAATTTACAGCAAATCATTGAGGCTGGTAGAAATGATTTTCAACTAGCACAAACTAAGTTAATTGATCAGAAGCGTGTATACAATACTGCATTAGGCTCCTTATGGACAGGTACTTGGATGAGTATTGCAGGATTTCCTCGTATAAACTTAGCTGACTATTCTATTGTAGTTAGTACTAGTGCTCAAGAAACTTTTTCTACAGGCACAGATAACGTAATATCAATTAGGAATTAGTAATGAGTAATATTCCAACTATTATATATGTCGAACCTTTACTATTACCTGGGGGTACGTGGTACCCTAGAGGAGAATGGTTAGACCATTCTACTACTCGTTTTAAAGTACCTTTTAAATCCGTAGTAGCACCCAAAATTAAAAAGTTAAAATGGAGTGAAGTAGCTACTAATAGATATACAGCTATAGGTATGAGTATATTATGTGCTGTATATTTTGCAGATGGCTGGTACTATGGATCTATAGGTGATGAGGGGATAAAAGATTGTTACAATAACATAACTAAATTTCGTACTTCGGATAAGGCAAAAGAAGCGGTGCAAAGTACCTTTGAAGATATGTGTAAAAAATGGGTAACGTAGTAGGTAAAGAGTGCAATAATGTGTAACAAAAATATACTTGTAGATTGTGACGGTGTTCTATTAGACTGGGAAACTTCGTTTCATAACTGGGTGCATGAAAGGGGCTATGGTCAGCCAAGACATAGAAATACTTATAATCTTCAAGATAGATATGCTTCTATGACCTATCAAACTGCGTTTGACTTAATGACAGAGTTTAATAGAAGTGCTGCTATAGGCTTTTTAACTCCGTTAAATGATGCTAAGGAAGGAGTTAGATTATTAGCTTCTTTAGACTATAGATTTACTGTTATCACTGCTATGGGAGGGGATAGTTACTCTAGAACATTGCGTAGAAGCAATCTTAATAGTATTTTTGGTGACGTATTCACTGAAATAATTTTTAGCTCAGATAATGAAGATAAGACTAAAGAGTTATCAATATACACAGACAACTATTGGATAGAAGATAACCCTAATAATTATGAAATAGGCCAAAATTTAGGTTTAACATCAATTTTACTTGACCACCCACATAATAGATGGTATAATAATTTTACAACAAGAGCTAATAACTGGAAAGATATTTGCTCTATTATTGGAGGAAAAGATGTTCAAATTATCAATGCGCTCAAAAGATCGAATGGCTGGCATAAACCCTAAGCTAATAAAAGTAGTAAATTATGCTATTACAGTCACCAAAGTAGACTTTGGTGTAACACAAGGGCTAAGAACTATAGAACAACAAAGAGCTTTATTAGCTGCTAGGAAAACACAAACAATGAAGTCTAAACATTTAACAGGTGATGCTGTAGATTTAATTGCATATGTTGGAGGTCATATAAGTTGGGATTTAGATTTGTATGATGATATTGCTGATGCTATGAAGCTAGGTGCAATAAAATATAATGTAAAAATGCGCTGGGGTGGTGCTTGGACAGTGCCTGATATTGCTAAATGGAATAAAACTATGGAAGCTGCTCAAATGTCTTATATAGACCAAAGACGTAAAGAAAAACGTAGACCTTTTATTGACGGTCCGCATTTTGAGTTAAATTAACTAGTAAAATATTTTAAATAGTATAACTAGCGTAGTAGCTTCAGAACGTAGTTCTTTATTGCTATTACGCTTTTTTTATGTTATTATAGGAGAAAAGGAGTATAATATGAGTCAGCATAAAGATAATGATCCTATAGAGTTAGAAATGGCTCTGCGTATTAATAATTTACCTGTAAATAGTCCTAGCGTGCTTGCCGACGCTTTTCGCAATGGTTGGTATTTTAATGCAGAGAAATATAGCATTAGCACCTTACAGAAGCAGCTCAATGATATCGAATCTCTTAATTTATCACAAAAAGGAAGATAATAGAATGGTTAAGTATACCAGAAAAGAAAAGCAAGAAGCAAAAAAATCCTTGGAATATTAGACTCTAATTTGCGTTTTATTCCTGTAAAGGATAGAAGTAAATCTGCTCTAAAAACTACAATAGCACTTATTGAGGAATATAGAGAGGACGATAGGGCCATATATACTGGAGCCATCAAAGGGTTAGAACAGCGGTTGGTAATAGCTAGAAAAGCAAAAACATTAGCTAATAAGAGAGCAGAGAAAGCTATGCGTTTTATGCTGGATTCACTTAAATAAGTCGTGTCCTGTTATGTCTAATACCAGTTTAGCTGACCCTTTTTATATAACGGATGCAAAATGGAATGAATGGTTAGAGGAGTTTAAAAATGAATAAACTTATAGAAAAGCGAATAGAATTACAAAAACTATTAGCTGATGTGTGTAGAAATACACGTTTGTTATCTGGAGAATACCTTCCTGATGTAGAAAACCTTCAGGAGGGTGAGAATTATGGTAATGGTGACGATGCAGATGCTTGGGCGCTAAATGCTATGAATGGTAAAAGCTACGCTGATTTACTAATTATGCAAACTGGTTTACTTCATAGGCTAAGACCTGGCTTCCCCAGTTTAACTTCGTTAAACAACTATGTAAAGGTAAAATAGATGAAATACCATGATAAAGCAGTGCCAGATACTTATACAATAAGGATAGCTAACGAGTATTTTACCCTTAACTGTAAAAATACAAATATACATATGTTCATTATACAATATAAAAAAGAGAGAAGAGGAAAATAAATGAAATGGGAATTTAACGGTAGTAATTTAGTATCAGGAGACTATACTATAGAAATAGAGGACGAGTACTACGAGCTTAATTATAAAGATACTAATATACATGGCTCTTTTAACGTTTTGTACGTATTAAAAATGGCAGAAGAGCATTACGAAAAGAACAAATTTCCTGAAGACTTTACTTTTGAAGATGGTACTCTTTTCTACAAGGGCTATTTTGTAGCAAATACCCTAAAAAAAGATGCAATATTATTATCCAAAAATTGTTGCTATATATAAAAACACAATTATAGCACAAGGCACTACTCATGAAGTTGCAAAAACTCTAGCTATTATTTACAGTAATATAACTTAGTTTATTATAGTAGCAAATAATTAAAATTACTGAATTTTAAGGGGTTTACTGCTATTTCTAACAAATATAATTTGCTAAATGAGTAAAACTGTGCTAGTATTAGTTTACGTTATAAAAAAAAGAAACAGAGAGTTCGATACATCGTTGAGAACTCGACTTCTCCGTAGGAGATAGGAGTTTCTTAGCGTAGTTCAAAAGTTAATAAACTTCGTTTATATACTGAACAATTTTTTTGTAGTTTTTCTGACTTATAAAACTACGTTTTTCTTTTTCCTTTCTTTTAAATAAACAGGACCAAATGCAAAAATTAATTATCTTAATTGCTCTATCAACCGCCTCTATTTCACAAGCACAAAGTGCGTATGAATCATGTATGGTGCAAAGCCTAGTAGCGGAGGGTATCGCTAAAATGCGAGATCAAAATATACCACTTACTACAGCTATTCAGTACTACGATACTCATAATAGTACTGAAGTAGACCAGCTATTTGGTATTATACTATCTGCGGCAGGGCAAGCTATTTACTCCTCAGATTGGAGTGCTAGTAAAGTACAAAGCACTTACTTTGACAGCTGTATTAAATGAGTAGTCATCTTTATGGTATAGTCTTTTATGGAGTAAAAATAGGAGATTTTGATTATATTCCTAGTTTCTATGATGAAGAATTAGGGGAGGATGTAGAAGAGTGTTTTACTACTTTATTTCCTGATACAGAGTTTTCTATAAAATTCATAGGCCACTGTGAATATCCTACTTATTACCTAGTATTTAAAAAGTCGATACAAGAAGGCCAGGATGCCTATATGTATGATTTAGAGGAGAATATTAACTCTAATAACCTGAATAAGTTTATAAAAGAAAACACTATTTATACTGAAGGGCATATTGGATGGGTTCTAGGAGCGTACATAAGATAATGAAAAAGATATTAAGATTACTAGTATTTGTTATACCAGTGCTACTTATGGGTAGCTTATTTGAGGATGCTTGGGCACCTAGAAGCCACAGTTTCTCTGGGCTGACATACAATCTAGCTAATATTAATTAATTGGGCCTATCGCTTCTGCAGGTAAAAATGTCGATATATCTATGAGTAATTTAGAATGGTTATACCCCTTTTATACAGATGCATATAGTCACACTGATTTTAGCAAAACGTAGTTAATAAAATCATTGTAAATAACCATGATAACTTACAGCCTCGATAAGCTAAGGAATTACCTAATAGTAATGAAGGCTACTAAAGGTAAGGCAGACCCTGAGAAAGTAAATGAGATGAAGAATGGATTGATGCTGGAGGTGTCGGCCCTTACGGTAAAGATTTACTTATATATCTTCTAGAGGAATAAGTGTTGATTATGTTTAAAAAGTACTACAAACCTAGGATAATAAAAGGAAGAACTAAACCTAAACCAGCATATTAATTTAAAAAATAATTTGCTAATAGGTTGTAATATAAAGTTATGTAAAAGGAATTTTTACACATGAAAACTAGTGTTTTTATAGGGCGTTTTTCGCCTTTTCACAACGGACATAAATCCGTTGTAGATGCTGCTCTTAGAGTTAGCGACCAAGTTATTATAGTTGTAGGTTCATCTTTTGCACCTCGCAACGCTCGAAATCCGTTCACTTTTGCTGAACGTAAAGCCATGATCAAGTCTGTATTTCCACAGGTCGTGGTTCTTCCTGTTGCAGACTACCAATATAATGATAACAAATGGGTTGCTACTATTACTAAAGCAGTAGAAACTGTCGCTATTGGCGCGGTCAGCCTTGTTGGCTATAATAAAGATAGCACCTCTTATTACTTAAATATTTTCCCTAACTGGGGTGCTTATTCTGTACCAGCAGTTACTAATAAAAAGGGTGCAGATATTAATGCTACGGATATTCGTAATAATTTATTTAAAAATGCTGGTCATTTTATTAGCTGCTATATACCTGGCTCTGTAAATAAATACTTACGAGATTTTACTACTACTAAAGATTTTGATATTATTAGAGAGGAAGTACGTTTAGTAGATCAGTATAAACAGTCTTGGGAACAAGCCCCCTACCCTGTAATTTTTCAAACAGTAGACACGGTAGTAACTCAGTCAGGACATGTTTTACTTGTTAGACGTAAATCCTCGCCTGGTGCAGGTTTATGGGCACTGCCTGGAGGTTTCCTAAATCACGAGGAAACATTATTGAACGGAGCGCTTAGAGAGCTTAAAGAAGAAACAAAGCTTAAAGTACCTATCCCAGTACTAAAAGGCTCCATCAAGGCAGAAAAAGTGTTTGATGACCCTAATCGTTCAACTCGCGGAAGGACTATCACTACTGCTTTTTACATTGACCTAGGTTTTACTAGCACCCTATCTAAAGTTACAGGGTCTGATGATGCTGAAAAGGCTGTATGGGTTCCTTTTAGTAAAATTGATAGGTCTATGCTCTTCGAAGATCACTATGCCATTTTAGATTACTTTTTGGGGATTAGCTAACATGACAGATAAAGAAAAGCTTATACATATTAAAAAAATAGGTAATACTCTAATTAGGATAGCTATGCTACTTATTATGGTAGCAATGGTATTAAATTTTTATTCTGCTACTATAGCTGTTTTTTTCTTAGGACCTGCTATGCTTATTACAGGCTATTTGTATTGGTTATTATTCTTTAGTAAATATAAGGTAACAAAATGACAAAAGCACTTACACAACAATATATTCTTGAGGTTATAGGAGATTCTTGTCCTTCAGATATAAGAGAAGAAGTACGACTTTTATGGAGTTATTATGACCTAGGAATGGATACAGATTACTTTAACTGGTCTCGTGAAGGTGAAAATTTCTTTTATGATTCTTACCGTGTTAATAAAGACGCTTATCCTGCTATTGATAAGTACCTTATGCTTCATAATGTAACCGACTGTTTAATTCATTTCTTGTAATATTAAAGTTGCTATAAGGCTAAATTAGTACTATTATAATACAAAGGAGATAAAAAATTATGCTTTTACATTCTAAGTTCCGAGATTATTATGATACTGCTATCGCTTACGGAGTAGATACTACGTGTCACTATGTTCGTAAAACTAAAGAATTTTTTAAAGATTCTATTGAATATAAAGAGGTATCTGATATTATAGATAAGACTATCGTAAGTCGCAATGGTTATAGTACTTTTTACGTAGTTTTCTGTGATAAAGTATATAAAGGTGTTCGCTGCACAGACTTGTATAGTAAAAAATACTTTTATACTAAAGAATCCTTATATAATTACGCAAAAAGTAAAAAAGAATTACACAAATTAGAATATTATAATTGGTTTAATAAAGATAACTTTTTTGATTATATTCCTAAAGATAATAAAAAACTATTAGAATATCAATATAAAACAGGTATTCCTATTATACTTTATGGTGTTTCTAACGAGATTTTTGAGGGAATTAGTGTTATTTATAATCCTGTGCTCAAAGATATAGAGTTTTACAAAGTGTTTAATGCTACTTCTGCTTTTCAGGAGCTATCAATGTTTATTTCTGGGGTACTAGGAGGACAATCTCCAAAAATGGTAGAGTTATCTGATAAATATAAAATTGCTAAACGAGGTTTTAATGAGCTTAGCTTTCGTAAATCTCCTAATAAAAGGAAAAAGTATGGATGACTTTTTATGCAGTACTTGTGCAGCTGTACATAATTACACAAATGATGACCTGGTACCTATTGAAGATGGTTTGTTTGTAACATGCCCTGATTGTTTAAACTTTACTCAGATAACTTTACAAAGTACTTGGGAGCGTGAGTTAGCTACTAATAAATACGGTATGCAACATCTAGCAAAAAGAGCACTTAAGGCTATAGAAAGAGCTAAATAAAATGAAAATTTACACAGTACCTACGGGTAAGATTATTACCAATAACTTTTCTAAAGGACCTTTAGAATTTCTTTCTATTGGGGACTACGGACAAGCTGCTAATATTAAGGCAGATTTTTTAGGGTTAAGCTCTGACATTAATGGGGTACCTAACGGAGAGATTATGCCACTTGAGAGTAAGTGGGTTATTACTATATCTACTCAGTATGGCTGCAATATGACTTGTAATTTTTGCGATGTTCCTTTAGTTGGTAAAGGTAAAAATGCCTCTGTAGAAGATTTACTTAATCAAGTAATGCTAGCGCGCGAGCAATACTCAGAAGTTACTAGAACAGACCGGCTAAATCTACACTATGCTCGTATGGGAGAGCCTACTTTTAATAAAAATGTATTAACAGTAAGTAGGCTATTAGCTAGGAAAGGTAAAGAATTACTGGGGCTTGATTATAAGACTTTACACCCTGTTCTAACCACTATGATGCCTAAGAAAAATTCTATTCTTAAAGACTATTTATACGAATGGATCGATATTAAAAATAAAGACTTTAACGGGGAAGCTAATCTTCAAGTCAGTATTAACTCTACCTCTAATGAGCAGCGAAACGCTATGTATAATGGGTGTACGAGATCCTTAGAAGAGATTTCAGAGTTAGTAAAAGATTTTCCTCCTAATAAGGGCCGTAAGTACTGTTTAAATATGGCTATGGCTGACGGAAACGAATATGACGGTAAGTACTTAGCTTCTTTATTTAACCCTGAGCATTGGATGGTAAAAATTACTCCCATTCACGTTAATAACTCTACTGTTGAAAATAATATTAAAACTACTGATGGGTACGATTTATATGAATTTTATAAACCTAGAGAAGAGGCTTTTGTAGAAGCCGGTTTTGATACTTTAGTATTTGTACCCTCTTATGACGAAGACTATGGAATGATTACTTGCGGAAATGCGATTCTATCAGGCCGTCGTCCTACAATACCTTATACAAAGGAAGAACAATGAATAGATTAATAGGAAAAACACTAAAAAAGTAGAAGTAATAGCAGATGAGAAAATAACTTTTTATGCAGCTGACGGTAGTAACTATACTATGTACCACGATCAAGAATGTTGCGAAAGCGTATATATTGCAGATATAAATGGGGCATGGTCTGATATAATTAATTTCCCAATATTGCGAGCAGAAGAACGCACAGAAGACATAGATGGTGAATATGAGTTAATTACTTATACTTTTTATAACATTGCTACTATAAAAGGAGAGGTTACTATACGTTGGAACGGGGCAAGCAATGGTTATTATTCTGTAGGGGTAGACTTGTATGAAGATAGTTAAAAGCCGGAATACCTAATTAAAAAGTCCTAGTAATAGAATTAGGCAATAAAATAACTGTAAAGGAATTTTACAAATGATTAATATTTTACGAACTGACGGATACAAAGTTACTCAATGGGAACAGTACCCTTCTGATACAGAATATCTTACTTCATATATCGAAGCTAGGGGCGGCGCGGAAGAATCTACGTTCTTCGGACTGCAAGCATTTATTAAAGAGTATTTGCTTACTCCTATTACTATGGAGGATATTGACTTTGCAGAAAAAGTACTAATGCCTTACATTGGTTATTTTAATCGCGAAGGTTGGGAAATTATTGTTAATGAGTATGATGGGTACTTACCTCTGAGTATCGAAGCTGTACCAGAAGGTACTGTAATGCCTGTATCTAATATTCAAGTAAGGGTAACTAATACAGACCCCAGACTCTACTGGTTAACGTCGTATATTGAGACCGCTATTCTTAGAGGCGTGTGGTACCCTTCTACGGTAGCTACTAAGTCTAGAGAAATGAAGAAATACTTAGTAAATGCAATTAATGAGTCGTCAGACACTACTGTAGATGAATTGATACCTTTCATGTTGCATGATTTTGGTTCGCGAGGAGTCTCCTCTCCTGAAAGTGCTATGTTAGGAGGTATGGCCCACCTAACCAACTTCGTTGGAACAGATACTATTGAAGGTATTTACGGAGCTATGAAGTACTATAACGCAGTTAACCCCGGTACTTCTATTCCTGCCTCTGAGCACTCTACTATGACTTCTTGGAATAATGAAGTAGATGCCTATGAAAATATGATTAACTTATTTAGTGGAGAAGGTAAGCTTCTTGCAGTAGTTATTGATTCTTATGATGTATATAACGCTGCTCGTAATATTCTAGGTAAAGAACTGAAAGCTAAGATTATCGCATCAAAGGGTCGTGTAATTGCTAGACCTGATTCAGGGTCCCCTACTTATATGCCTATTGAGGTCGCAAAAATACTAATGGAAGAGTTTGGTTACACCACAAACTCTAAAGGATATAAAGTACTACCTGATTATATTAGGGTGATACAAGGAGACGGTATTACTGATGAATCATTACCCATGCTTTTGTATAACATTATTGATGCCGGATTATCCGTAGAGAACTTTGCCTTTGGTATGGGCGGAGGACTGCTACAAAAAGTAGAGCGTGATGACTTAGAGTATGCTATGAAAGCCTCCGCACGTTGCGATACTTCTGGTATCTGGCATGACGTTTTTAAAGAACCCCTACACGGTAACAAAAAGTCTAAAAAAGGTAGATTAGCACTACAGTATACTCTAACTCATGGATTTTCTACTAAACGTAAAGAAGAAATAGGGGTAGACCTGCTAGAGCCTGTTTATTTAAACGGTAAACTATTACGAGATACTAGTTTTTCAGAGGTAAGATGTAGAACTGCTATTTAAAAATTAAAGATTACTCTTGCTTAGAGGGGTCTTTTTATGCTATCATAAGAAATGAGTAAAGGAGAAAACAATGTGGTTCGTTATTAAGAATAAACAAGGTGAATATGCAGATGAATATTTTAGTTGGTCTAGTAAAATACATAGCTCAGATCAAATTTTTGCAAAAGATGAACTCCCTTATTTAGTTAATAGTGCTATGAGTATAATTTTAGTAGCTGAAGGTGAAAAACCTACACTCCAGGAGGTTAATAAAATACTATGAAATTTTTAGAAAAACTATTAAAACCTGTTAGAGAGGGTAACGCTTATAGAGCTACTTTACCTAAACCTAAGTATAGTGGTTCGTTAGCTGATACTAAAAAATTAGTTGCTAAGCAAAAAGCAGAGCAGACCCCCATTATGTGTACCTTGTCTGCAGAACAAAAAGAACTATATAAAGCTAGCTTTGCTTACTGGGATGAATGGACAGGGGCTAGGTTTGCCAGACGAGAAAGCCCTTACCTTCATATGGATGAAAACGAATGGGCAAAATCTGTTCTAGCAAAATTTAAACAACCTAAAATAACTGCTAAAAGTATTTGTAGATCCAATCCTGTCACAGGCGGTTGGCAACCTATTGATGAGTGCATATAATGTGTAAAGTAGGAGATATTGTAGTATGTACAAAGCCTATGTCAAAAACTTTTGTAGTTAGGAGTGCTTCTACTACTTACTTAATTACTAAAGTAATAAATAAAACTAAAATTATGTTACCTTTAGATAGTGACGGCAATGCTTGTGGTGGCTATATTATAGCTACTGAATCAGAGTTTAAACGGGTTAGCAACTAATCGGACTGCAATATAGAAAGCTTTACTTATGGAAATTAAAATAACAACAGATACAGATATGTGTGCGTGTGAAACCTGTGGGTCTTCTTATGCTGAAGGCGGTTTTGTAGAGATAGACGGAGAAAAAATAATTGATCTCCCTGCTTTTGCTTCTTGTTCTGGCGGTGATAATTATTCTGCTGATGAATTACTAGTATTAGCCCTACACAAATTAGGACATACAGTAATTGTAGATGATGATATTTACTTTATTCCCTGTCACAACGATGATTATCATGGTAAATTAACTTATTAATCTTTATTGTACAAGTAAGGTCTATGGTTATTATACTAATATATTAAGCACTTGGAGCATTGAAATGGCTTACCCGATGTTAATAGGATCTAAAGCATTAGAATACTGGTACCCTAATGTAACTATACCTACGGATGTAGATATTATTACTGAGTTAGATATTAAAGGTGTTGATACTCAGAGTTTATCTATATTAAATAATAAAGCTATGGTAGAGAAGTATGGTAGTGGCGAGTTTATAGAATTAAAAGGTAATAAAATAGAAGTAATGAGCTTAGAAGGGCTTGCTATATTAAAAAGATCTCATTTGTTTAGAGAGAAAAACTTTAATAGGAATATAGGATTATATTATACTTTTTTGAGAAAATATATGAATTTCTCTAGTAAAGAGTATAAAGATAGAACTAAAGCTACTCAAAAAATGTTTAAATCTCCCTCTCTTAGAATGAGTAATGAAGAATTTTTTGATAATCCTTTAACTAAGCTATATGATCATGATTGGCTGCATACTAAAGCTGCTTATTATAATAAACCTTTATACTTACAGTTAAAAACAGATTTTAGTTCTGCTTGGTGTGAGAAAGATTTATGGGACTTATTATCTACTGAAGATAAATTTAAGTGCGCTGCAGAAGAAGTATATGTAATTGCTAGTGAGCGTTTTCTTATACCACAAAAATGGCCAAAAAATAAAGAACTACGTTCTTATATGAAAGCATTAGAAAAAGTATGCACTACTTTAACTTCTGGATGGTTTAGGGATTTTGCTTTAGATAATTACGTAGAAATGATAGCAATGTTTAATAAAGATAAATTTAAGGAAATAAAAAAATGGACGAACTAATTAAATTGGTAGACGATTTTCCAGAAGTTATTGATATGCTGTATGGGGATGTTGACCTATATGATAACGAGGATTACTTTAAAGATTATAAGCTAGAACTAGTGCAACAAAATGGAGGAAAAGAGCAAGGATCTAATATATACGCAGTTTATAAAGTAAATGATAATGCTTATATAAAGGTATATGGTTTTTATCAATCTTTTGTAGGAGCTGAATACGAAGGTTGTAAAGAGGTTACCCCTAAAGTAAAGGAAATTATTTGCTATGAGTAAAAAATTTATTAGCCCTGAAAAGGCACCAGAAGGTATAGAAAGAGAATTACTTACTATTCTTATTGAAGAGTGTGCAGAAGTGCAACAAAGAGCTACTAAAGCACTACGCTTTGGGTTGAACGAAGTTCAAGAAGGACAGACTTTAAATAATATAGAAAGAATGTCAGAGGAGATAGGGGACTTAGAAACTACTATAAATTATCTAGGTAATTATAGTCTAATAGATAGACAAGCTCTAAAAGATGGTGCTATGCATAAAACAAGAAAAGTATTTACAAAATTAATATTTTACTATATAACAGATAATCAAAGAATAAAAATTAATGATTTTTTAAAAGACAGAAAAGATTACGAAGGCGCTATAGGAGGTGCAGTAACTTATTCTTTTACTCCTACTAATCTAGGCACTGTAGTAAAAGTCACTTATAAAGATACTACTATTGATATAACGGAGTATGAGCATTGGTAAATACATTTATTTAGCACTTATATAAGGGTATAGATAAATAATATTATTGCTAACGGGGCTTTTATACGGTATTTTAGTATAAAGGAGGAATTACATGAAAACTGATGACGCAGAAAAATTAAAATGCTATTCTACAGGAGGTAAATGCTGTGCCGATAAGTGTATGGCATGGGTGAAAAGTAAAAACCCTGTAAATACTCTTGATACAGCTACATATGGTTATTGTAAACTTATAGGATTCATAAAATGAGGCTAATTGGCGATATTCATGGCAACTGGCCGTACTACGAAACACTTGTAAAAGGTGTAGATAAATCTGTGCAAGTAGGAGATTTTGGAATAGGTTTCCCTCCTTGTAATAACCAGAATAAACAAGAGCGTATTGATAAGCGTTTGAAAAATACTTTTTCTCGTGGGGAGCATCGTTTCATTAGGGGTAACCATGATAACCCTTCTGTATGCAAAACATATAAAGAGTATATCTCCGATGGTACCATTGAAGTTATAGAAGGTAAAACTATAATGTATATCGGCGGTGCTTTATCTATTGATGGTCCTTCTTTTGTACCTAATTGGCGCACAGAAGGAAAAGATTGGTGGCCAGATGAAGAACTAAGCTATAATGACTTATCAGTAATGGTACAGGTTTACGAAGATATTAAACCTGACGTAATGATTACGCATGAGTGCCCTGAGTCTATTTCTAATGTGCTATTTAGTAGCTTTAAAAATGATGGTGAAGCCTTCTACTCAAGAACTCGTAGAGCTTTTGACACTATGTTAAGTATTCATACTCCTAAATTATGGGTGTTTGGTCACTGGCATAAAGCTAAAGATACAGTGCTATACGATACTCGTTATATATGCTTAGATATTAATCAGTATATTGATATGGACTTTAATGATTTATACGGAGGTAAGGCTTATTATTAAGTATATTATATCAATAGCAGTAACAAGTTATGTAGCGTATGTAGGTTACGGACCGTTAACTTGGGCATGGTGGTCTGTAGCCATTCCTTTAAACTTACTACTTTTTTGGTGACTATATAAATAGCATAGGATTTAATAGTAAGCGCCTAAATGACACAACATTTACTTTAGTGCGTAAAGTTACCCCTGTAATTATTAAAGAGAATTAGTAGAGTACTTATATTATGTTAAATGAACATTACAACACTCGAAAGTGTAATAAAGGATCCTTATATTACCCCCCTGTTCAACGTCCTAGACCTTATAGCTGTGTCACTGAAGTAGACCCTTATAGGGTACCCTTTCTTAAAACAGATAAAGGACTGGTATGGCATGGATTTTCTGACTATAAAAACCCTAACTATTACGGTACTTCTTTTACTTCTTTTGAGGGAGTACATACTCGGTTTTATAATCCCGATGTAGTAGCTAAAGTTGATAGTTATACTGAAAATTTATTACTATCTATAGGGCGAAAATATTGTAAAAGCTGTAAAGTAGTTAAAGACCTAATTGAAATAAACGAAAAAGGAAAATGCCATGACTGCGCATAAATTTACTCACCCTGACTATGCAAAACCAGGGCATAAATGGGTTACAGATTCTGGAGTGCCTGCTATTTCGGTAACTGCTTTTAAAGTTACTGAGGGTAATATATACGCTTCTATTGTTGCGGTAGTTAATGACGAATTACATGTATTTGATGGGTACGGGAATGTAATTGACTTTGACGATTATGGACTTTCTTTTTACTGTTTAATGGATAAAATATGAAGCATAACGTAGTATATACAGATCTACCTAACGAGTATGTAGATATTGATTTTCTAATGGAAAGAGCTTTGGTAGCTCTTCTTAATCGTTATGTAGAGGTAGAACATGGCGGTTTTACGCGCTACGCTAGTTATGTAGATGAATTGATACAGGAGTCCACAGAAGAAGGAGATCAATACTATAACCAATATGTTATTGAGAGCCAGCTTATGTGGTTGTACAGTTGGTTTAAACATAATAAAGAAGAAAAAGATGAAGATTTAATAACGGAAAAGTTAGTCGAATTAGTAAAATTAAGGAGTAACCTATGGACATAAATAAACATTTCTCTTATAACACTCAGGTAACTTTTTATTTATTCTGGATAATGATTTTTTCTATGTTGACAGGCAAATTTGGCCTTTCATTTATTTCCCTGCCTTTTATGCTAGGTAATATAGGCGCTACTACTTTACTGTTGATTAAAGTAGGAAAATGAGAATTCTCACTAAAAAATCTTTATCAGTTTTTATTATATTTTTTACGGATGTGAGGCTTTAACAAAGTCACCTAATATTTTTACCTGCTGTAGTAACTTTGTGCATTTAATCTCAAATTTTAGTAGTGTGCTTAATGTAGTTAACTGTAGGTATACCTGTACGAAGATATAAAGACTTTAATTTTTAGAGAATAAAGCTTTTGCACTTATTGAACCTGTTTAGTATTTGCTATTCAGGTTTATTTTATGCTATATTTAATTATAACGGAGGAAAATAGCATGACTAAAGAAGAGTTCTTTGAAATGGAGTTTGATAAAGCTGTAGAAGCAGATCCTTGGTCTGCTCTTGAGTTCGCTGGAAATAAAATGACAGATGAACAGTTTAATAAAGCTATCAGGATTAGCCCCCATAATGCTATAAAATTTTGTAATAGTCGTTTAACATGGGAGCAGTATAAAGCCTGCTGTAATGAGATTGTACGTTAATAATAAGTGTATACTCTGTAGTAAAGAGCGTACAGCTAAAGGCCATGATCCTTGTTTAGGTACTATTCCTGGCCCTGTTAAAAACGCTTGTTGCGGTCATGGTAATATAGAAGCTGCATACATACAATTCGACAACCCTAACTACCGACCCTAATGCAGTGCGAATTAGTGGTAAAGATGTCTTCAAATATTTAACGGAGTTAAACAATGCTGATAAAAGATGCAAAAAGTAAACGGTGCCCTTTTGACTTAGATAAATACTGCAAATCAGAAAATTGTGTAGCTTGGGGGCCTAGTATTATGTCCCCTAATATCATTATTAAGCTTGCAGCAGAGGGTAAATTGAGTAACTAATACTTTAGAAGACGCCGGCTATGTTAAAAAAGGTAAGACTATCACTAAGATGTTTACTAAAGAAGTTGATTGGGAATCTTTAATATCAGCAGACGGTATTTGTAGGAGATTACTGTAATGTTAGCAAGTGATGCAAAGGCTAAAAGGTGCCATTTAAAGAATAACGCTTGTAGCGCTGACAACTGTATGGCATGGGTAAGTGATAAAGGCCCGGCTTTTACTTTTGGTAAAGAGCATTGGACCGTGTCATCTTTTGTTAAAGCAGTATGTAACACTACAGGTGCTTGTGACGCTGCCTTCAATTTGCGGCACCACAATATCATAAAATGTAAAGGTAATAAATTAGTACCCTCATACTTACACTTTTCTAAACAAGAATTAGCTAAAGTTCCTTGGGAAGTAATTGCTTTAGATTTTCCTTATAGTAATCCTAAACCTACTATATATGGGTATTGTAAATTAATAAAGGAGTTCAATAATGATAAAGAGTTTACTAACACTAATTAATTACTTAGCACCTAATGCTCTGAAGTATTTAATAATTATACTTGTTTTCGCTTTTTGGTACTTTATCCCTCCTACTATATTAGTTAACACTCAAGATACTATAAATTCTAATATGTTTTATCCTAGCTACCAAGAATCTATCATTAAACCAAAATCTAGAAGTTCTTATGATGTTTATGGTACTCCTATACTTCTAGCGCCGGTAACTACTTCAGGTTCCTTGCCTACTGTTTTTGATATTGTTACTAGACCAGCTCGTAGAGATGAAGAGATAATCAATCAAAAAGCTGAGGCAAGATTGATAGCTATTTTTGACGCTAAAGAGATTAATTGTTTAGCAGTCAATATGTACCACGAAGCTAGAGGAGAAGGCAGAATAGGTATGGTAGCAGTAGGCTGGGTTACTATAAACAGGAGAAATTCTATTCATTTTCCAAACACAATTTGTAAAGTTGTTTATCAGAGAAGTCAATTCAGCTGGGTTAGTTTAGGTATTACCGGGATATATGAAAACGAAGTTTTCCAACGGGTTAAAAATGCAGCGAATTTTCTCTATAATAATGAAAATAATTTACATGACTATACTCGTGGTGCCCAGTATTTTTTATCTTATATGCCGAATCCACCTAGCTGGTCTAGACAGTTTGCTGAAACATTCCAGTACCATAGGCATACTTTTTACCGACAGGATTACTAACTGATGCATAAAACAGATATTACAAACTAGTTTATTTGAAAAACAAGTTTATATGCATCAGACTTTTCCTTAAAACAAAGAGATAACTTGATTTTTACTTAATCCTAATTACCACTAACGGAGTTAGTTAATGGGGATTACATGTTAACACTATTAATCTGTAGGGTACTGCAAACCCTAAAAAAATAAAAATAATGCTTGCTAAAAACAGTAAGTGTATGCTAGTATTTTTACAGGAAGAAAAAAAAAGAAACGATTTTCTGCGGTTAGCAGAAAATTTTAGAGTTTCTTAGCTTATAATTGCTAAGTAGGCGACGCAATTATTATTTTAGATTCTCTGGGTTACCAGCTGATATTAACTCTTAGCTGGTATTAGTATTATTAGTATTTATTAGTATTTATTAGTAGTTATTAGTAGTTATTAGTAGTTATTAGTAGTTATTAGTAGTTATTAGTAGTTATTTGTAGTTATTTGTAGTTATTTGTAGTTATTTGTAGTTATTTGTAGTTATTTGTAGTTATTAGTAGTTATTAGTAGTTATTTGTAGTTATTTGTAGTTATTAGTAGTTATTAGTATTTATTAGTATTT